TACCATACTGACCCAAACGCTTATCACCCTCCTCTCGAAAATCCTGAATTACCGGAAGGCATTGAAAACAAAGATTGGCACTGGCTTAATGAAGAAAAAACTGAATGGTGCCGATTAGATGATGAAAGCCGCGAATATCCATGTTGTGAATTTTGGTATGACGAAAATGGCTATGAAATTGAAGAAAAATAAATTATAGATTATGAGAACTTTAGTAATATCAGATATACACATTGGATCTAAAGGTTGCAATACTGAAGCAATTACAATGTTATTAAAAACAGAAACATTTGATCGACTGATTCTAGTTGGTGATATTATTGATGGATGGCTCTTTACTAAATATAAAAAGTTTTCTCAAGACCATACTAACCTAATAAGAAAATTTCTAAAGATTTCAAAAAGAATGGAAGTTATTTGGATAGCCGGCAATCATGATGAGTTCTTAAGAAAATACTTGCCGGTTGATATTGGTAATATTATAGTGGTTGATGAATGGACTGAAGATGGAATATGGTTTTGTCATGGAGACAAATATGATGGAATTGTTAAGATGCACTGGTTGGGAATGTTAGGCTCAATTGGTTATGATCTGGCAATTGAACTAGACCGGTTTATAAAAAAGTTTGGTAGAAAAACCAGTTTGTCAAAATACTTAAAAGATAATGTAAAGGCAGCCGTTTCATTTATGGTTGATTTTGAAAATGAAATGGTTCGTCAAGCAAAAAAGAGAAATTGCCATACTGTTGTATGCGGTCACATTCATACTCCATCAGATAAAGAAATAGACGGAGTTCGATACTTAAACACTGGCGACTGGATTGAAAATACTTCATATATTATATATGATTCAACTAAAAACACTAACTGGCTAACTCTATTTAGATAATGATTAACGATTTAACTATTATAATTCCATGCTATAATGAAGAGGCCTATATCGGTAGAACTCTTAGAGCTATATTAAGACAGAAAGAATGTGCTGGTGTTAAAATAATCATAGCAGACGCTGGATCAACTGACCAAACGGTTAATATAATTAATTCAATTGCTTTAAAATTTAATCTAAATGTTGAAATAATTAAAGGAGGTTTGCCTGCAATTGGCCGAAATGCAGGTGCGCAAATAGCAACTACTCGATTATTACTATTTCTAGATGCGGATATTACATTTACCCATAAAAGAGTTATTATTGACTCAGTTAATACTCTCCGTGCTGGTAATTATGCAATGCTTGGAACAACCCCTAAATACAAAGGGGAATTTGATTTACGAGCAAATTTTATATTTTGGATAAACGGCCTAACTACTTGGTATCTTTCTAAAACTAAACCGTTTGCAATAGGTGGATTTATGATTGTCCGTAGATTTATTTTTAATAACCTTGGCGGATTTAACGAGCTTGCCCATCAAAGTGAAGACTGGTTATTAAGTAGAAAAATAAAGCCTAATAAATTTAAGCTTATACCTAAACTAATTACACAAGATAATCGTCGATTTAAAAAATACGGATACCTTAATATGATTTGGCTAGTTATTAAAAATTGGCTGAACCGTAATAATGAATCTCATTTTTATAAAGACCAAAAATATTGGCATAACTAACTATGAATAAACTCCAAGAGGAATTTGAACAATTTGTAAAAGGAAAACACCCAGGACTGGAGTTTCGGCCTCAACAAAAAGAGGCAATACTTGATATAATCTCTGCATATAACGATGATCCAAATGGTATCTACTTATTAGATGCCCCAACTGGTTCAGGTAAATCCGTAATTGCAATGGTCTTTGCAGATTTTCTTGCATTTAAAGGCAATCGCGGTTATATTCTTGCTTCAGATCTTTCGCTACACGAACAATACGTAAAGGACTTTCGTAAACTACAATTATGGAATTGGGGTAATATTAAAGGAGTTGATAATTATAAATGCGTTGTTAATGACGAGAAATTTTCAATAGGCGAGTGTAAAAGTAAAGGAACTTCATATGAAGCTGCTGAGTCCTTGCCGTGTTTTAAGCAATGTGGGTACTTAACCTCACGTAAAAAATCAATTAAATCTCAAGTTGCACTACTTACTTATCCATATGCCTTAATTCAAAGAAATTATGTTGAGCAACAACAGCAAGGCAAAGGCAAAGGCTCTCCATTTCCACAAAGAGATTTTGTAGTTTGCGATGAAGCTCATAAATTATTAGATATTGTACAGAGCCACTTTAGCCCAATTGTATCAAAGGAGATTGTAAAGAAGGCTGAAAAACTATTGGAAGGACTTGGAGATATTGGACAAACTGTACCAAAAATAAATCTTGAAAGACTTGAGAAAATAATAGACCGTATTTATGCAGATGATGATCAAGCAAATTTACTTAAACTGTTAAGAGAAGTTACTAAAGTACTTGGTGAAGTTATGAAGGCAACTAGCCCTCTTAGGGAAAATGCATCAGCTGAATTTACTGAAGGTAGCGTTCCACTTGAATGGCTTGCTGTTTTTAACCTAGCAGACTGGTGTAAAGACGTCCACTGTAAACTTCAAGACTATTGCGAAATTGTTGGAAAGGTTGGGGTTGAAAAACTAATTAAGAACCCTGGAGAAAAAGCCTTGGTTTTTAACTGCATTGACGAGTACTATCTTTTAAAGAAACACTTCTATACTAAATTTGGGTTTAAGTTATTAATGACTGCCACTATGGGTAATCCTAGTGACTTCATGCGAAATCATGGTATCAAGTCAGCCAAGTACTTTAAAATAGAGAGCCATTTTAACTGGGAAAAGTCCCCGATCATTTTCTATCCTGGTAAAAAAATGTCAACCCGATTCCTGGTTGATAATATGCAATGGGCTATTGATACCGTGACTAGAATTGTCCGAGAGCACTCTGAGGACTCTGGGATCATTCATTCCGGTTCATATGAATTGAATACTAAGATTTGGACAGGGCTTCCTAAAGACGTTAAGAAACGCATTTTACTCTATAAAGGTTCTGAAGAAAAGGATCAAGCTCTAAAGAAAATGAGTAAAAAGAAAGGGCTTGTGTTAATGGGACCTTCTATCCTAGAGGGTTTAAATATGGTAGACGACCAGAGTAGATTTCAAATTTTCTTAAAGGTTCCATACCCGCATCTTGGCGATAAGTACGTTGCGGCTAAACTTGAATATTCGCAAGCCTGGTATAACTGGAAGACTTCAATTGCAGTATTACAGGGAGTAGGCCGGTCGATTCGTACCCCAGATGATTGGGCGGTTACTTATTTACTAGATGGGTGTTTTGCCGATCTTATGAAGTCAGCTGGCGATCAATTTCCACCAGAATTTAAAGCCAGGCTGAAAGTAGAATATAAATAACCCTAAACACTAGGGAACTTTCATGTCTATACTTAACTGGGAACTATATCACCAAACTAAAGAGGTTAGTAAGATTCATACTGATTTAATATTTGAAGCAAAGAAACCTGAGACCTTTGAAAAATTTGCAGGTAATAGACTAGCAGGAGCAATTAAGATTGCTGAAACTACCAAAGCAAAAGGTGGAGATTCTTTATTAACCTATCAGCACTATAAAGTTAAGTTACCGTATTATAAAAAAGCGGCTGCTGGTAAATTTAATATTGAAGAGGCCAAATCTGAACTAAAAAAATTGCACACCTACCTTCATGCAATCATTGATAAATTTGAAGCAAAGGACCAAACCCCATTTCAACAAGTAATGGGAAAGATTGAAGTAGTTGGTGAATTAATTATTAAGTACAATGAAACACATTAATTTATTTGAAAGTTGGGTAAATGAATCAGTGACTGCTGATCAAATAGCTATTCAAATACAACAAGCGGTTGCTAGATTAGGAACAGGCGAACAGGAATTAGTCGATGCAATCAAATTAATTCCGGATGCAGCTTCAATGGTTCTTGTCAATAAACGGCTAAAGGCCGGATTTGATAATAATGGCTGGGACTATTCAAACGTTGGAGATGCAATCAACGGTGAACTTGGGTATTTTGATCAAGCTTATATAAATCAAATTAATACTCATATTAAGAATATAAAAGCTGACAAATATTTGGGATCATTTGTTGCGCCGCCTATGCCGGTTGATCAAATAATTAATTCGATTAAGGCTCGTGTAATTCAACACGAAGGCAAAAAACCGGTTAAATATTTAGATTCTAGAGGAATTCCTACGATTGGAGTTGGATTTAACCTAAATCGGTCAGATTCAAGCGAATTGCTTAAAAAAGTTGGAGCAAATCCAGATAAAGTTAAAGCTGGTAAATCTGCACTTACTGACGAACAGATAAATGCGCTGTTAGGTAATGATTTACTTAAAGCCAAACAGGATGCACAAACTCTAGCATCAGCCGATGGTTCAACTAATCTTGCAAATTCATGGAAAAAACTGCCATTACCTGTGCAAGGAGTTTTAACTGAGATGGTATTTAATCTAGGAAAGACTGGCGTATCTAAATTTAACAATTTTCTAAAATATATTGCATCTAATAATTTTGTACAAGCATCAAAGGAGATGTTACAGTCAGAATGGGCAAGTCAAGTTGGAAATAGAGCAACCACATTAGCCCAAATAATAAAATCAGCATAACTATGAAACACATTAAACTTTTTGAAGATTTTGATCTAGATAAATTTCTAGAAAATCCCGATAAAGAATTAGCAGACGACAATTCTGCCGAAATTAATATTGGCAATTACGTTGACTCATACAGAGGCAAGGGCCGAGTTGTTGATATGGACTATAGTTTTGCAACAGTTGAATTACATAATTCAAAAGGAAACCGGGTAAAGGTTCCATTATTTGCACTAACTAAAATTTCAAGCGATACGATTGAAACTACTAAGGTTGGAGACTCTAAAGCAGAACTTGCTGAACTTGTTAAACAAGCTACTGAATATTTAGAATATCTTAAATCCGTTGAAGAATATTCAGATGATGACGACTCATTTAGCGGTCAGATTAATTTTGATACGCTATTGCGTTTTATTCAAGATACGGTGGTTGAGGTAATTTCAATTAAGAATAATGATACCGCATATGACTCGTATAATGAGTATCATCATTTAATTAATATAGTTGCAGTGCTAGCTGATGTAATCCAAACCATGAGACCTGACCTAATTGACGAAGTCGATGCAGCTCTTGAAAATTTTCCAAGCTAATATGAAAGTCTTAAGATTTAATCAATTTATAACTGAGAATCAAGATAACGATGATTTAAAACAATTAGCGGATCTTGGGTTGTATACTCCGCCTGCTGAAATTGTATATAAAAAACTGGTAGAAGAAACTGGATTAGCCGACTATATGAAACTAGAAGGAAATTCTATTTTGTTTAGTTATGATTGGGATATTAATGCAGAAGACTCATTTGATTTTGACGCGCATGACATTCGTAAATTAGGTATTGACCGAGACTTTTTTGGATTAATTGATATAGTGTTAGATTTTGATAAAATGATGATTACTGTTGAGTCAGATATTAATCAAAAAGATCTTAATTTTAATGATGTCTATTCTAACGAAGGCCCAATGTCTGATTATCTAACAGCACGAAATGACTATAGTGGAAAAGACTCAACTATTTCAGTAAGTACCGAAGAAATTGCTGATGAATTAGTGATGATGTTTCATATATGGGACCATCAAGAAGATCCATTTGGAATTTGGGGAAATATTAACGAAATTATTGAAGAAGAGATTAATACTAGGCTTGAAAGAGCAAACGATGACTCAGGTGAAGACTAGTATAGTATTCAAGGGTTCACCCAAAATGGTAAACTTTGGGTGATAAATAATAAAAAAATCAAGAATAATGGCAGACATCGCACAACAATTTGCTGGATTACCTATTGAAGATCTTATTGTATCTCCAATCGTTGGTATGGCAAAAGGACAAGCAAAATTAAATGACGTAACCTGGAAATATATTTCAGAAGTTGCATTCGTAACTGACAAAGACGGTAAAACTCAAGCCCGCTCTTTAGATGTTGAAATGAACCGTGTAGTAACAGACGGTACTACTGGAGAACAAACAGTTCAAACTCTTTATTCAAAAGTTCCAATGTTACCATTGGTTCCATTGCCTTCATTGGCTATTACTTCAGCTGATATTGAATTTACAATGGAAGTTAAAACTTCTGAAGTAGACAAGTCAAGTGAAGATAAAGAGGGATCTTTTTCAGCTTCTGCGTCTGGCGGATTTTGGGGTATGAAATACTCGGTGAGCATGGCAGGTAAAGTTGCAACTCACAAAGAGAATACACGTAGCACTGATAACTCAGCAAAATACAATGTAAAAGTACATGCTGAACAATTACCAGCAACTGAAGGTATGTTGAAATTATCTGATTACCTAACTCAAATGTTAGAGCCATCATTAATTCCACTTACGGCTGATCCACAATCTAAGTAATTAGAATAAGTAGATTTAACCAAAGAGGCTAGCTAAACACTAGCCTCTTTTTTTATAAACTAATTATTTTAATCTAGTATAATAAAAAAGGAGTTTAACCCTAATAAGTATGGCAAGATTAAATATTGAAGAGCTGGTTGGAGGTTTATTAGAAGCCGCAATGGTAGCTCAAGGAATAAGCGAAAGGCAACATATTAATGCCCTTGCAAACTATTTTAATGAAGACGGTACGCCTAAGACTAAAGCCTTTAAAATAGGGGAACGCGAACTGACTGTGCCGTTGTATATTATGGCAGATCACTCTTCGATTGGCCTTGAAGAGTTAGATATTGAATTTGAAGCTAGGCTAATATTTGGAAATAGCGATAAAGACGTCTCCGATCTTAAGAGATCCTTACTTGGCCTATTTAGGAAAAAGGGATATGAGCATAATATTAATGGAATTGAAGTAGATTCTGGTAAAAATACTGATGGTTCAGGCATGTCAAAAATTCGGGTTAAATTCAAATCAGATACTAAGCCTGAAATGATTTCTAGATTAGTTGATGCCTATATTCAAAAACTTGATGATTCCTCAAATCAAACCACATAATTATGGCTTTACCTTGTCCAGCATGTAGAACTCCACTTGGCATTGATTTAGCTTTCATAATGAAGCATCCAGTATCAGTATGCCCAAATTGTCAAATAATTTTAGACTTTTCAGTAAATGATGAAATTAAAAAGAAATTTAGTGCAGCAATGTCTGAAATTGACGATATTAAAAAGAAATACAAGAGCATTGCAAAATTCGGATAAATTAACAAATAAATTATGACTACTAAAGTAACAGTTACAATTGAAAAAATCCGTGAATTAGTAGCGGAGTTCCCAAACGACATGCAATTGGGAGAAGCTGTCCGTAAGCTAATTGTGCATGGAATTGATTCGATTGTACCCGATAAGTCAACAATAATTACAAAAACCTTTGACCATAGTAAAAGTAATTAGGTTTAGTATAGAGTTGATAAATAACCTAAAATTATCAAGCTATTTTGAATATTCTTAATTTTAATGACTTTTTACTGCTTGAGGCTAGCTTATCTCAGCATGCTGATAAAAGAGTAGAACAACGTATTAAAGACAGTTTAAAGGACGGAACGGTCATTGACTTTCCAGCGGCTGCAAGAAAGAAAATTTCATTAACTGGCAGATCACTAGCTGATGTTTCAAATGAAGTAACTCAGCTAATCAAAGACGAGTTTATGCGACGTCTTACCAATAGAATAGAGCGGTCAGACTTTCCAATTGGAAGAAATATAGTGGTTGTGTTATTAGATCCACAATTAAAATACGGTCATGATACTTTTCCAATATCAGTATCAGTAACATCAGAAAATGAAGTAATTGATAAGAACACCGGAAAAAAGTCAATAATTAGAAAGACTTATACTGGCGAAAGATTATGTGTCTATATTGCAGATAATGTAGTGACTACGATTAAAGTATTACCTGCAGATTATACAGATATTGATATTGAAAAGGACTCTGACAAGCATTTTGTTACTAAGAAGCTGGAGGTTAAAACCAGTACTGTATTGTCAGGCGGTTCTGACTATATTATTGAATTGGATAAAACTGGGGAAATTAAACCTCACACAGGTCAAATACATTCAGGCCACGGTATTGTTACTGAAAAGGAATTTGCATTAACTCCAGGCAGACGTATTAAAGTAATTGTGCCATTTATTGATAAGGTTAATTTAACTAACGCTGAAATAATTTCAGTAGTTAATAGAGAATCTGCTAGAACTGATAGATTTATTAAAGTTGATGTTGTTTTAGAAGACGGCAGAAAAGTTCCTAAAACGTTAAGACCTGGAGATCAAATTGCACTACCTGTTGGCCCAGATGGTGAATGGCAAAACTGTCAAGTGGCAGATAGTCTTTTTGTAGATTACGCAAATCGCGGAGGATCATTTTCACTTAAATATAAATAACGGGCCGCTGCCCAAATAAATAACTAAAAAATATACGCAAGTAATGAGTAGAATTATTAAATCATATCCAGAGTTTTTGGCTGAAAACTTGAACCAAAACGAAGGTCTTAGGGATATTGCAAAAAAAGCAGTTGGCTCAATTAAAAAATTCTTTGGAAATGGTGCAAACTATTTAAGTGCATTGGCTGCCCAAATTAGTGGAAAGCAGTCAAATGATGGTGCGGATGGTACAATTCCATATGGTGTAACAATATATCCAGCAGCCTCTGATTTACAAAAAGTTGGAGCAGATACTAGCTATTCCCCAGAAGAAATTGATGAAAATTTAGTAGATGAAGAAGCGGTTCCGTTGGAAGCTGGCGAAAGCATTGGCGGAGTTAGAAATGTTGACTATGACGGTTTAATGAGAATTGTTAAACGAATTGCAAACAATCCAGATAAAGGAGAAGAAGCACCACTCATGATTTGGGGAGCTCCAGGTATTGGTAAAACTGCAATTGTTAAACAGGTTCAAAAAATGCTAGGAGGTAGAATGATTGATGTTCAATTAACTACTTATGCACCAGAAGATTTCTTTTTACCAGTAGTTGATCCAGCAACTAATGATAATATAATGAGCCGTAGAGCTTCAAGGGTTCCACAAAAATGGTTACCTGTATATAACGAAAGCGAAGGTGAAGAAGGAAATGCAAAAGCAAATGGTCCAGATGGAATGGGCGGAATGATATTTATGGATGAGTTATCTAGAGCGTCTGAAGCAATTAGAAATATTGCCCTAAAATTTGTATTAGACAGAGAATTAGATGGAGGTTGGAAATTAGGAAGCAAATGGACAATATTTGCAGCATCTAACCGTCAAGAAGATGATTTAACAAATTCTCAAGATTTTGGTACTGCCTTAGGTAACCGTTTTCAACAAGTAAACTATGTTCCTGATACTAAAACTTATGGAAAATATGCATCAGCCCAAACTGACTCAAGCGGAGTTAATACATTTGATCCACTTATTATATCGTTCTTACAATGGTCTAAAGGTAAAGAATTTTTTCATAAAATGGATTCAAGAGCAGTTGCATTTCCTAGTCCAAGATCTTGGGAAAAGGCTGCAATTGCTTGGAAAAATTTAAAGAAAGAAGCAGAGGCCGAAGGTTATCAATTAACTGATAAAATGATTGAAGATGAAGCTCTAGCACCAAATGTTGGAACTGAGGCAGCTACTGCATTTATTGCATACTATCTGTTATCTAAGAAAATTGACCTAAAGAATCTTTATAAAGTTTATACTGAGCCAGATAATGCACCACTTCCATCAAAAACAAGAAATGATGATTATGAATTGGACGTTGCATATATTCTAGCTTCAGCAGTTGCATATGAGCACAGAGGTAAAAAATTAACCAATACTGAAATTGAAAATGTAGCTAAATACGCAATTCGAATTAATAATCCAACGGTTGCAATGCAGATAATGGGTGCACTAATTGAAATTCACCCATACTTAAAGACTGCTGGTACTCCAGAATTTGAAGTGTATCGTATTGCAATGAGACCGTTTTTAGCAGCATATCCAGGTTCAGCAAAGGATATTCAAAATTTAGAAAACTAAAATGAAGCAATTATTGGATTGGAATGAATATCATAAGTATGCAGATTTTACAAAGTCTGACTTGATACTTGAGGCAGAGGAATCTGATCCAGTATTAAAGAAGGTAAAAATAAAAGTAGACTATGCAATTAGAAAAGTTGCAATTAATTATAAATTCTTTGCCGATCTTACTTATAAATTAAGAATTATCTATACTAGACAGGTTAAAACAGCTGCAGTTGATGGAACAAATATGTTTATTAATCCAGAATTTTTTGAACCCTTAACCGAAGATCAAATTGTATTTATTGTATGCCATGAAGTTATGCACTGTGCACTATTTCATTTTGCACGTATTCAAGGTAGAGACGGATATCGTTGGAATATTGCTGGTGACTATGAAATAAACTGGTTACTGTCGAAAGATGGAATTCTATCGTATGACGAGATTAAGAATACTTTACGAGGTATGATTGAAAAATCCTATGCTGGTAAAAATGCTGAGCAGTTATACGAAGATCCAGAAATGATAATGCCTCCAAAGGAAGAAGATGCAGAACAGGACACTACGCCTGGTGGTCCAGAAGACGGTGATCCTCCTCCGGGCGGTGGAGGCGGTGGAGGTAAAAAACCCAAAGAGGGCTTATTTCCTGGCAATATTATATACGACAAATCTAGCGGATCTTATGGTAAAGTTAATTCAATTGATAAAACCACTGGTGAAGTTGATTTTTCACCATTAAGTAAACAAGAAGCTGAAATTGAATTGAAAAAACTTAAAGCTTAATAATATGAAAACAAACTTATCTAATATAGTTAAATTAGTAAATCCTAATGGTGCAAAAGGCGGAGGCAAAGGAGAAAGTGGAGAAGAGTCAACTGATAAGGGTATTGAAACTAAGACCTTAGAGAAACCTGAAGAATTAGGCGGAGGTACTGGAGGAGAAGAAGAGGAAGAAGGAGAAGAGGGCCAAAAAGGAGAAGGTTCTGGAAAAGGTAAAGGTAAACCAGGAAAAGAAAAAGGAATGGGCTCAGGCGAAGGCTCATCTGAAGGAGATGGACCGATGGTAGACACAGATGATATTAATAATATTGACTCAAATAAGACGACTGTTGTTCGAAATGATGTACGGACAGGAAAGAGTCAAGGTAAAGTAGTTGGAAGAGGAACTGGCGAAGTTATTTCACCAGCTGAAGGTAGCCGTATTGCTAAATCAGAAGGATATGATGAGCGCAGTCCACGCACGGAAGAGGAATGGAAGAAGGATGCAAGAACCTCTGCTCAAACAAATCTTACTAAACGAACCAAAAAAAGCGGTAGCGGAGAAGGAGCAATATATCAAAGAATTATGGAGCTTACTGATCCAATTGTAGATTGGAGAGCTGAATTACGCCGATTTATAGGTAAGCTTGCAAGTTCATCAGATTTTAAATTTCCAGCAAGAAGATCAATTGGGTCAGGCGATTACCGATATGGTATTAAATCCAAAAATAATGCTCTGGAAAATGGAGTAGTTGCAATTGACGTAAGCGGATCAATTGCCTCAGCTTTCCCAGAACTATTAGCTGAAGTAGTTGGAATTGCAAGCGCAAAGAAAATAAAGGAAATATCAGTTTTACCATGGAATGATAGAGTAGTTACTCCTGTAATATTTAAGAATTTTAAAAAACCAACGCCAGTTGATTTTGAAAAGGTTTCAACGGGTGGAGGGTCAAACGGAATGCCAGATGTTATGCGCTGGATTCAGAATAATGTAAAAGATCGCCCAGAATTTGTAGTTATCATAACTGATGGATATATTCCAACTCTACCGACTGCTCCTAAATGGGGTAGGAAAACTATTTGGCTAATATTTGATAATAGCTCATTTGATGTACCGGCAGGTTGGGGTCAAGTTATTCACGCAAAAGGCGATGACCGCTATAAATAAAAACTTTTTAGCTAATCTTAGTTAAATAATACTGGAAACATAGAGCCTCGCTCTGTTTGTCTCGGGTTTACGAGCCCTTGAGTAATCAATAGAAGGTTACAATGAGATAAGCATAAAATAACATAACTCTTATGTACCAACAAAACATCACAACTAGTGGGTCTACTGCAGTTTACACAAGCTTTAGTAATCCACAACCATCTGCAACAATCACAAAAGGCAGAGGACGACTAAAAACCTACGGGTCAAATGTCTATTTAAAAGACGGTTCAAATTTCGAAATTGAACTCTACAATCCAAAAACAACATCAGTATTAGCAAAAATCTGGATCAATGGTCAAGTAATATCGGCGGCCGGCGGTATTGTGCTAAGGCCGGGCCAACGGGTCTTTCTTGAAAGATTCATTGATGTTACTAAAAAATTCAAGTTTACAACGTATGAGGTTGATGACTCTAGCCAAACCAAATTAGCAATTGCTAATAATGGTAAGATTGAAGTTCTGTTCTATGATGAGTATGTTTCAAACACATCTTCAGTAATGCTTTACGGTCATACTATTACAACAAATTACTATAATCGACCTAGCACTTTAACTGTTGGCGGAAGCGCTGGAACTATTAATTGCAGCTCAAGTCTATCATCTAATTCAATTGAGACAGGTATTGTTGAAAAAGGTGGAAATTCTAAACAGCGATTTTCTAATACCTATGGTAATTTTAACTCATGGACTTGTTCAACAAGTGTCTGGCAAATTCTACCAGAAAGTAAAAAACCCGTTGAAATGGGAGAAATTCGCTCTTATTGCACCGGCTGTGGAACCCGCCATAAAAAAGCAACTTGGAAATTCTGCCCTAATTGCGGAATTCCAGTAACTGAATAACAATTAGTCCTAAGCGAGGCTCTATTTGTTCCAGTTTGCAAGATAAATAAACTCAAATTATTTAATAAAATGGAAACAAGTCACAGTAAAATTTTAAGCTTTGAAGAGTTTACTCAATCAAATAGCAATCCGGAAATGGGAATTGAACCAACAATGCAAGATTCACCAGAAATGGCAGAATTACCATTAGGTAATGATAATGAACCAGCACCAGCGGAAGCTCCTGAAACTGGAGATACTGATCATGCTCTTTCTACTAATATGATGGCCGATACTGAGCCTAATATGGAAGTTGAACCAAGTGAAAAAGAAGCTGGCGCAGAAGACGCTACTCTTTAATTAAAAAAAGCAAGTTCACGCATAATGAGTACTCCCAGAAATCGAGGCACGCAAGAGGTTGATTCAATGATGAATGATATTCTTGATGCCTTAGACATTATTAAAGCCAAGTTGCCAAATGGTGAACTTAAAGTAATACAAGAAAGGATCGAAAATATTGAATCGTCTCAGGGCGATATGAAAGAAGATCTACGCAATATCCGAAAGCAGTTGCTTGATCCAGAAGATGGAATCATTGTTCGAGTAAATAAAAACACTGAATTTCGTAAACGAAAAGAAGAAGATGCTCGAGATTGGGCTAAAATATTGGAAGAACATAGAGAGATAATGTCATGGAAAAGTACAGTAACCAAATTACTTTGGATTATTGTTACTGCGGTTGTCGGTATAGCGGTTGGTTTAATATTTAGATCAGCATAAAGATTCTTCATTTTTTTTTTTTTGAAAAGTCCCAATTAGTTGGGACTTTTTTTGTTTTATGTAGTATAATAATAACTATTAAACAAAAATATAATTATGGCAACATTCGAAGTAGACGTAGACGTTTCTGATATTTTATATCAATTATCGGATCGTGAAAAGAAAACAATGTACGAAGAGTTAAAACATGAGCTTGAAGAGGAAACCTCTGTATCAATTGAGGATCTGTTTGATAATGGAACCACCTACATGGAAAGGGAAATAGGTCAAGCTCTAGCAAAATTATGGGAGTCTCGTAATATGCTTACAAACTCGCAACGTGCCCGTATTATTGAAATGACGACTGAAAGTTTTGTTGAGTAATGAAAGGTCCAGTACTTCATCATATTAAATCAGTCTTTAGTCAAGAATCAAGTACCAATCCAGAAGATTGGGAAGAACTTCATGTTGAAATGACGTTTAATCCTGGAGCACAAGCTGGGTTCTTTACACTTAAAACAAAACAATGGGCAGTTGACTCAGTTGAGGACTTCGCTAAAATATTTGAATCAATGCAAAAAATGGCAAACGAACATGAAACACTACTTTAAAATATTAATATTGCTGACAATGGTCAGCAGCTGTAATCAACCAACGGTTGACACGATTACATTTGAAAAGCACATTGCCGTTAAGGTATTTAAACAGGCTCCAATCGGCGTACATGAATATCTTTCTCCCAAATATTATGCAATTCTGGAAAATGGAGATACTGTGCCAGTTGGTGCTAAAATTCAAATAGGCGATACTATTACTTACAAATATATTAAATATGATAGAGCTTCGAATTAGTGAGGATTCTATATATAGAGATGCAATCAAAGAGAGAGCACTACACTATCTTGAGAATTATCAAGGGCTGGATGTAGTGAAGTATTTAGAATTTCATGGAACTGGCCTAATCCTATCAGATATGGTACGTTTACATGGAGTCAAACATGTAGTTAATCATTTGACTATTATAATTAACGAATTAAATTAAAAAACAATGAAAAATATAATTTTTATACTAGCGATTGTATTATCAAATACAGTAAACGCTCAAACCAAGTTCGCTGACCATGCTCAGCCGACTTTTACAAAAGATACTCTATATCTTTTATGTGATGATCCTATGTCAATTCAAACTTATAAAATTTGGCTACACGATCCAACTTGGAAAGGAGTCAACCCAGTAATAAATTGGGTAGATCCAAAACAGATGAAATTAATTAAAGTTATGTATGCTGCTAATTGTAAACGTAAAGACGAACCTATTTTAAATAATTTTATACTTATTAATACAAACGGATATGGCAGCAACTAGTAAACATTACGGAGACGTAGCACTTTGGATTGAAAAGGTAATTGACTCATGCGAGACCAAGGAACAAGACAGAGCCGCTAGAAATCTAATTAACCAATTTATGATAGTCTATCATAATTTAGAATTTGTGGTATTAAACAAATTAACTCGTGACCTCAGTATGAGGCTTGATGATAGAACAATGGATCGATTAGAAAATAGATTAATTTCACTAAAACATGCCACTACTAATTAAGCTACACGAAGACGGCCGAGAAGAGGTCAAAGAACAGGGAGCTCGAGTTGAAGCCATTGCCTGGAATGAGGACCGAACCTATAAAGAAGTTGTCGGTAGTGAGCCAGTGATTGGCTGTTCAGTACTGGTCGGCTCAGTTACAGCACGCTCATACTCAAATCAAGATTATTGGCTTACAACTAAAGTAACTGAAATACTTGAAAAACAGCTAGATTCAGCAGGTCACATAGACTTTGTAAAGTTTAGGACTGAAAAGTCAGTATATGTACTGGTTGGAGATCTGGCAGAATGGAAAAAATATAAAAATAATACCTCTAAATAATATGAACACTGAAAAACAAGTAAGCGACATTACCCATGGAATTGCAGCAGTTACCAAAGATGAAAAGGATGGATCAATTTTTGTTTACCATTTTTGCGGCTATTTTGAAGAACCTAGTTTAGCTGATTTTGAATCATTAAGAAAAGAATTAGAAACTGATCCTGAATTTGGATTGGTTGGAATGGATTTTGACTTAATTGCTGCAACTGAAGACATGATAAATCACGTGAAGAATGAAAGTAATATTTCTTGATCATGATGGCGTTATTTGCTTAGCAACTGAATGGGGTGGTCGATATAAAAAGAGGGCATTAGCTAAAGGTATAAAATCAGCTGACGAAACTCCAAATATGCCAGTAGAATATCGATTTGATAATTTTAATCAAAAGGCGGTTGATATTCTTAATGAGATCATTGCAGAAACTGGTGCTGAGATTGTAGTGAGTTCTGATTGGACTCGTTGGGCAACAGTAGAAGAAATGGGAGAATATTATGAGACTAAAGGTATTTGTAAAAAACCAATTGCATTTACTCCAACATTAAGTAAGTGTACCTGGTATAATGAATCAGTATTTGTATGGTCACCAAAATGGGATCTTGAACAAACTAGAGCAGTTGAGATTAGACAATATTTAGTGGATCATCCAGAGATTACTCATTGGGTTGCAGTTGACGATCTTAATATGGGAGCTCCATACACTGACCCAACTTGGGGAGATAGCGATAGAGAATGGGGCCTTAAAAATTTCGTATTAACTCCAAAATCTAGAGAAGGTATTAAACAGTCTGGAATTAAAGAAAAAATCTTAAATTTTTTATTATGAGCACCGAAACAATAGTTACTGAGCAAGATGCAAAATACAGCAGAAATGCTTATCTTAAAATAGTAGATGATAAAGTCGTATTTGACTGTTCAGATACTGAATATGGGCCAATTCAATTTGACTTGGGCTTATTAGAAGAAAAAATTAAACAACACAAAGCACAATATGGAAAATAATAAACTTAGCTTAATTGAACAAATTGCAAAAGAAGGTGCAATTCAAACAGTTCAAGCATTAGCATCAGCTCAGCAAATGGGCATGGTTACTTCACAAGAAGACTTAACTAGACTACTTCAATCCGGAATGGAAGTTGTAATAGAAGAGTATATTCAAAGAATCGAAAATCAATCTAAAATTATTCTAAATGAAGCTGGAAGTATTCGAAAAGATAATAACTCAAATTAAGGACCAGCAAGATAAAAGCCGAACTCTTTATCGATTAGGCGTTGACTTGATGGACTATGAGGATTCTTATTGTGCGACTATTACTTTATTACTTAGGGCATATTATGGAAAGGACGCCGAGGATTGGATTTCCTGGTTTATTTATGAAAGAGACGACTTAGCGGAAGACCCAAACCAGGCTTGGGACAAAGACGGCAACCCAATCTGTTTTGATATTCCAAGTCTTTGGAAATGTGTTGAAGAAATGAGATGCTCAACTGATTTTATTGAATACTGTCTTGAGAAAACTAATCTTGATCTATTTGAGTCAATTTTCGGCAGACCTCACTAATCTTTAGTATAATAACTATATGATACACTCAAATCAAAATAAAATTAGTCGAATTCATAGATTTAAACGGCTATCTCAATTACTTGCACTTCGTATAGCTAAAGCACTTGATCCAACTACACTTAAGTCAAACAATTTTGATAATAGTGAACGTGAAGCGGCTAGTGTTTTTAAAAAAATGATTAAATTGTCAAATAGCGAATTGTTAATTAGCCCAGTACTTGGAAAACATTATGTTAAAAATGATGAAAACCATATTTTAATAATAATGGATCAAAATGAGCTTACTGTTATTAATCATGTATTTGGTTATAATATTAGCCTTTCACCAAAAACTTATAAAACTTTATATAATGCTTTTATTGGAGAAGTTGAAATACGACGTAATGAAATGGAAGCAAGTTTTAGAAATAACGTCAAACATTCATTAAAAACCTTAATTACTAAAATAGATGAACAAGTTCAATAGGTTATTCGCAATTGGCGCAAGTATTATTATACTAGCAACGGCACTGGTAGTTACAGGTACAGCGTTTGCTGTATTTAAACCTCAATCAGTTAAGGTTATATTAGAAGCAGACCCGATCCAGCATGATACCCTTAGAATTGAAACTAAGGTTATTATTCATGATACATTAAGGGTACCAGTTTCATGTAAAAAACAGCATTGTGAAGTACCTGTAACTATCCCAAGTTCAAGTACTCCAGATACAATTAAAAAACAAATAGATTAATTATGGAAGTAGGATTTGCAGATACATTCTTTGACAGTTTCAAAAGAATGATTAATAGAGAGCGGTGGTATTGGAAAACCTGGGATTTTTTCAGGTATGATTTGCCTAGAGGTTTAAAAAATATGTGGATGTTTCGCAAAGCTGTCTGGAATTATAGATGGTGGAGTGGTCATCACTCAGTATTACCGTTATTGCAAGTTGCGCTCAATAATATGGCAATCCAAATTGAAAGAGACGGGATTGAAGAAGAAACCAGCTCAGCTAAAAAGGTTAAAGCAATGAAACGTGCAGCAGAACTTATGCAACATTTTATTGATGATGATTTTATCGAAACGGCTGAGGCTGAATTAGGCGAGATTATACATCATCAATGGGAATTTGAAGATGTTCCAGATAAACCAGGATATTCTCAATTAGTAGATCACGACACGGAAGAAGAACGAGAACATAATCGTAAAGTATTTGCACGATCTCGTGAAATTGAAGAGCAAGAATGGAACGAATTATGGCACCTAATAAAGGGTCAAGATTATTCAAAATTTGAAAAGGCGCCTGATGGAGATATTGAACATAAAACTTCATGGGACAATTGGCAAAAACAATTTGACGGTAGCGGATTACGCGGCTGGTGGGACTAATAAAATAACGACAATATATAAATGGCAAAACACAATAGCAAAACCGGCAAAACACCAATGCTTGATTCATTTGGTAAAGATCTTACTCAACTTGCACTAGAGGGCAAACTAGATCCAGTAGTTGGAAGAGAGAAAGAAATACGCAGATGCAGTCAAATCTTGGCAAGGCGAAAGAAAAATAATCCTCTCCTAATTGGAGAACCTGGTGTAGGCAAAACGGCAATCGTTGAAGGTCTTGCTAAAATGATTATTGATAAAACCTGTCCGCGAGTTCTTTTTGATAAAAAAATCATAACTCTTGAATTAGCGAATTTAGTAGCAGGTACAAAGTATCGAGGTCAATTTGAAGAGCGAATGGAACAGATAATAGAAGAGGTTCAGGCAAATCCAAATGTCATTCTATTCATTGATGAAATTCATACCCTAATTGGAGCAGGCTCAGCAAGTGGATCATTAGACGCTGCGAATATCCTAAAACCTGCGCTTAGCCGTGGAGAAATTCAGTGTATTGGTGCAACTACGCTAGACGAATTTAGAGGATCAATTGAAAAAGATGGGGCTCTTAGCCGCCGATTTCAACAGGTAATGGTAAATCCATCTACGCTAGAACAGTCGCGTCAGATCATTGAGAATATCCGAGCTAAATACGAAGACCATCATTCAGTTAAGTATACTGATGAGGCACTAGATGCATGCGTTGCATATAGTGACCGATATTTACAGGACAGATTTTTACCAGATAAAGCAATTGACTTAATGGACGAAGCCGGCGCAGCAGTTCATATCAATGGAGTAGTTGTACCAGAAGCAATTAAAAAACTGGAAGAGAAATTTGTTGAGGTAAGTGCTAAAAAACAAAAAGCAGTAGATTCTCAACAGTACGAAGCTGCTGCCAAACTTAGAGATGATGCTCTTAAAGTAATGAAAGATATTGATGATGAAAAGGTGCAATGGGAAGAGTCATTAAAGATTAATCGACTAACCGTATCAGAAGAAGATATTGCAAATGTTGTTGCGGTCATGACTGGTATACCGGTTACCCGATTAAAAGGTTCGGAGCTTGAACGGTTATCAACAATGGCTAAATGGTTAAAGGAAAGAGTTATTGGTCAATCTGAAGCAGTATCTAAATTAACTAAAGCAATTCAACGCTCAAGAGCCGGTCTTAAGTCTAAAAATCGTCCAATTGGCACATTCATGTTTCTAGGTCCAACTGGAGTTGGTAAAACTGAATTAGCTAAACAGTTAGCGAAATTTCTATTTGACACAGAAGACTCCCTGATCCGAATTGATATGACTGAGTTTGGAGAAAAATTTACAGCATCAAAATTAATAGGTGCTCCTCCAGGTTATGTAGGATATGAAGAAGGCGGACAGTTAACAGAAAAAGTAAAACGTAAACCCTATTCAGTTATCTTGTTAGATGAAGTTGAAAAAGCTCATCCAGATATTTTCCATACCCTATTACAAGTATTAGACGAGGGTCATATGACTGATGGGCTTGGCCGGAAAATTGATTTTAAGAATACGGTAATTATCATGACTTCGAATTTGGGAGTTAAGGAATTACAAGATTTCGGTGGAGGTATTGGATTCTCATCGTCAACTCCATTTGAACAGCAAAAAGAACTAGCTTCAGGTATTTTAAGAAAAGCTGTTAGCAAACAATTTGCACCGGAATTTATTAATCGACTAGATGATATTATTATCTTTGAGTCCCTAAAGAAAGAGGACGTTGCTCAAATAATTGAAGTTGAATTAGTAGATCTTTATTCAAGAGTAAAGGAAAATGGTTATACTGTTGAATTAACAAAGTCCGCAAAAGAATTTTTAATTGAAGCCGGTTACGATCATAAATTTGGAGCTCGTCCATTAAAAAGAGCTATTCAAACTCATGTTGAAGATCTTATTGCGGAAGCATATATTGATGGTAAAATTAAAGATGGTGATCACTTAGTTATTAACCATAAAACAAAAGACACAAAATTAACTATTAAATAATGAAGATACTTGTAACTGGCGATCAGGGATTTATCGCAAAAAATCTAATCGGTAAATTAGATAAAAACTGGACAGTTTATGGAATAGACGTTAATGATTTTATGGTGGTTGACGATTGGCAAAGTCAATTAATGGATATTGTTGCAAGTCTATCGCCTGACGTAATATTTCATGTTGGTGCATGTTCTGATACAATGGAACAGAACGTGAATTACATGATGAATCTTAACTATGAATCAACTAAACTATTGGCTGAGTATTGTTATATGACAGATTGTAAAATGGTTTATTCATCATCTGCTGCCAACTATGGAACTAATGGAAAGAATCCGTCTAACCTATACGGCTGGAGTAAATACGCTGCTGAAGATATAGTAAAAGCAAAAGGTGGAGTTGCTCTTAGGTATTTTAATGTGTATGGACCTGGCGAAGAGCATAAAGGTAAAATGGCATCAGTTGCATATCAATCTTGGTTAAAAAGTCAAGCTGAAGAAACGGTTATCCTGTTTCCAAAAAAACCAACTAGAGATTTTGTTTACGTTGACGATATTGTTTCTGCCAACTTACATGCTCTTGAGAATTATGAGCAATTTTCAGGAAATCATTTTGATGTAGGCAGCGGAGAGTCAAGATCGTTTGAAGAAGTTATGCAATTGATGCAAATACCATTTGAATACACTGAGGAATCAATAATTCCTAGCGGCTATCAATTTTTTACAATAAGTAACAAAAATGAATGGTTACCTGGCTGGACACCTTCATGGACAATTGATACTGGCGTTCCAGCATATTTAGAATATTTAAAAAAATCAAAAGAAGATGGGCCATCAAATTAAACCAACCGTTTGTAAAGGTTGTGAAGTTCCAAAAGGCTGGGGCAGAGAAATCATAATTGAAAATAATGATAAGTACTGTGGCAAGATTTTACAATTTAACGAAGGTTGTAAATTCTCAATGCACTATCATCTGCTTAAGGATGAAACTTGGTATGTTAACTCTGGCATATTCATATACAGATGGATTGATACTGAAACAGCAGAAGTTCATGAGCAACAGCTTACAGCAGGCGATGTTGTTCGTCAGTTACCCGGACAACCTCATCAACTTGAAGCAGTGTTTGATGGAGAAATATTTGAAGTTTCCACAACTCATATGGATGAAGATTCATATAGAGTATGGAAAGGCAATAGCCAAAAATAGTTAATTAATCATGAAAGTCATATGGGTTAATGGAACATTTGATGTGATGCATCTAGGTCATATCAAGCTCCTAGAGTTTGCAAAAAGTCTAGGAAATTTTCTTATTGTTGGAATTGACCAAGATAATAGAGTAAAGCAATTAAAGGGCCAAACTCGCCCAATTAATAATTGCCAAAATAGAATGGAGTTTTTAAAGTCAATTAAATACGTAGATTCAGTTGTAACCTTTGGGACAGATGCTGAGCTAACTGACCATATTCGAATATTTAAACCTCAGGTGATGGTTGTAGGCTCTGATTATGTCGGTAAAAAAATAATCGGATCCGAATGGGCTGGCGAAGTAAAATACTTTGATAGAGTTGACGATTTATCAACTACAAAAATATTAAACACGCATGAATAACATATTAGTAATAGGCGAAGCATGTATTGACATATTTGAATACGGCAAATGTACCCGACTTAATCCTGAAGCCCCAACCCCAATCTTTCAGTCAGATCATATTGAAACAAATGGTGGAATGGCAAGTAATGTATATGAAAATATCTTGAGTATTGCTGGAATAAAGAATGGGCATTATGAAATTAATGTTGATTTTATAGGTCAAGCGAATGGAAAAATTACCAAACATCGATTCGTAGATATTAATTCAAATTATATTCTTTTACGAGTAGATAATGATGGGCCAGTTGAACCACTTAATATTGGTTCGCTTGATTCAGAAATTATATATCAAATTACATCAGCTGATATTGTGGTAGTTTCTGACTATAATAAAGGTTTCCTAACTGAAGAAACCTTAGAAAAGATTGCAAGACACTCTAAATTAAGTTTCATTGATACTAAAAAACCGTTAGGTTGGTGGGCTAATGATTTTAATTTCATTAAAATTAATAAAAAAGAGTTTGAGAATCCAGCACATGATAAGGACTTTATTGGCAGTAGTATGGATAAGCTAATTGTTACACTTGGAGCAGATGGAGCCAAATGGAACGGAACTCAAGTATATCCACTTAACCCAACTGAAGTAAAGGACGTATCTGGTGCTGGCGATAGCTTTATTGCCGGCTTGGTGGTTGAATACCTAAAAAGTAATGATATTATCCAAGCAATTCAATTTGCAAATGTTTGTGCAGGCATAGCGGTTTCACAAAAGGGTGTAGTTTCAGTAGAGTGTCCAGATAAATAATTAAAAATATCCATACACACAATGGGAAAATTTGGTAAAAATAGACTACCTAAGTTCATGAATAAACCTGATGATAGAATAGGTTCAAACCCTCACATCCAAGAGGACAGCCAGGATGATGAAATGCAACCAGTAATAGTATCTATGTCTGGCCATGGAGATGACCATGCAATGATTGTAATTAAAACTAAAAGCGGTGAAGAATTAGAGCTTCAATTTAACTATGATGGAGAAGGAATGTTAACTGCTCAACACGGTGAACATGAGTATTCTATTCCGGTAGAGGTTGAATATGTAGAGACTGAAGAAGTTGATGAAAAACTTAAAGGCAAACAGACAAAATTAGATAAAAATCATAACGGTAAAATTGATTCAGAAGATTTTAAATTACTTAATAAATCCAAAAAGGCTAAAAAGGATACCGAAGGTAAAGTTGCTGAAACCTTTGAAGGTTTTGTAAATGAATGCTGGACTCCTATGGAAGAAGGTTATAATTTAGCAATGTCAGAAGAGGCAAAACGAGCAATTAAAGCACTATGTGAAGAAGTTTTAATTCAAGAAGCTAAAAGATGTGATGAAGATGCTGACTCAATGCATACTTACGAAAACTATTTAAACGAATGCGGTTCATATATGACTGAGTGCATGATGGAAGCAGCTGCTAATATACCGGTAACTGAATCTACTTCATATAGTTGTGATACTTGCGGAGAACGTGCGGAACACGAAGAAATTGAAGAGAATCCTAGGATGCGATGTTCTAATTGTGGCGATCGTAGTTGGAGTCCAGAGCAATAATCTTAATTAATTAAATTAGTAGAAAAGCCCGGTTATCGGGCTTTTTTTATTTAGCCTGGAGCGGGAATAAATAATCCTATGGATATGCACAGTTCAAAAATGTCATCTGGTGAAGTTACGGTTCCAGCAAGTTCGTTTAATCAACAAACTGATCGGAATATTCAACCCAGCCCTACTGGAATCAGTATGGGTGGAATACCGACATTCTGGTTATCAAGTCAACCTATTTCTAGACGTGATATGACAGCTAACTCAACACCACTTGGCGCAAACCCAAAGAGCTATAAAGTTCTTAAGTTTGAGGAATTCCATTCTGGTAAATACCAAGGCGATCCAGAAATTGATAAATAACAAAAAACAATTACTATGAGTAACAAAATTTTAAATTTCAACGACTTTAAAACTGGTGGAAAACTTAGTGATCCAAACACTGCTACTAAAGTAAAAGCGGCAGATCCAGTTAAAAAGGAAAAGTCAATAGATCAAGTAAAAAGAGCTGACTTAACTCACCCTAAGATTACAGTACCTGACTATTCAAAAACAGTCAAGACTCCAGTAATGGAAGGCGTAATTGAAGATAATCATGTTAAAATTGATGATCTTAAAATTCAATTATCTAAATTAAGTCAGACTGACTCAACTTATTTACAAAAGAAACGCGATATTGATGCTCAGATTGCTACCTTAACTAAAGCAATTGACGATGCTACTAAATTAGCTGCAACAAAGTAAAAAAAAAAATTAACTAAATGACTTTAGACGAATTAATATTGGATGTACAGAATGAATTAACATTTGCTAAAGCATTACCGTACTCTATTCCCGAACAGGAAATTAAGCGTATTATTACAATTGCTGAAAGGTATTTTTATGATAACTGGAAGCATGCAGTTGAGCCACGATATTTACTAATACCAAATGCAGTATTTACAAATCCAGCTTTTAAAGTTGACCGCTCAATCCAATTACCGGATTGTGTAGGATTTGTACATAATGTAATGGAAGCAAAGGGCGGAGCATCAATGTTTGGAACAATGGATTTAGACTTTGCTGATAATAAATTTATTGGATCAGAAATGTTCTTAACTCCATTTATTGGCGAGTCAATTATGTATCGTACAGTGATATTCTCTTTTCTTGATTTAGTTAAAGGTTTTACAATTGATACGTTTGCATATGACTATAATAAAAATACCCGAAAATTAGCAATTCTCGGAAGAACCCCAAAGGGTTCTCAAATGGTAGTTCACATTGCTAAAAAGATTCCAGCGGAAGACCTGTATAATGATGAATTATTTCAAAGATACATTAGAGCAAAGGCCAAATTAAGACTTGGCGATCTACTTACAACATTTGACTATAATTTACCTGGAGGAATAAAACCAAATTACGCAAATCTAGTAACTAAAGCTGAGACTGAATTAGCTGGAGTTATGGAAATGATGAAAACTGAAAATACTGCCGACTTCTTGTACTTTGCAAGATGGTAATTAAGATATGATTCAACCCGTAGGAAAAGACCTTTACTTAAGAGCCCCAGGCGATCCAAATTATCAAGAAGGGGTATTTGAATCAAATGACTCAATTGAAAATGCTCTTCAACAAGTACGTATGGTATTGCTAACCAGACCAGGCGAAGTATTGGGCGAAGATATTGGATTTAATGCTGAGAAATACCTGTTTGAATTTGAATTTTCAAGTCTTGATACTATGGAAAAAGATGCTAACGATCAAATTAATGAATATGTTCTTTTTTCTAAACCATACCAAATTACCGCTTCAGGATTTACACTGGATGATATCGGTGATCCATATAAAGTTGGATTGGGTTTAGATATTAAAGTAGATGGCAAATCCGCATTTGCAACACTATTTGATCTTTAATTACTGGTTAGACCTAATAAAAAAGCGAAGAGTTATCTTCGCTTTTCTTGTTTATATTAAAATGTAATAATTGGTTATAGGTCCCAATCAGTTGATGCCGGAACAGTGAAGTAGCTGGTACCATCAAAGTTAACACTACCTCCACCGCTTGTGAATGGAGAGTCTGAACTCCAAGCAGCTGAACCAACATTGGTAATTGTTCGAGCAAACGTAGATGAATCAGTTGTTAAACTTCCACTAGCTGTTGCAAGCATTAAGAATTTAGTATCATCAACCGCGGTTAATGGAGAAGTTGGAACGCTGAATGACGATCCAGAATAAAGAGATCGAGCAGTCCATCTAAAGTTAGTCATTTTACCTTTAACTTGACTATCTGGCCCTGGCTCTGCTCCAATATACAGAACATTAGAGTTGGAAGGAATTGCTGCATTCCATGTTCCAGTTGCTTCGCGGGTACCATTTATATAAAGTGAAAGACTTCCGTTAGATCGAGTTACTGCCATATGATGCCATGTATTAGTAGCTAGGGATAATGAGCCTTTATCAACTTTATAACCTCCGCCAGTCCACCAATAAACGTGACCTCCAGTTTGTTCAATTGAAACGGCATTTGGTGCAGGGAATGCTCCCAATGAATATGGTCGTGGATGTCCAGTAGGAGTAGTCCAACTTGTAACTTTAATCCACCATTCAATTGTAAAGTCAACACCTGGTACACGAGTTGTAGTTGTTGTAGTTGCAGCAGCTGTTGTAGTTGTTGTAGTTGCAGCAGCTGTTGTAGTTGTTGTAGTAGGAGCAGCGGTTGTAGTTGTTGTAGTAGGAGCAGCGGTTGTAGTTGTGGTAGTTATTTGTCCACCTCCACCACCAGCAGCGGCCGCTGCATTTGCAGCTTGATTACCAGCCTGACGGGCTTCCATTATATGTTTATTAATTGCAAGTTCTCGCATTTCTTCTTCATATTTAAGACGAGCCACTTTTTGATCAGGAGTTTCTTCACCCCAGTTAATAAATTTATCCATTCGATAGTAGTATTTTTAATTAGAGTTATTTATTTTGACCGTTAATCCAAGTTTCAAAATCAATCTCAGGTTTCCAAGATAATATTGAATCTGCTCTATCAATATTTGCAAGACTTGCCTTTGGTTCAAGCCTAAAACCAATCGATTCAGTCTTTCCGCCTAGCATCGCTGCAATTTGATTAACGCTAAGAGATTTTCCTGAGCCTATATTAATAACTGAGTGCAGAAATTTAGATGACATTGCTAAAAAGTTAGCTCTGGCAACGTCTTTAACGTGAATAAAGTCTCTGGTTTGATTACCGTCATTTACAATCGGTAATTTTTTACCGAGTTTAGAATTTTCTAAAAAGATTGGAATGACTGACCTGTATGAACTTTTTGGATTGGTTCTTTCCCCAAATACATTAAAATATCTTAAACAGGTTGTAACTATTCCATAATTATGCGAATATAACTTACAATACTGTTCGCCAACTTGTTTACTTAAAGCATATGGTGAAATTGGATCAGGTTCAACTTGTTCAGAAGTAGGAGTAATTAAAGTATTTCCATATACTGAGCTTGATGAACTAAATACGAATTTTTTAACCTCAGCGATTCTGCATGCTTCAAGCATATTAACTGTACCAGTAATATTAACTTGATTATACGGCTTAGGATCCTCTAATGACCCCTGTACTGAAGTTAGTGCGGCTAAATGGAATACACATTCAGAACCTTTAATGATGGTAGCAATCTTCTTGGGATCATCTGCAATATCATAGACTCTAAGATCAACTTTTCCATTAGGTAAATTTAAACTTTTTCCACTAGACAAATCGTCTATTACGATTACTGCATAACCTTCCTGTAAGAGAAGATCAACTAGGTGAGAGCCGATAAAACCTGCTCCACCAGTTACTGTTACTTTTTGAGTCATCTATATTAAAATTAAAGTTGTCCTTTAGCTCCAACCTCAGAAGAGGTTTCACCAGTTGGGGCAGTTTCTCCAGCTGGAGCAGCAGGTGCTCCGCCGGCTGCTGCCGCTCCTCCACCTGAACCAGCGGCAGCTTCTGCGGCTTGGCCAAAGGCAGCTAAATAGTTACGATTCTTTTCAATATCTTCATCACTTAGTTTTAAGTATTCTTTAATTAGATACTCGGTTGAGAAGTACGGTTTGTTTTCATCGTCAACTACAGCTTTCATTGCGTTAAGAGTAGCAAGACGTTTATTCAATAATTCTTGATTCTTGATTTCTTCAAACACATTATCATCATGCCATACCATACCAACAGCATTTGCAAATTTATGATCAGCTTTAAGATCCTTAACATCTAAACACATTTGTAAATAAAGAGGTTTTGTAATAAGTTCTTTATATGCAGAACGTAAGCGCTTTACAAATTTATTGTATCTGATCTCTTCTCGTGAAATACCTTCAGCATTCATAGTATATGCACCTTGACCTTCAGACCAACGTGAATAAGGTAATTTAGAGTCAAGCTTTAATTTATCATGGAAGTACTTTAATAATTCTGAACCTGATAAATTTGGGCCAGGATATTCAAGAGCTTCAATCTCAATTTTTTCTCCACGATCATTTACTGGAAGAACGTAATTTTTATAGAATAGAATATTAGGTTTACCATCGACACTTAATTCTCCAGTAGAACCATCAAATGAAATATCTTCTTTTAGGGTATTTGTAAATTCCCTAACGTCTTCTTTGGCTTTTTGCATTGACTTGGTTCCAACTGGAACGGTTGTCTTTAAACGAATTGGAGCATTCATTGTATGCCAAATAACCTTAGAGTGTTCAATTAAGCGAAGTAGGTTAAATGATCTAACTAAACGTTCAACAAAACTTACCCGCTTTGTCCTAAATTCGTTTGAGTACGAGATATAGATTATTTGAGAGTCAGTTAAGGTACGATTCATTTTATTTAATGGATCACGTTGAGCCCATTGTAGATAAATCAAACCAGCTGCATCCTTTTTAACTTCAGGATAGAGAGTGGATGGATCTAATTCTTTGAATCCAATAATATCTTTGGGATTAGATAAATTATCGTAAATAATTTCAAAAGCCAAATGGCCTTCAATTAACCATTGATAAAAATACTGCCATGCAGAAATACCACGGTCAAAACTCCAAGCACTATAAATCTTTTCAAAATTTTCACGGTACTTATCAATTACCTTTTCTTGGTAGTTTAACCGCTCTTCTTTATTTTTACCGCGATAATTAATTTCACCAACTAGGTCATTTGGATAACAGAATCGATTATCTTCATCATATACAATTGCGTCATCCGTAATGGTCTCAATTATAAACTCAATTTCGCCATTTGATGCAAGATCACGAAGGCGTTCTCTTTTTTGAACATAATCTAATTGGAAAAAGGCAATTGACTTGTTTTTTAATGATGAAGTTGTATCAGATAAGGCAAGAGTTGCTCGCATTAAGTCATCTCCCATTGCATTATTAAAGCCAGTCATCTGGCCTTCAATATAACCAATTGCTTGAGAGTTTTTTACCAAAAGGTCGTCGTACTTCATACCAAAACGGCTTAGAGCGGTTAAACCTGATCTAAGGCCTCTTAATGGGTTACTATCTAAAAATCCTGCCATTTATTTGTTTTATTTTATTTCAAAGAGTGAAAAACTTGATCTAGCCGATATCATTTTATCAGTTGAATAGTTTGCTAAGTGTAGTTTAGGAACATCATTCCAATCTATTAACGACAAATTTCGCATCTTTTCTCTATTATATTTATTCACCAGAAGATTGAATTTAATATCGGGTAAACCAGATATAGCTTTAATAAAGTCTAAGTTAATTCTATAAAAGGCAGAAAGTTCACTCATTCTGAGCCGTTTATCAATATCAATCAAGGTTCCATCTGAATAGCATTTATCAAGCAAATTTGCAACCTGCTTAAGATACATTCTGATAAACTTTTTACGCAAAGGTTGTGACATTAGCTTGACATTTAAACCAAAGCCGTCAGTACTTAGCGCCAAAAAGATTGGCCGATTATCGTAAAATGGCTTTTTAACCTTTGGATATCTCTCAATTAGCGAATTTTCTCTAGTTGATGGGTTTTTCATCATTTCGTATTCGTCCCAAGTTGGGACCTGGTCAGGACCGATTGGGTCAAGCTCTATGTGAGTATAAAAATGCCCAGGCATTAAAAAGGTCTTTGATGTATTGGTATTTGAACCAAATATATGATTTGGATTTGGACTAAACTCTGGGTCTGTTCCATTTTGATAAAAATCCTTTAATTTCTCTAATTGATTCATTTATATCTTTTATATTGATTTGAACAGAAAGTTTTCGGTTATTATGCCAAATTTTAAACCTCGTACTGATGCAAATTCTTTAGCAGCTTCAAATTTAGCCTGGTTCACAATATATTGCTTTGCCGCATATACATAATTGGCAGTTTGCTTATCAGTCATTCTGGCTGGAGCAGTTGGCGGTTTTGTATACTTATCAGGTTTTACTTCAATTAGCCAAGACTGTTCATTACCATCATTGTCCTTAGTTGTAATATAGAAGTCAATATAATAAGTGTGACCTCGCTTATCTAATGGAGAATAGTACGGAATTCCAACGGGTTCACTTGAGTACTTAATAACGGTTGGACTATGATCACACCAATTAAGGAATTTAAACTCCCAAGAACTTCTAAATATAATTTTAGTTGGATCTCCGATGTATTTTGAAAGATCTGATGGTCTAAAATAGCCCTGTCTAATTTTGCCGGCTCTAGGTTTTAGGAAGTCCTGAATCTTCTTTGGATCTTTAGGTTTCATATAGTTATTTATAGGTATGCCATGTCAAACACGGAATCGCTAAAATAACTGTTGAGCCAAAGGTTAAATTCGTTAAGTGAATATTGAGAATCCCTATCATGAATATAGCAAAATAGATCATTAATATCCTTTACTTTATTTAATGAAACTTGGTCATCAACTGAACTAAATTTTCTTTTTAGGTCGCCGATTGCTTTATTCCATAAAAATACTGAATAACCTTGTTTTATAAAGTTCATCATTTGGGTTTTACCGGCCTTATCTCGATCAAATAGGACTTGAGTTGCGCCTTTTGCTCCAAGATTAGAAAAAATACTTCTGGCCTTTGATGCTCCGGAAGTTGCAATTGCGTTATCTACAAACAGGGAGTCAAATTGACCCTCAGTCATTCGGATAGGTTTACTAAAATCAATATTTAAGATATTGAAATAGTTATTTAGGAAATTTGCATCCTCTACTAATTCTTTGGTTAAACCCTTTTGCGAAAATATTTGAGAAAGGTCAGTATATGATTTAATAATATATTTACGCTCAGTATTTGGATCAAGATTACGAATTGAAAATCCTAATAATTTACCTGATCGTCTGTCAAAATTAAAAATATAAACTTTATTATCAGACGAGTCAGTATAGAGACAATCTCCAAAATCTTCAATTAAATTAAGCCCTCTACCTTTTATGTATTGATATGCAGTAGAAGTTTCTTCAACTAGATCAAGCCTTTTTAAAGAAAATCGGTTAATTACATCAGTTATTTTAACCAATTGTGAAGTATCAGAAGTTAAGAATCGGATTAATTGATTTTCAGTTCGCTTTGCTTGAACTGGTTTGTACTCATCCTCTAAAATAAAACTTGGCAACATTATTCCATGTTGCTTACTCATGTTTGCTACAAATTCCCCAACCGTCATGTATGCCATGCATCCATCGTTAAAACATTTGTATGCGCCAGTATCTAAATAGAGATTACCTCTCTTCTTAGAGACTTTTTTGTCAGAGTCACCACAAATCGGACAAGCAAAATTTAATTTACGCCCAGTATCGCCATCAATTTTCTGTTTTTCTGGAACATCATGAAATCTCTTACGTAGAAGTGTTTCAATGAATGCGGTTATTTCCTCAATCTTCATTAGTTACAGGCACCTTCTTTACAGGCTTTGGTTTTATTGCGCTTTTGTAAGCTTTGTCGAGATCATATCCCATTTTGGAATAATCTTTTCCTGTTTTAACAGCTTTTTCATATTTGTCAGTCTGTAACCATACTCCGCCATCTGGTGCATTAATTTCAGTCCAACCATTCTCTGCTAAATAGGCTTCCATAACTTCGTGTGGAATTGCAAATGGATCACTCACTTCAATACCTTTCTTTTTTCCAACTCGGTCTCTATATTTAGCAAGTTCATGCTTTGGAACAATTACCGTATTTAGGCCGTATTTAGAAATAGCTGAAATATAGGTTGTAAATAATTCTGGCGGTACTTGTAAATCTGGATTGCCAATGAATGCTTGACAACTTTCTGGAATTTCGCAATACTCTAAAGTTTCAGTATTTACTGAATATAGTGGGAATGTTTCGTCTGGTGTAAAATCTTTACTACGGCTTCTAGATTTAACTACTTCAATTTTTCGGGTTAATTTTGGAGTTAATTCAGTAAATCCAATTGCAACCAATAATTTATTGATTGGCTCGATAATTAATCTAAAGAACTGTTGGTCGCGATCCATAGGTACGGCAATTTCTTCAGGATAAGAACCTGGAGCATAGGCAAAAATATCAAAATCATATGCATTTTGTGCTGCATAATAAAATTTAATTTTTGAACCGCTACGAATTAGTGGATACTTTTGATTGTTTGTTGATTTAATTAAGTGATTATGATAGGCAACTGCTCTACCGTAAATTGGCATCCCGGTTTCTAATACTAACGGTACTAAACTTTTTAGGTACTCTTCATAAACTCTAACTGAGAAGTTAAATGCAATTTCTTCAACTGGTAAAGCATCACATTCAGTTTTTAGTGCTGCTAGTTTTGGGATAAGATCGCCTTCTAAGTCAATGTTATAACCAATATCAAGTAGATAGGAATAAAGTGTTTGTAGATGTTGTCTTGCCCAAACTGGATATGAAGCTTGAATTGCTTCAAGGCCTTTAATAATTAATGATTCTTTGTCTAAAAGACGTTCGTGCTTATTATCTTTATATGAAACCTTTAAAATATATTTTTTCTTAGCTAACCAAATTCCAGATCTAGATAAATTTTCAAGTTCAAAATTCTGGCGATTATCGGTATTAAAATGAACTGCATATTTTTCAAATGCTTGTTCAAAATAATTTTTAAGTCGATGGCGGTTAATTGCCAAACAAAATTCAAGGGATTGAGTCTCAGTTAATTCAAAATCTTCAATAGATTTAATTGCATAGTCAAAACATACGTAAACTGAATCAGTATCTGTATATACAGCGGCTTCTTTCTCAACTCGATTAATGGTTTTACCTGAAATACCTAATTTCTCGTGAAGTTCTGTATCAAGGTGCCACTTTTGTTGAAAATAGTGGTTAATTGCCTTGATTGAAAATTTAATTAGGTCTTGACCCTGTAAAGTAATAGACTGAGCTATTTCGTTATTATGAAAATAGAAATACTTATTACCAAATGCACCGTAAAATGAGTTAATTAAGATCTTGATTGCATTTTGCTTTAAATCGAGTGACTTTATTTGTTGTTCTAGCTGTTTTGACATATCTTGTTATACTTGACTTTGCATATTTTGGTTTAATATACTAATAAATAACCTAAAAGTTAACGAACGGTGAAAGAAATCACTAAAGACGAACGCTTGATTAATCGAACCTATCCATTTTTGGCAAATTTCCCATTTAGGGATGAATTTACTATGGAAATTGCAAACTCCCCGGTTCTTGCAGCAATGTTCGATGATGAATTTGAACCGGTTAGAACCTCCAAATCACCAACTGTAATTGATTTTATCCATACAGCTAGCCCAATAAAATCAAAAATTTCAATATTTAAAGAAGATTTACTCTGGATAGATGAAGTGTCGAGCTCAGTTAAAAAACTCGATAAGATTGCTAAACAAATCGATCGTGGACTAAAATCAAAGGATTTATTGGTAAAACGAAATATTTCAATTGAAACTGACGAGTGGTTAACTAGTGTATCTGATCCAAAGAGTGGATTAAGTCGAGAAGTTTTTAATGAAGTGCTTGGCAGCCTTGTATCAAACATGCCAATTACAAAAGTTACGGAACTTGTAAATACCGTAAATAAACTATACTTAAAAAAGGGAATAATCAAACTATCTCAAACTGATGCAAACTTGATATTTACGTTTATTCATTTTAGACTAATTTATGCAAAGCTTATTTTAGGAATAGTAATTTCATCAAAAATATCAATATAACAAATGCAGCAATTAGATGAATTTATTGAGTATCTCTATACGGTTGAAGAAAATTCAACCTCTCTAAACCAAGATCAAGTAAAAAAACTTCAAATGATTCAGTCAAAGGTTACTGATATTGTAAATAAAGTTGAATCTATTGCAACTAATGCAGTTAATCAATTACAGCCAGCCACCCAACCTCAACTAGAATTACAATTAGCTGAAAATTCAGTATTTAGATTTGGTGAATTTGCTCAGATTAACGAGAAGATTGTACACCGTGGTAACAAATGGGTTGTTATGAATAAAAAGGGTACTAAAGTTTTAGGTACGCATCCAACTAGAGAAAAAGCAGTTAAACAGTTACAGGCAATTGAAATAAGTAAAGCTAGTCACTAATGAAATTACAAAGATTCCAACAGTTTATTAATGAGGCCAACCGCTGGTCAGAGGATCCATTCTTATACGCTCAATATGCAGAGTTGTTTACTGATTTTGGTTTTGAAGCAGACATTCCTGACCTGATTCATGCAGTTGAACAAAAATGGACTGACTTAAAAAACAACTATTGGTGGAATAGAGAAGGCCGACACTGGCGCAAAGATCATTTTGCACTTGACGTAAAGGTACACTCTTGGCCAGAGGCTGATACTGTTAGAGAAATACTAGGAGAACCGGATATGCCAGAAGAGGCAATTGATGATGAATGGTGGGTATGGATGAATGACACACGTGAAGGATTCGTTGACGACCTGTTTAGTCTCTATCCATGGATTGATGATATTAGTTGGGGAGGTAAAAGCGGCGGATGGTTATTATTAGCTCCACCTCATGAAGCTGAAGATGTACGTACTGATATTGATGACAGTTGTCAGGAATATGAACGTATTAAGGATGAAATAAAAGAAACCGGGGAGTTTGAAGAATTAGTAAATCAATCAAATGAAATTGACTATCAAGAATTAAAAGAGTTAGGGTTAGCCGATGAACTTTCTGAGATTGATGAGTTAGTAAAGGAATATGAGACAATTAAAGCATACTTAACTAAAGAGTTAACTGACTTAGCTCAATGGGAAGTTGACATGGAAGCAATACAAGCCAGAGTTAGTAAATTTGAAGATAACGCTGAAGAATATTTTTATTTATGGTTAAAGAGTAGAGAAGATTAAAGATAAACGGACTTAGGACCGTAATAGCCTCGGCTATTTGAACCTCTCGATATCGCTATCCGGGAGGTTCTTCGTTTTTATCGACCAATAAATTTAGTAAGATCAAATCTGTGTTTGCTGACAATAAATTTCTCTTTAAGATAAATGGTTTCTCTGGCTTTTCCGTGTTTTACAATATAGCCATCAAGATCATCAATTAAATCGTATACTGTAACTTCATGTTTTCCAGCAAGCTTACGCATACCTCGACCAATTGCTTGGCGAATTGTAACTTCTGATTTATAGCTCTCAGCAAAGATAATTTGGTTAACCCGCTTTAGGTCAATACCTGTAGCAAAAGTACCATAGCTTGCAACAATGACTGCTCCAACTTCACGTTCCATCGCCTCTTTATAATCAGCACGGTCTCCTCCATCAACCCCACCGTCTATATAATATGCATGTTCATTCCACTCTTTTATCTTATCACAAATACGTTGGCCGTATTGATCCTTTACGTTAATGAATAGAATTAGGGTATTACCGCCAAGTTTTTGGACAAATGAAGAAATAAACTCAATTCGAGGTTCATATGAAATAATAAATGCACGCTCTGCATCAAATAATTCCTTACCGGCTTTACCTGATTCTCTAAGTGCTTTATATTCTCTAACAAATGGCTCAGTTATTGGATAGTCTAGGTTAACCATTTTAATATAGACATTTGGTGAGTGCTCTTGATCAATTAAGAAACTTGACTTAAGCGTCATGCTTAATGGACCTAAGAATTCTTGAATCTTGAAAAAATCTGAATATTGTTCTTCAATTTTAATTGTACCTGAAAGTCCAAGTTTATATTCAACATTAGTTGATGCCAATAAAATATCTTTAATTGAAGCGCCTCTTGAGGTATGGCACTCGTCAATACAAATAACTGAAAATCGTTTAAAGAATTCAGGTTCTTTATTTTTTAAACTTTGATATGTAGAAATAACCAAATCAGCCTCTTCAAATTTTTCTTCAGAATATTTGTTTTGACCGCCTACTGATAGCACTGAATAATTCATTAGGCCAGTATGGTAATCCTTTTCAAATTTCTCGGCAGTTTGGCCGACTAGCGAAATATTAGGAACTACGATTAGTGCTTTTTTATCTTTAGTGATAATCCCTTTACGTTTTAGAAAAGAAATATAAATGTATAGGATTAGGGTTTTACCAGCAGAAGTTGCAAGTTCCTGAGAACAAAATTTATATTTTAAGGCTCGATGAGCTGCTTCAAGTTGATAATCATATGCATCAATTGGTAAACCGTCTAATAATACAGACGCAAATTTATCTAGTTGTTCTTTAGTAAATGATAGGTTAAGTAGATCATCTAAGCCATCAATGTTTATTTCGTAATCATATTTCTTGCCGAAATTAATAATTTCCTTCCATAAACCAACACCAATCTTAAGATCTACATCAATAAATTTATCATAACCATCCCATAATTTTCGTTTGTACAGCTTATTAAAATGATAGCCTTTTTGTCTTTTCCTAAAATATAGTTGCAAGTCCTTAAGCTCGCGCTTCATTTCGTGCTTAACTAATTGTAGGTGCTGACGGTCATTGGTTAATTTAAAAGTTAACAAAGTAGTTGATAATTTTAATGTCCATCCAATAGTTTTTGGACATCTAATCGTGTTTTTATTCCAAACAGAACAGCATCAGTTGTTTTAATTGACTCTGCATAGAAGGCAATTTGATTTTCAATCTGTTCTAATTTTTCTTTGATAGTTGCAGTTTTACCGTCAACTATCGTATTCTTTTCATTGGTACCATATCGAATTTGATGATTCTTTGAAGCATCAACCCATTCTTCACCTTTCTTTTCTCGATAAGTCTTCTTTAATTGAGTAAAGTGCTCAATTAGGGTATGATTTTCTTCTAATAATCGCTGGCGTAGACTTAGGAAGGTAACTTGAGCTTCCGGTATCTTTCGGATATTCTCAAGTAACTTGATTCCAATATAAATTTCGCCAGAAAAAGATTCTCTCTTTTCTCTGAATACTTCAGCAATCGTTCTTTTTTGGGGAGTTTGTTCTTCCATCTAAATATTTTATCAAAAAGCCTAGTTAAGTTTTAACTAACGAAAGAATAATATACTCCTTCTATTTGATAAAAGTCCGATAAAAAGTCTGTAATTGTGGTACTTGCATAAATAGTATCGCCAAGTGGATGGCTGTCTCCGTTCTTATAGAATACAGATACGCCTCCATCATACAGACACACTATTGAATCTAAGTTATAGTGCTTTATTGAACCTTTTGCCATGTTCTTAAATTCATCGTCTGTCACTTCAGTATCATGGTTAGTAACAAAGATACTTGGAAAACTACGTTTCATTCTGTAACCTGAACTTTCAATTGAATGTATCACTTGTAGAACGTAACTTAATTTACCGTATGAATCAAGGTCGGCTAAGACTTTATTATATTGATCTGGATCCGTAAAGTTGTAAACAACAAACGGTCGCTGGTTTTGCACACAATCTCTAACCAGGTTGTACCTGTTTCCATTGTATTCTCTGGTATGTCGTATTGATCTGCTCATTATTTAGTATATTAGATAAAACTACTAGGTTATTTATCAGTAAAATATTCCATGGAAAAAGGACACCACATTAATATATTCGATTTCGATGAAACCTTATTTAGGGTTCCCAGTTATACGTGCAGTGAAGCCAAAGGAAAGAGCCCATATGAATGGTTTGACTCAGCTGAATCACTTGACCAAAAGTTTAATATTTGCGGTATTGCTAATACTATTGACAGAACTGGAGACAATTGTCTTAACTACTTGATAACTCATCGAGTTAAAGCTTGCGAATCAGCTGTTCTGGATCTACTTTCTGAGTATAATATTAGGTTCGATAAAACCTATTTCTTGGGAAGAGAAAGCGATAAGGCTGAGACCGTCATTGAATTGGTAGAAACTACTGAAGCTGACTCAATTACGATATTTGAGGATTCTCTTTGGGAAATCATTAAGTACACCTCTTACTTTTTATATACTGAACTAAATGCTACTGTCGATTTCATTTTTGTCGATAAGAGCACAGTAATTAAAATAGATTGGGATTCAGCAAGATCCCTAGAAAAATTTTCAAAAGTAGAAAGATTAAAATTATTATGATATTATTTGTAGAAGGAGCCAGGCACTGTGGCAAAACATTCTTAATTAACAAATTTATAGAAAACAGTAATGATTCACGGATTGAATATTACAAATTCTATTTTGCAGATCACATTAAAACTCTAGATTTAGTAGATTTAGATAATAATTCAAGTTTACACTATTTTAGTTTAGGTAACATTATGACCATTATGGAAATGAATCTTAGACCTGAATACAAAGATAAAATTTGGATATTTGACAGAGCAATTATATCTGCCTATACTTGGGCAATTCTGCGAAAGAGATTAAGCCGAAATAAAGCCGAACTTGAATTTTTAAAGTTATTAAATACAACACTATATTCAAATTCCAAGACTTTGGTGGTTACTGTAGCTGGTCAAACTGGAGACTCTAATCGAGTTAAAGATACTTGGGATGGAGCTCATTCAACGGTTGAAGAACAAAGATTAATGGCTCATTTAATTGAGTTAGGAATGACTGACTTAGCAAATTCAGCTAAAAATAACAAACTAAGCATCGTTTTTAATAGATTTGATGAAGACTCGATCAAATCCTTTAATCAAGAGTGCTATGCATTATTAGGAATAGAGCCTAATAAATAACCAATATGGCAGGACTATCGCACTTAAGAGATGTTTATGAAAAACGTGGAAAAGAATTTTTAGAAAATCTTCTTAATAAGACCGTTATCATTAATGAAAAAAATGACGGCGCCTATTTTGGTGCCAAAAGAGATGCAAAACAGAATAACTTTAACTTCTTTAAAAAAGACAGCAAAATTGGTTACATCGACCGAGTTCTTAGTAAGTACTACGAGCCGGGCATTAGACATTTTGAAAGTATTGGGGGTAATTTAACCTCAATACCTGAAAATTATGTATTTGGAATGGACTATAATCCTTCTAAAGAGATACCTTTAACTCTAAGTCATATTAAAGTACTTGATGAAAATTATCAAACTTCTAAACTTATCCATAATAAAACTGAATTGGATAAATGGGCTGGAGTACTTGGAGTTAACTCACCAACTATTATATTTCAAGGAAAATTAAATGACGAGCAAAAGGTAAAAATTCAAGAATTTATATTTACTAGCTTACCAATGCTGGCTGAGAAATTTAAAACTCAATCATTTAGCAAACACATTTTATCAGTATTAAATCCAGTAGTTGATGAAAATTCTCAACCTGAATTAAGTGATAGAGAAATTAGTGAAATTGTATTTAGATTCTTTGATGAAGAGGATCCAATTGGAGATTCGTCTACTCTAGCAAAGATTATTGATCCAGTATTTTATGATAATGCAAAGAATCTTCCTCAGGAAAAGTTTCAAAAGAAGAGTGATGATTATGTTTGGATTATTGTTACTGACTTAATGAATTTTATTGAAAGCTATCGAATGTCCGATCTTAGAAGTTTTACAATTTCTGGAGAAACGGCTGACGAGCGATTTGTTTCATTAATTAATCATCTCTTTATTGAGTTCATTAAGGAATACGGAGATAAATTTAATGATTTAGAAATTCAAATACCTCAGTTTTTAACTAGACCTGAATTTGATATTAATCCGGACCTAATTAATGATCAAACTGTAATTGATATACTTGGTAAGAATCCTAACTACAAAGAAATTTACAGAATATTCATTAATATTTTTAGAAAAAAGAAAATCAAAGTTAATTCAACTCTATTTACTGATGCAATGAAATCTAATTTAATTGATCAAATTGATAAACTTTCAAAAGTTGCAATGGGAGATCAATTATTTGAAAATTACTTTCCGTCATTTAGTGAATTTGTTGGAGACGATAAAGCCCCTGGATATTTTGAAACATACGATGTTGCTGAAAATGAAGAGCGTAAAGTAAAAAAGGTTAATCTATTAGTATCAGATTTTCAACCAATACACAAAGGCCATCTTAAAAATGCAAAACTGTTAACTGAAAAAAATGGGCTACCTACTCTATTTGTATGCGTACACCCTGGAAAATCTGGAAAAATGTTTCCATTTAAGAAAGAAACTTTAAACAATTCATTATCTAAATTAGCTGCACATGATAAACAAAATATTGCTGGTCATGTAATGGTAAAAGATGGAAATATTGAAACTATTCTAAAGGCAATAAAGCCAGGATTTGAACCGCTAAGTATAGCAGCTGAACCTAGTAGAATAAAAGATCTAGCACTACAATTAGAACTTGCAAAAAAGAGATCTAGAAACCTAAATATTAAACGAGATACTCGATTAATTGAATTACCTATAACAACAGTCGGCGATTCAATCTTAATGTCAATTAAGGACAGAGATTTTGCAGCATTTAAAGAAGCATCGCCATCTCCGATCCATTCAGAATTCTATAATCTAAATAAAGACTTAATTGAATCTTTAAATGAAAGCGTAAATGAGCAAATACCTGATGCAGAGACTGAAATAGTTTCAGGAGTAACATTTTCTACGCCAGAACCAATAATCCAAATAGAATCATAAACCTATTTAATTTTTGAATAAAAAAAGCTCCAATTTTAAAATTGGAGCTTTTTTATGCAACATAGACAGAGTGTCTATGTAGGTGTCTATGTTAAGGTTGTAAATTCTCCCTTGATGAAGTTAATATGTTGAGCCTTACCATCATGGTGAATGATTACATGTGATTGGAGCCATCCACTTGGACCTACATTATAGTTAACTCTTAGTTTAGTAGAGGTCCCGACAGCTAGCGCGCCATCCCTACGCCCAGGAGAATGGTAATGGCCTACGATAATTTTAGTATTTAGTTTACGAAATTGAAGAAGAGATCCACGAGAACCGTTTGAACCTACATCTCCGTGCTGAGCTAATTCCCAACCGTTTACTACAAGACTATCGCTTCTTCCTAATGTTTTAAATTTAGGAAATTTTTGATTGATTAGGTATGGAATAACTCCATTTGGTGCAACTCCTCTTAATAAGAGAGCACTATATTCCATATATTCCAAAGAATTCTTTAAGGTTGATGCTTTTCTCCAATCAGTAGATTTTAACCAACGATCTAAAAAATCATCATGATTACTTCTGACAATTGATACATTATAATCTTTAAAATCTTCAAGCCCATTTAACATTGCATCAATTTCTTTTCTTAAAGAATTTGAACCGTCTAATTCTCGACGGTATTGCATAAATGGATCATTTATCTCATGATGATTAATTGAGAGTCCATCAAATACATCATGTAGAATAACATTTTCAGGTTTTAATTTCTTAAATAGGTCTAGAGTTTTGGAAATTACACGCGGATCGTGTTGACCATAGTGTAAATCTCCTAAAACCGCAACTGCGATTGAAGTTACCTGACTAATTTCACTGGTTTCAAGGTCTTCATTATATTCAACTCTATTATAGAGATCAGTAAAATTTCCATCCTCAGTTGCGGTTACTTGCCTAGCAAAAAAGGTATTTACGTCCTTTATTTCAATAACCACAAAACCTAGAGTATGATGAAATTCTCCCTTTTTACCTGATTTAGAGTCAGTGTAGTTAGATACAGTACAGGCTCCAGTGGTCATCATCATTTTTGGAAGATTACCTTCCAATACTGGAATTGTTTCTAGATGTACTCTAGGCGACCCAAATACGCATGAATTAATACCACTCATTCCTTGTAAACCAGTCATTGGATCAACTGAGGTTGGCTGAATCTTAATGTCTGACATGATCCACATGTGTTTATGGACTTCATGGCGACCAGCATCTAGATAAGTTTCGATTCTTTCAGCCCAAGTTTCATAATTTTTATCAGAAAATACAGAAGTTGGGTTTTTATATCTACCGGCAATTACATGAATGTCTGCATTAATGTGCTCTGCGTACTTTTCAAGATTTGATATAAATTCTTCATGTGCTGGTGTATCATTTTGAGCCCAGGTGATGATAAATCGCTTTTTCTTTTTATTAAACTTACGTTCTCTAGCTTTAATTAATTGTGGAGACTCCTGTATTGAACTTTCGGTTATTCCAAGTTTGGCTAACCACTTTTGTACAGTTCTTTCAGATTTATTAAGAAACTGACTCAATTCTTTCATTCGATTATCCCAGCTTATGTCCTTATTCCAATAGAGCTCAGACAGTGTTGAAATATCCTCTGGTGTTAATTCTTCAAACTTCATTAATTCATATAGTTTTATTAATTACTTATATTTAACAATCAGATAAAGTTTTAGCCGAAGATTCTAGAAGTTGAGTTAGATCGGCTAATAAATAACTCTATGGAAAAGACGGCTAAAAATATTGATAACTACCGAAAGGGTAAAGAACCTTTAAAAAATGCAGTTATGCAACATCCAACTGGTAATGATGTATACGATTTTTTACAAAAGAATATTGAGCGTGACTTCTGGGTAACGCCTTTTTCAAAATGGCAAAAAGCCCAAAAATATCACAAAAACTAATGTTCGGATTAGAAGATTTAACAGAACCTCAAACTGGCTCAGAAAATACAATTTCGTATTTTATGCTATCTCTTATGCAGATAGCTGATCAAGCTAAAATTATACACTGGCAAACTGGGTATGATACAGAACACCGTCACTTTGGAATGTTTTACGAAACTTTCATTGAGCAAATGGATACACTAGTAGAGGCAATTGCTGGTAAATACGGTGCACAACACCTTAAATTTGGCGAAGCTGCAATTATGGTATACGATTATGAACTATCAAGAACTGAATTTTTTAATTTGGTTCAAGAAGCTCTTCGTGGAACATTTTGCGAGATTTTTGAAAAAGATAAAGACTCTGAATTATATAATTTAGTGGACGAAATTCTAGACTTAACTAACAAAACTCAGTATTTACTGCAACAAAAGTAATATGTTTCTAAACGTAAAAAGACTATCAATATTCGAGAAGTTAATTCTTGAAACTGACTTGATTCAAATTGGATCAAGCGTTAGTGGCCTATTGGATAAAGCAAAGGAGGCTAATTCTAGACAAGAAAATGACTCTAATAAAAAGATTGATATAACTTCTTACGTTAATCAATTATTAGATTACCTGTTTAGCTTGGGAGAAGAAGAGCTTGATGCAAAGTTGAATGATCCAGCTTTTATGAAGGTGTTTAGTGATCCTAAAGTAAAGGACCTATTTGATACTTATTTTACTTACTTAGAGGATGAATTGCGAGGTTTTCGTGAAGAGTTAAGCCAAGCACTTAATGAACCTGAAATTAATGTTCAAAAAGTTGAGAAGATAACTCAAAAAATGATGATCTTTGCAGCTAGGACTCAAGTAGTTGAAAGAATTTACACAAAGCAGTCGGAAACTGGCCAATCGGAGTTTAGCACTGAAATTAATGAAAAGGTTAAAAAGATTCAACAAGACCTACTTGATATTTATGCGTTAAAGGTTATGCTACCAGCTAAAAAAACACAAGAGGCGTATTCACAATATCAAGCGGCCCAAACCGAAGAAGATAAAACTGAGGCGGCTACTAAAATTTTGTTAAGTATCGAAGCAGCTGACCAAATGTCAGAGGATATGCCGCCTGAGGTAGTTACTGGAATTGAAACAGCAAATGATGAATATCAGAAAAAGATTGAAAATGATTTAGGAAAAGAAACCTTAGCAAACATATTATCAGGAGTTCATGTAAATAAAAACGTTGCATCATTGATTCGTAGAATATTTCAGTTTCAATATACAATGTGGACAAATGAAGATGATATTAACCGAGAAGCAAATTCGCTTAAAGTTAGTATTAACGGTTTTCCTGACGTATCGGAAGATGCTAAAGAATACCTACGTAGGCTAGTTGAAAATATCCAGGCTGAACTACTTAATAAAGCCAAAAACAAAGAATTTGATACTAAAAAATATAAGGGAATTCATTATGATTTCAATAAGAAATTACCCCTATATGAAAGAACTGCACTACCTGTTACAGGTAAACAAATCGCAGATGATTCTAAATTAATGAAATTTAGAAAAGCTTCGCAAGATCTAATGGCACTTATTTTCGGCGCCGGCGGTGCACCCGATACTGAAACAGGTCGAGCATTTGCGGCAACTGGTAAGCATCTACACACGATCTATGCAAAAAGTCTCAACGGCTTAGGTAAAGTTATCGGAAAAGCAATTGGAGGTAGAGAAGGTGAAATGAAGGCTGATGCTTATACTCGAATGTTTATATTAGACACATCAGTAGTTGATCAGAAAAAACCAAAACAAGTTAGTGAAGACGGCGGAGTATCTGCCCCAGGAGTAGCTATTCAAACCCCAGGCTCAATTGGATCAATGGGACCAATTACACCGCCTACTCAAACTACATTAGGTTCAGGAGATAACTTTGGACCAAAAATTAATAAAAAGAAAACCAAAAAATCTTCATCCATTCTTGGATTTGCGGATTTTATAAAAGAACAAAATAATTTATAAAAATGAAATTAGTTAAAACATTTGAAAACTTTATGCATAGTGGGCCGGATACTGCTCATCAAGCTAACACCTTAGACATTCCACAACACGCTGCTGGAATGGACCATGAGTCTAATCATGAAGTTGAGAACTATATGTTCTTTGGAAATTTAAAAACACTTCAGCGTTTAATTAATATCATGTTGGAAATGGACCCAATGAAGGTTGATCAAATATTAAAAAATGGTCATAATTGGGCAGAAGACCATATAACATCATCAAAAGATGATATTGAAGAAGTTGCAGATTTCTTAATGGGAGAAATGACCGAAAAGGAAACTTACGAATCTAGCACAATGTCATATTCATGTAATGAATGTGGTACAATGTATGAAGCGCATGAGATTAATGAAGACCACCTGTGCTCATGTGGTAGTAAATTAGAAGAAAATTGGGGATAATTATGAAAAACAATTACGTTAAACCTTTCGGTATATTTAATGAGTCATTAGAAGAGTCAGTATCTGCTGGTTCAAATTGGTATTATGGAATAGCTGATTGCCATGGATTAGAATCCTTTATGAAGGAACCAGATATGGCTGATGCAAATGAGTTAGATGACCTATTTGACTTGGGGCTTAGTGATACTGATTCAAAAAACGATCCTGTTAAAAAGGAGTATGTTGGTAATTTATCAATGATGCAAATGCGCTGTAGATACAATGGTCAACGTCATCCGGTTGTTTATAGAGCCAAATTATCAGAAGACGATGCCGATATGGTACAAGATCTATTAGATAGCGGTGACTATATTAATGCACTTAATGTAGTTAAGGGAAATTCACAAGAAGTTCAATTAGCCAGAGGTGGAAATGGCTCAGCTGAAAAAGCTTGGAAGATGATTCCAAATCCGGATTTGGATCCAATGCACTATTAACAAATAAATATTAAAAAATATAAACCAAAAAACAATGAAGCTCTCAGTAGGTGACAAAATTAGGATTCACGTAGATGTGGAAGAAATGCAAAACGATTTGCTTGAAATGGTAGATGGCCAAGAAGCAATCGTTACCGAAATCTATCAAAATAGTTATGAACCTGATGTCGATCGAATTGAAGTTGAATTAGTTAATCCAGTTGAGTTTCATGGACAAAACCTAGTGGTTGTTCCAGGTTTATATATGGATAATATTGAAAAGATTGAAAAAATTCAAGAAAGCAAGAAAACTAGTAACCGCTACTTACGTAGATTCGTTGGCACTTTTGCAAATTATTAATTATGAAGTCAGGTATAAAATTGTTTGAAGCATTTTACGGAAAGGATTATTTAGAGCATGAATTTCACAAGTATGATATTGACGTTGAGTTCTATAGGACAGTTATTAGGTATCCAGCCGGTACAGACGTGGCAGATTTAGCCGAATTAGGCTTAGCTGACAATGTTGCTGAGATTGAAGATATTAGTTTTAATACAGTTAAGATTACCTATGAGATGAAACCTTATTTTGATAATGAGGGAATTCCTGAAATTGACTTTATATTAAGGACTGTTTATATTGCTGGCGAGTATTCAATATGGGATGATAATATGGAGGAAGAAGATCGACATGACTTTGAAATTGAAGATGCTGGACCATTTGATGGTAGATTTCAAGTAAAATGGGGCGGATTACCCTTTTATCCAAAAAATATATCGATTAGTGTTCCGTGGTCAACTATTAAAAATGGGGTTCAAACTAAACACCCATTTGACCCAAATGCACCAGAACCATCTAAATTTGGATATGAAATTGAAATTGGTGAATAATACTTAAATCTATTGATATTTACAAAAGGAAGGTCTTACAATCTTCCTTTTTTTATTTAGGTCGATAAATAACCTTATAAAAAATAGTTTAATAATATGTCTGACATAAATCCAACCCTTGGACTACCATTAATCACAGCAGAAGCATTTGCTGGAGTTAACTATTTGGAAAAATTAGCAGCTCCAATTGGCGCATCTGGATTTGCTGCATTGGCTAAGGGAATCGCAAGTAACTCTGGCGATGGTGGGTTTTTGCAGACTAATGTAAGTTCAATATTTAATAAGTTTGCAGTATTTCAATATGCAGCATTTAATGCCGGCTCAATATATAAACCGGAAGGTCACTTTATTGGATTTTCAAGTAATTTAAAATCAGATGTTGATTACGTTGCTCAATCAACGGCACAGATGATACTTAAAAAAACTGTGCTTGAGAATATTACAAGTGGAAAGCTTAGCAGTACGCCTGACCGTAAGAAAAAGGCAGCTGATGCATTAGCTGCATTAGGCGGACTTACTCAAGGGACTGCTCAGCAAGCTCGTAGCTTTAAATCAAATATTGAAAGTTCACTGTCTAATCCAACTGCACCAGTTTTAATAAATTGGGGAGCAACCAAATCAGCAGGCTCACCAGTCGGATTTCAACCCTACTCTTTAACTGATTTTATGTTTTGTAAAGATTACGGTAAGATCCCAAATAATAGATTAATAACATTACGTAGGTACCCATTTCCAATTGATGATTCCCTAAGATTAGGTCAAACTGACCAAAGACGTAATGCATTACCGATTGCACAAGCAGTTACTTGGTTTGGTAGTGATACTGGTAACTCATTAAGTAACCTTGGAGTTTTTAAATGGGATATGACGTTTAGTGATGTTGAGGTTACTGAACAAACAATTACCGGTAATGAAATAACTTTAAAGGAGGTACTTGATTTATTTAAAGGGGTTCCAGGCGGTGACGTTATTGCCAATACGTTAACTACTGCATACGCAACGATTAATGGAACAGATGAGTCAATCCAGCAGCAGAGTGGTTTTGAAGAAAAGATACAAAAGTTTCAAAAGAATTTGTACGATTCAACAAGTGGCCCATATTGGAATCGCATATATGGTCCAGTAAATGTTATTCATAAATCAAGTAAACGTAGTAGAGGAATGCAAAATCAAAATTGGAATAATCCATTTACTATAAACTTTAAATATTCGTTTAGATCATTTAATGGTATGAGTCCAAAGGTTGTAGCACTAGACTTAATTTCAAATTTTATTAACTTAACGTATAATGATGCCCAATTTTTAGGTCAACTTGCTAGGTATTTTCCAAAGACTGGACTAAAAATGAGCCCAACCACAACTGAGGCCTTTGGTAAAATTTTAACAAGTTGGGGAAGCAGCTATACTGGAAATAACTCTGACGAATTTAATAAAATTTTAACAAGTATGACTAGTGCATTAGAAAAGGCAGGTAGTGCAATTCAAAATAATCTAGTATCTACAATCGGAAAGGGTCTTCAAACTGGCTTAATGGCACCTGATAAATTAGGAAAAGCAATTCCTGAGCTTATTGGAATTAAAGCTGCACAGTCAGACCGCCCGGTTGGGGAATGGCATATTGTTGTCGGTAATCCGCTTAACCCAATTTTTGTAATGGGAGATTTGTTGTGTACTTCAGTTGATCTGAAATGGGATGAAGAGCTTGGCCCTGACGATTTTCCAACTGGTGTTAGCTTTTCAGTAAATTTAAAACAGGCAAAGCCTAGAGATAAAACAGCAATTGAAAGAATGTTAAACCTTGGAGAGACTAAATTAACCTCAGGTATGATTAGGACATCTTCACTTAATGATACGTTTGGTGATGAGAATAATAAATTATGGAGCGCAATTGAAGCAACGGCTGATGGTAAGCAAGATAAATCGCTGCAAGCTTATTATGATAGCCTCAAAGACGGAGACCCTGAAAATGGTAAACCTGGTACAAAGGACCGCTATAAAGAATTTAAGAATAGATTCTTGGTTGGATATGGGATAACTGAGGCTTCTGTAAAATTACAGCAAGCAAATAAAGGACCGATACTCGATGATAGCTTATTATTGTTTTATTATCAGAGACAATACGGTAAAAACTAATTACTATAATATGATAGATTTAAAAATACTAGGAAATAAACTAAGTTTTACAAAAATAAATGGCGATGTTGTTACTGACTTAACTAGAAGAAGTGTTTCATTTAAAGGAGTGTTAGTTAATCAAGGTAAAAGTTTCATCGTTGATGATGGATTACAGATGAGGGGAGACCTGCTTTCAAAAATCCTATATCAGACTACTTCATTTATGTGTGTTTTATTTAAGTATAATGGAATATCAAATCCATTTGCACTAGATATTAACGATTTTATTAAAGCACCGGACGGGGCTGTGTTATCGTCAATGTTAACAACACCGGATAATATTAATGGAAGTAATAATAATTGGGAGAATTCTACCCGAAAGAAGAAGAAAACCGCATTAATTTCTCCAAAAACTAAACAGGATAAAAATCGACTTGACTATTTGCAGAAAAATTCAAATGCGGTAGTTGCACCTCCGAATATAGCCAAAGACACTTCAGTAAAAGTTGTGAATGGTAAGATTGTTTTCGGAAATGACGTTACCTCAGTGAAAAAGGATGACTGTCCTGACCCAATCTCTAGGACTAAGTTACAGGCTGCCTTGGTAAAAAATAAAATATTCGGTTAATGGCAGCAGTTAAAGATTTAATTATACAAACTCTTGACCCTAAACTTACTCCTCCGAGTATTAGCGTACTTGATCTTGAAACTCCTGGATCAGATAAAAAGTTTAGGGATGCTGAACGGTCAGGTTATGCTCAGCAATTAGGTAAAAAATCTCCATTAATTAAAATTGGAAACTCTATCATTGCTCCAGAGAATGTAATATCAATGGATGTATCAATGAATTCAATTGTACCAACTATTCATGTAGCAGTAATTGATACAATGGGAACCTTAACTTCAAGAACGTATCCTAGAACAAGTTTATTGATCACGGCATTTGTTGCACAAAGTCATCCAAAACTAAAATCATTTTCTCAATCTTTCTTAATTACAAATGTTCATTCAATACCATTAGGTTCTGGAGAAACTAGATATGATTTTTTTGGAGAATTATACGTTCCAAATTTAAACGGAAATTTCATTAAATCGTATAATGGACTAACTTCAGCGCAAGCACTAAAAAAGATAGCTGAAGAGTTAGGCTTAGGCTTTGCAACAAATGAAGATACCACAAACGATAAAATGACATGGATTAATCCTAACTTGAATTATAAATCATTTATTAAGCAAATAACCGATCACTCATATAAAAATGAAAAGTCTTTTTTTGAATGTTTTATTGATCGATATTATGTGCTTAATTTTATTAATGTTGAAAAACAATTTAAACAATTTAGCGATGATAAGGAAATATCAGACGGCTATCCAGCAATATCAACTGACTCAATTGATACATCTAGAGCAGCGAGTGGAAATATTGTACAAGTACCGGACGCAACAATTAAACTTATTTTGACAAATTCATCAACTGGTGATAAATCTTCTGAGCTGAAAATTTTAGAATATTCAATGATTGGTGAAAATGGAGATATTTTAAAAACTAAAGGTTTTAGAAAAAGAATTTTTGTTTATAAACATGGGGAAGCTGATCCTGTTAAAAATTGGTTTGTTGAACCTCTATCTGAACCGTCAGCAAATGGCGTAAGCGTATATCAATCTCCGGATTTAAAGGATTATATTGATAATGATGTAGTTAAATGGATGGGTACAGATTATAGTAATTCACATTTGAATTATAAGTTTGCTAAGCTATTAAATAATCATAATATGGCAGAAGCTGATAAAAATTCGTTGTTAGTTAAATTGCCTGGGTTTAATCATAATATACTTAAAGGAAGTAGAATTAAAGTAAATATATTTTCTAACAGAGTTCAGCAGTTAAGTCATGATAAAATACAAAATGACTTGGCTGAACCGGTTGATTCGCAAAAATCTGATAATCCAATGGAAAGTAGAGCCTCTGCTGAAATATTAGATACATATTTAAGCGATACTTATTACGTAAAGAGTATTGAATATCACTATAATATTTTGGACCCGGAATATAAATTTAAAACAACAATGATTTTAAGTAGAAAAAATTGGGTGCCTGAACCTAAGGTAGAAAATAAAGCATAATTATGGCAGTAGAATTTAAAACTAATGGACCAAAAAGATGGAAGCAGTTTGTAAAAAGTTCGCTTAACGATGTGCAAGATCCAGTGTTCCTAACATTTGATCTAGACTTTTTTCCTCCGACTAATCAACGAAACGCAACGAATGATGGATTATTTTGGGATGGCTTACTTAAGAAACCAACTGATCAAAAATCCGATACGAATGAGTATAATGTGGTAGAATGGAAAGCGATTGACTGGTTGTATGCGTATGGTTCTCCATGGACAAAAAAGAATTTTCAATATTTAGGAGATGCAATTGTATTATTAGAACAATTACAAGAGAGCCCATGGTATTTTCAATCAATTATGGGAGCAGATCAATTATGGAAAGCCGCGAGTAGAGTTAAGGAAGGAGATAAAAAAGTTGAAATTACAATAAATTGCCTAGATTCAATACAACAGCCATTGCTTAAATTCGCAGAATCTTATCGTAGAGCAATTTATGATTTTGATAAATTATGTTACACCCTACCGGATAATCTTAGAACATTTGATATGACAATTACTCTATTTGAAATTAGAGATATTAATGATAAAGCTGGAAATTTAGAAAATGGACTACACCAGTTAAAGTACAGATTGCAAAGATGTGAATTTGATTTTTCAGATATACTTAGTGGATCAGGCTCTACTGAAATTAAAGCCTATACTGAGGATAAGCCATTTAATACGTCATTCAAAATTAGAGCAGCATGGGTTTTAGAAGAATCTGAGGCATCAACTGAATCTGATTATCAGTCGCTTGGTATTTTTTCAGGCTTGGCAAGTTCTCTTGAGGGTAGAGCTCAAAGATTTTTACAAAGCGCAGCAAGGTTACCAGCTCGAATAATTGGTGACATTACTAATCAATTACAAACTAGACTTGAAACCGCGGTGGGCCAAAATGTGTATAATAGATCTACTGAGGTTCTTGGAACAAACCGAATATTTGGCAGAACTTCGCCAATTGGACCAGGCGGTGGATCAGTTGTGAATGCCGATATTTACCCAGGAGTAGATAAGAAGCCTACAATTAAGGACGGAGATTTGGGTGATGTTTATCCATAATTATGATAATAGGTAAAGCGAAAAGTTAAAAAGTGTAAAATGATAGGACCAAATCACGATATTGAAAAAGATCCAACTGGATCAGATAACCTAACTACCAAGTTTCTTGGAGAAGTAGTTGACGTTACTGATCCATTACGTGAGGGTCGTTGTAAAATTAAAGTATTTAGTATTTTTGATACTTTACCGGTTGAAGATATTCCATGGGCAATACAGTCTCAGAAGCCTGCATTTTTTGGTCAAGATGCAAAAGCTGGATCAATTTCAATTCCTAAAAAGGGTGCAATTGTAAATGTCCGATTTAATAATGGCGATCTTTATTCTCCGGAATATGAGCAGGTACAGGAAATCGGCGATGATATTAAAGAAGAACTTAAAAAGAGTACTGATTACGAATATGAAGGAGCTCACTATATCTTATTTGATGGAGATGAGCAAATTAAATTTTGGTTCAATAAAGGTAAAGGATTAACTCTTGAGATGAAAGACTCTTACCTAAACATTGATCAGAATTCTAAAATTGAACTTTATCATAAAGACGGCCTATCTTCAGTTGAATTAGATGGAAATGTTATTACAGTAATGAGTCAATCTCAAGTAAACGTAGTTTCAAATTCAATTAAAACCAGTGCTCAAAATGTTCATATTGATGGTAAAACAACCCGGATCGGCTCGTCTAATATTGTTGAAAGTGCAGTGATGGGCGATACCTTATATGCGGCTCTATTTGTATTAGCTGCAATGATTGATGCTAAAATGCCTTCAACTCCAGGAGCAGCACAACAATATATACAAAATATAAGAGATGCACTGCTCTCTGAAACGGTTGCAATTGGCCATTAAACTTATTTTGGCTAATTAGTATTAGATACTAAATTACAATTCACATTTTTTGAAGAATCACTACGAGACCCTTGGAGTTTTAGAAACCTCGACTCATGACGATATACGAAAAGCATATCGAAAACTTGCAACCAAATATCATCCAGATAAGAATAGCGGAAGCTCTGAAGCAGAAGATAAATTCAAAGAAATTGCGGAAGCTTATGAAACTATCGGTAATGAAGATAAGCGTAAGGCTTATGACAATTCCAGAAAGTTTAATGGTTCAGCTAATGCTGATTTTTTTGGTAATTTTGGATCTTTTAGAGACTTTTCATTTGGCGGAAATAGACCTCATGATTTTAGGAATTTAACAATAACTGTTGATAAGTGGGCAACTATTAAGGAATTAATGGACGGAGCCTCATTTGATATACAATATATTGTAAATAAAACTATTTCAGGCTCGGCAAAATCTGAAAATAAACAAGTTAGGGTTAAAATTGACTTGACTAATGAAAGTTATCCGATTACATTTGATAATGGAAGATATTTAATTACGTTAAAGGTTAGAGGAGGCGGGTCAAGTCAAGAAATTGAAGAATTTGATTATTTTAGTAAAAAAAGAAATGCAGTAGTTACTGGTGATTTAATAGTTCGTATAAACATTGATATGTTAGGACTTACAATTGACCAAAGTGATATTATTCAGGACTTTGAGCTAAGTTTACACGATATATTATTCACGGAAGAAGTTATCCTGGAGAGCCCAATGGGCAAAAAGTATCGTATTAAATCATTTAATCGGGATACCTTAAGTAATATAACAGTTAAAATACCGAGTCAGGGCTTACTCTCTGCATTTGGCCATAAAGGAAATTATGTGTTTAAGATCTTGGTTAAAAAGCCAAATTTTTCAAACATAAGTGAAGAAAACTTACAAATTTTAAAAGACTTGCTGATTGACGTTAATAAATAATGTTAGTACGGCCTATCTAGAGTAATAAGAATGGGCGCGTATAAATAATCAAAAAAGTCTGACTAAGTTGACTACTACTAATATTAAAAGTTTAAACCAGCCTGCTGTCCCAGAAAATTCAGTGTTTATCATTGAACATCTAAATGAAGCGGTTACGGTAACTAGAGAAAACAATGATGTTATTCTTGAAGGTACTGCGGCAGTTTTTGGAGTAATGAACGAAAACAATCGTATTTACGAAAAACAGGAATACTTACCTCATTTAACTTACTTAAATGAGAAGATCAAACAGCGTAGACTATTTGGTGAACTTGATCATCCACAAAAATTTGACGTTTCATTAGCTAATGTATCTCACGTAATTGAGGGACTTACTTATGATGAACCAACTAATAGTGTAAAAATTAGACTTCGTCTATTAGATACACCATGCGGTAGAATTGCAAAAACCTTGGTTGAAGCAGGTTGTACTACTTCAATTTCTTCAAGAGCTGCAGGTAATGTTGCTGAGAATGGAAAGGTTAAATTAGCAAAAATATTCACATACGATTTGGTTGCAGAACCAGGTTTTGCACAAGCAGCGCTTGGCCAAGTATCTGAAAGTTTGCAAAATAATTATTCAGCAATCTTTGAATCACTAGATTCATTAAGAACTACGGCAATCACTACCAAGTTAACAGATATTTCTGAAAACTTTGGTTTCGAGGATTCTGTGAAGATTTACAGAATAAATAATCAAGAAATACCAACTAAACAAAATAACACACAGCAAATGGCTAATGAGTTTGTAACAAAAGAAGAGATGAATCAGTATTCTGAACTGGTTAAAAAGAAATTTTCTTCACTACAAGAGAACATCTCTAAAAACAACAAAGGTCTTCAAAAGATCAGCGAAAACGCAACCGAAGGAGAATCTCCAGTTGTTGCTAAAATGGTAGAATACGTTAACTATTTAGCTGGTGAAATGGAGCAATTGGTTGAATATTCTAACTATCTTTCAACAATGTTGAATCAAGGTATTAATTACACTGAGCATGTTGCAGAGAAAGTTAATACAGTAATCGACTATTCTGACTACTTAGCAGAAAAAGTAGAAAAGAATATTCAATACTCTGACTATCTAGGAGAGAAAGTTAATCAAAACATTAACTATTCTGAATATATTGCAGAAAACGTAGAAAAAACAGTTGAATACGCTAACTACATTGCAGAAAACGTAGATAAAGGAATTCAATACACTGAATACGTTGCAGAAAGTGCAGAAAAAGGAATTAAGTATTCTAACTATTTAGCTGAAAACTTAGATGCAGCTATTAAATACTCAAACTATCTTGGAGAAAATCTTCAACAAGGTATTAAATACTCAGAATACATTGCTGAGACTCTAAATGAGAAAATTACACCATCTGCTTTAACTAAAACTCGTTCTTTACTTGGAGAAGTTAAAAAATTAAACGAAGGTGTAGAATTTGAAGTTAATGAAACTTCTTCAGTTGACGATTTAGTTGGAGCAGTTGATGGAATCTTAACTCACATTAAGTCAAATTCAGCTAAAGCTGTTTTGGAAAACAAATATCCATTCTTAAAATTGTTAAACGAAGGTCGTAAACAAGCATTCTATAATTTAGATCAAACTACTAAATCGGCAATCGTTGAAACAATGCAAGGAGCGATCTACTTTAACGAAGGTGAAGTAGTTAATATTATGGAAGCTGTTCTTAACAAACAAGTTGAAAACACTCCTAACTATATTAAACTTATGCCAGCTGCATACAAGCAATTATTTGAAAGTATGACTGAAGGAGAAAGAAATTGGATGGCTTCTCAAGCTAACAACTTCACTCTAAATACTTCGTATCAAGTTAAGTCTTTCTGGGATTCTCGCGATTTCAGAGGAATTAATGAAAGAATTGCAACTGAGACAATTATAAATAATAATTCTATTAACGAAAACCAAGGTAAAGAAGGTTACGTATCGTTAAACCAAATAAACGAAAGTCTACGTGGTTATTCTAATAACTACATGGACGCTCTTAAAAGAAGAGCACAAAATTAAAAAAACATTTTTTAAAAAATGGCAACAAAAATTTTCAAAAAATTGAACGACGCTTCAATTAAGGAAACTTGGACCCCAGTTTTAGAAGGTTATGGTGCAAACGTTACAGCTCGCCCTTGGTTAGTTGACTACGCTCACAATCATGCTATCTTCGATAACGCAGGTTCAATCAATGAAGCAAACACTGGAGTAGCTCCAGGTTTATTCTTACAACAACCTGGTTCTATCAGTGCTATGGGTGCAATTAGTTCTCCAACGAGTTCTATGACTCCATTCACAGGTGGTGCTAAAAACGGTTACGGTGCTTCTGTATCTGGTTCTGGTGATAAATTCCCAAGCCTTTTACCAGTTGCAATCCAAGTAGCTGCTAAAACTATTGGTTTCGACCTAGTTGGTGTAGTTCCTATGGATTCTCCAGTAGGTTTCCTACCTTACTTGGATTATGTATACCAAGGTGGTAACATCGACAAACAATATGAGCCTTATTTAATTAAGATCACTGGTTTGTTAGAAAATGCTGCAGGTTCTACAGTAAACGGTATTGCAAATGGTGATAAATTCCCAGTATCTAAATTGCCTTTTACTGAAGGTCTTAACTACGGTATTAACGAAAGTAATACTGACTTAGTTTTACAATTCGTTGGTAAATCACGTGTTGATGGTTCTCCAATCTTCAAAGTTATCCTATCTCATGATGGTGGTACTCTTGCTGATTACTTTGCAGCTGACGTTGATATTCAACCAGCAAATGCAACTGACGTTTCAGGTACTGCGGTAGTAACTTTCCGTACAGCTGATAACAAAGTTGAATTAGTTTCTGCTTTAGAAAACCATATTTCTGGTTTTACTTCAGTATCTGACGCTGATTACGCTACATCTGATTTCAACGGTCCTTATATGGGATCTACTGGAACTCAAATGGAAGGTATGGCTCGTCAAACTGCTGAAACTTCTAAATTCCGTCAAATGGGTCTTCGTATGTTCACTAAGTTCATCGAAGCAAAAGGAGATCAAGTTTCTATTTCAGCAACTGTTGAACAAATCCAAGATCTTAACCGAGTTTGGAACTTTGACGTAATCTCTATGTTAGAGAATGTAGCAGTTAACGAATTAGCTCAATCAATCAACAAAAAGTTAGTTGACCGTGTTCTTAATTTAGGATCAGTTCACGCTACTGCTGTTGAAGGTGTTGAAGGTGCAGGTATCACTACTTTGGACCTAACTGTTGGAACAACTGGATTTGAGAATATCTCAACTCTACAACGTCGTGTTGTAACTAAAATTCTTGAAATGGCTAACTTGATTTATCATAGAGGTCGTTTCGGTGCAGGTACATACATCGTTACTAACGGTCGTGTTGCTTCTGCTTTAGCAGATGTAGCTGGTTACTCTTTCGCTCCATTCAATAATGATCTTCCATCTACTGCTGGTCAATTGTATCCTGCAGGTAAAGTACATGGTTTAACCATCTACGTTGATCCTAACTTGAAATTCAGCGATAACCGTATCCATATCGGTCGTAAAGGTGCTGATGAAGAGCCAGGTGTTAAATTCCTTCCATATATCATGGCAGAGAGTCTTCAAACAATTGCAGAGGGAACTTTCTCTCCGAAAATTGGTATGAAATCTCGTTATGCTATTACCGAAGCTGGATGGCACCCAGAAACTCAATACATTACGTTGGCTGTAACAGGTCTAGGAGTATTGACTGGTTCAACTCGCCCTGCTTCTTCTTACTAATCATAAGAATTAATAAGCTTAATACGGAAAAGGCTCCTCACAAGGGAGCCTTTTTCTTTTTTAAGGACGGGTCGCTAATAAATAACATTCTAAAGTACTTAAAAAATAATACAAACAAATGAGCAATTCTGTTTTAAACTACTCACAATTTCTTTTAGAAAAGAAAGCAATCAACCAAGAAATGGCTGAATTACCTAAAGGTAAAGGTTCAAAATCTAACACTACTGTAAAACCAGCAATGTCTGAACTTCCTAAAGGAAAAGGAAAGGGTATTAGCAAATCAGTAAAACCTGAAATGGCTACTCTTCCTAAAGGAAAAGGTAAAATGATTGGCAAATCAGTAGATACAAAAGTTTCTAAATTACCTACAACTAAAGGTTCTTCACCTAAAAAATCAGTAGACTCTAAAATGTCTAAATTGGTAATTAAAGGTAAAGCTATTAGTAAGAAAGTTGAGCCTAACATGGCTAAAATGCCTAAGTAATTAAAAAACCCATTCTGAAATGTCAGATCAAAACAAACATAAGGTCACGTCCTTTCAGTCGTTCGTTGTTCAAGAAAATTCAATAAAGGATTTAGTTGGAAAAACTGATGATGAGCAATTGGACTTAGATGATGCTCGTAGTATCGGAAAGAAGATTTCAAAAATGAAAGGTGAAGATCGTAAGAAATACGTTGGAATCGTTAATTTTATGGGAGCATCTTGTAGAATTTACAATGAGATTTGGGCTAACTATAAACCAGTTGATCCATCAACTAAAAAATCAAACCGTGGAAAAGAATTCCAAGGTGAAAAAGAAGTAGGTTAATAATTGAGCGCACAAGGAGTAATAGCTGAATCAACCGTAAGTTTTAAAATAACTTGGGATAATCCAGGCAATGGTCAACAGCCAAAGTGGGATCAAAATAAACAGTCAATTGAGTTACATCAAACTGATGTTTATCCTGATCTGGAATATGTATCAGCATTTGCAGCTCCAATCTATACTAAGTATACGTCTGGATCACTTCTAAATGACTTAATAGTTGAGATCAATAAAGTTATTGACTCTAAATTAGCAAGTAAGTCTGACAAAAAGAAAAAGGTTGATGAATTGTATCTTAATTCTGGACCTTCTGCTCCTAAACAATTAGGGGCTGGCCAAGAAGAAGATGCTGAAGAAGATGATGAATTGTATCTTAAGGCTGGACCTTCTGCTCCTAAACAATTAGGGGCTGGCCAAGAAGAAGATGCTGAAGAAGATGATAAATTATATCTTAAGGCTGGACCTTCTGCTCCTAAACAATTAGGTGCTGGCCAAGAAGAAGAGACCCAGATTAAAGCAGATGATGAGAAGCCCGCTGAGATTATTGATACTAATAAAGAAGTAGATGATGAACCTAATGTGAAGACTGATGATCAGGAGTTAGTTACTGCAACTACCACCATTGCACCAGAAAAAAGAGCGTCATCTGCGTACACAGTTACAGTATACGGAGATAAACTAAGATTTTTAGAGGGTCAAGAAGGAAGAGGAGCTTATTCTGCTGGAATTAAGTTTCTATATAAAGTTTCAAATAACCTGACCAAACAAGTAGCTGGAGATAAAATTGATAACCGGGAAAAGATTTGGGCAGAAGTTTCTGGATCTGGTCTATTATCAAATGTAATACGATTTGAATTTGCCGAGTTTGATGAAATTGAATTTAAGTTTGGAGGAAATTTACTAGCTCAGGTATTTCCATCAATTGAATTAAGTTTTACGCCTGATCCAAATTCAGTGTACTCAAAAGAAAAGCCTGAACTTGATATTGCAGATGTTATTAAGGCAACTAATATTACGTTAGGCACCAAAACAACCTCTGAGATTAAGTCTCTACAGAAACAAATACAAAAAGAAATTGAATCGCGTGAACCTGTTGAAAAACAAAAGCAACCTGGTAAACAAAGCGCTTCGATTGATAATAAATAACTAAAAAATACGAGATAAAATGGCAGGTCTACCACATTTTAAAAATTCAACAGCAGGTCCAGCTAAGTATGAACCCTTGTACCTTAATCAATTTGAGGTGATTATTACTCCGCCGCCTTTGGTTGCAGGTAAAATCGGCTTTGGTAATAATTTAATGCTTGAACATGTACTTAAGGTAACAAGTTTGCCAGAATATGCAGGTTCAGGTTCAGCAGTAGTTACCCAAAACTATAAATTCTCTCAAAGAACTTTTGCTCCAGCTAAACCGGCTCAAACATATCATCAATTTACAATTGATTTTGAGGTTAACTTAAATAACAATAATGATATGTATATCTACAATGCTTTAAGAGCATGGGCAGATTTAATATACGATCCATTGACTGGTCGTCAAGGCCTAAAGACTGATTACGCCGATGCAAGCATTCAAGTAACTCAGTTTAATAGAGCTGGTGTAATTTATAGAGATTTTACATTTGGTCCAGTATTTATTGGTCCAAACAAAATGACTGAAACTGTTCTTGACTATACAGCGGATAATTCAATTTATAAGTTAACTGCACAGTTCACAGCAGATGCTTACAAAGAATCAAGAATTGGTCAATAAAATAACAGGTATTATCACATGGACATTTTTAATGTAAAACGCAGAGACAATCCTTCAATGGATAGTTATATGGACCTAAAGAAACCTGGTTTTGGCGGTCCAAATTCAAAGGAAGACTTTGATAAATCAAAAAGAAAATCACTTGAAGGATACCAACGAGTAGTTGACAGAAATGCCGATTTCGAAGGTGGAAATTTCAATCATAATTATGATCCAACGTGGAAAGCAGTAACCCGTGATTTAATTTCAAGAACTGCAAAGAAAAAACCATTTAATCCAATGTACGCAAAACAAACAATTGCAACAGTTAATGCTGTTGAAGAAGGTACTATCAAACGCTTTGAACAATTCGTTAATGAAAACGAAGGTTTTAATATGTTCGCTGAAGCCGAAGAAGAAACTCCAGAAATGGAAGAAACTCCAGAAATGGAAGAAGAATCAGAAGTAGATCAAGAACAAGTAGAAATGCTAATGGCAGATTTCGGAGACGATCTTGAAGAAATGATTGATGAAATCGCTGAAAAAATGGAACTTGAAAAAGAAGAAGTTTGTGATATTTTATGTGCAGCTATTAAAAAGATGTGCGCTCCTGCTGAAGAAGAGGAAGAAGAAAATCAAGAAGGTGAAGAAGAATCTACTGAAGACGAAGAAGAAGAAGAAGAAACCGAAGCATAATTAATGAAGCTGATTAAATTATTTGAACAATGGGTTTCTGAAGAAGAAAAGGCCGTAGATTCTCCTAAAGCTGAGGATACTACAAAACCATCTAATTCATATAATCTTAAAGTATCAACTAATCAAGTTGGTAACTTTGAAGTTGTCGGAACATCTGAGTCAGAATTAACAACTGACTCGACTAAGTCATTTAACGTAATTAGCTCTACTAATGCAAGTATTAAGAACGGCGCAACTATTATGGTTTCTCCAAAAGCTGATACTGATGGAGAATTTGATATTGTTATTGTAAATGACAAAAGTAAACCGGAAGAATCATTAATTTATTCAGGCACAGTAGAAACTACTAAATCGTAAATTCTAAGTATACAAAATTAAATTAGGGGCTTTACTGCCCCTTTTTTATTGTATATACTCCAGCTAATTCACCTATTTCCAATTCAGAATCAATTAGATGTGGAACAAAGGTTATTGTTGAATAGGCTGTATTCAAGAACTTAACCGTATTATTAATATTACTTGTGCTAAGCCCTGCGTTAACGTAAATTATTCGATTATACTTTCGATTTCTAACATTAACCGCTTTGTCTATGAGTTTCTTAATCTCATAGTTAATTAAGAATGACTGTATTCTATTTGGGACTAGAATGTCCTGATCAAATTTTTCCTTAATGATTTTATTTACGTTTAGTAAATAGTCACATTTTTGTTTTTTAGTAAAAATTTGAATGAATTGTTTTTGATCCTTTACGAAAATTATTTCGAGAGTACGATCTATTGAATCTATCATATCGAATCATGGTCGATTTTTTTAACCTCAATTCCAGCACGGCGTAAAAAATCTAAGCCGTGTATATCTCTATATTCTTCAAGATACACAACTCTTTTAATACCTGATTGTAGAATTAATTTGCTACAGTCGGTACATGGAGAATATGTGATGTATAAGGTTGCGCCATCGCTACTTTGAGTAGACTTAGCGACTTTTGCTAGTGCATTGGATTCGGCATGTAAAACATACCATTTGGTTTTATATTCTTTAAACGAACCGTCTTCATTATTAATAGCCTCTTCGCATTCATTTTCAAAACCAGACGGGGTTCCATTGAATCCATCTGATATAATAGTGTTGTTCTTTACGATTAAAGCGCCAACTTTTTTTCTAGTTGCATGAGATAGCTCTGCCCAAACTTGGGCCATTTTAATGTATGCTATATCTATTTTATGTTGCTTTTGAGACATTATCATTTAGATTTAAAGGTTTTATCATATATCCATTTAAAAATATCTTCTCCATCTTGGAATAAGATAATATCATTGGAACCTGATATAATAGAATTAAAAAGTGTTTTAAAGTCAGAAGTTTGACTGCCGTCTATTTCAATTAAATCTGATATTATTGGAGGTAGTGTTATTGAGGTGAATGGTTCAGCTATCATTCTTGAAGCAATATCATAATGCCTATCGTAGACATGATATGAGTTTGCAACATGAGTATAGGTTCCTAATTCAAGATCTGGATAAAAGCGCTTTAGATGAGATAGTATTTGCATTTGTAATGAACAGAAAAATGCAACATCAGTTGCTGTACCCCATATTGCATCATTACTTCTCATGAATACGCTCATGTACAACTTATTTTGTCTAATATGTAAATTTGCATACATTGTACAAACAAAATCTTTATTTGAAGAATATTGGTGTTTAGGTTTATTAAAATGTAATACGGCTTGCCTGGTGTTTTGATCAGTTGCTAAGCTTTGAATTGCCCATTGATACTGGTTTATTTCATGCTCATTCTTTTCGGTAAAGATTAGATTACCATACGCTGAATTAACCGTTCCATCAATGTTTTGAATTTCTTCCCAGAACTTTGCCCATTTTGAAATAAAAGCTGCATCATTACGACCTGAATAATACCATAAGAACTCGGCAGCAATGTACTTCTGCTGAGAACTTCTAACTGAATTTTCATAAAGGCACTGGGTTGGATCTTCAATAACTAACGCAACATCTAATAATTCTTTACTAGTGGTACCTCGTGCATTATTAATCAGCCCATCAGTTAATAAAAACTTAATAGAGTCACGATATGCATCAGCAAATGTTAAACCTTTAAATACTATCATATTTTTTGTTAATTTTAATCAAACTTACAGTTAGATCTTATCTAATATACTAAGAAAATAGAAAAGGGTTAAACTATTGTTAGGTCTGAGAAGTGATCGGTATTTTCAACTTGGATTTTTGTATCAAAATATTCTTCCGGAAGTGGGTCATGTGAAATTACAAAGACTGTCATGTTATATTTCTTTGAAAATGTTTTAAGTAAATCAACTACTCTAAATATTGAATCAACGTCTAACGACGAAAATACTTCATCTAAGAAAAGAAGATTTACTTTATTGTGCTTTAGTTTAATTAGTTCAAGAATACATAAAAGTACGATTAAATTCATTTTCTTTTGTTCTCCAGAAGACAATGAGTCTGGTGAAACTTGCATTCCTAAATGAGTAATGATTGGATTAAATTCCAAATCAAACTCAAATGCAAATTTGAATTCAAGAACCTTGGCAGTCTTTAAGATCTTCTTGTTCAATAATGGAATAATTTGACTCATTAACATCCGCTTCATACCATTATCGGATAGAATCATTTCCATTTCTTGAGAAACTTTTAATTTTTCGGCTTGGCTGGCTAAACTAGTACCAGCGGTTCTTATTTCAGTTTCGATATTTTTTATTACTTCAACTAGGTGTTTATCGGACGTTTGTTTACCTTGCTGAGATAACTGTTGGATTTCTCTCTTTGCTGCGGACAACTGTGCATCAATTTTATAAAATTTATCCTTTGCTTGACTTTGATTATTATCAATAGTAGATAAGGTAGATTCAAAACCTTTAATTTTTTCAGAAATATCTGGGATTGAAGTTTCCTGAGTCTCCTTTAATTTTAACAATTTATCTTTGATTTGACTGTGAATTTCATCAGTTAAGTCGGAAAGGCAGTGAGGACACTTATTTTTATTGTAAAGATCAAGTTTCTTTTGTATTTCTGAAATATTTGCTCTAACTGTAGTTAATTCATCACGAGATGTTCTAACCATTGTTTGTATTTCTGAAAGCTTTGTTGTAAAACTACCTGCTTCAACCCGAGCTGTCTCTTTTAACTCAACCAATTTAGCAAGTTCGGCAGTTAGTTCTTCAATTCTAGCTGTGTTAGTTGCCTGGATTTCGTTTTTTAAATTTTCAAGTTGGTTAACTGATGATTCTAATAATCTTTGGTTACTTGCAATTGAAGACTCAAGAGGAGTAATTTCTCCCTTAACTCTTTTAGTATCTTCTTTTGCAATTTTAGACATATCATTAACAATATCTAATCCAAAAATTTTATCAATGATTTGGCGCTTATCTGCTGGGCTCAACTTAACAAAACTTTTAAAGTCGTTTACTGATAAGCTAATAGTATTTGAAAATACGTTAAACGGTAACTTAGTTAGTTCCTCTTCAATGAAGTCATCAACTCTTCTTTTATCTGGTAAATTATATTCAGCTCCGTCAATTGATAATTTTGAAAAATTTGGCTCAAGTCCACGTTCTATATCAATAAGCCTACCATTACCAGTTGTAAATTTAATTTGAGTATAGGCATTTTTATTAATACGATTTGGAATTTCTTTGGTTTTACGAATTGCCGACTTTCCATAAATTGCAACAGTTAATGCATCGGAGATTGACGATTTACCGCTACCGTTTTTACCCTGAACTAAAATTAGTCTAGGGTCATCAGTAAATTTGAAAGTCTGTAATTTATTGCCGTATGAGCAAATATTTCTAAAGGAAAATTCGTGTATCTTCATTAATTTAAAAAATAGGTAAGTTCTTGATCTGGGTCGATGTCTTGTACTGTATAGAATTTATATAGTTTTTTATTAGAGTCATAATCCCAATTAATATTAGGTGAAGCTGATCTTCTATAAATTGAACCAAACCCTAACAGGATTGCATGTGAATCAATATGAAGCATTTTATTTGGATTAATTACATCATATACAATTGCTTTAAATTGGTCAGTTGAAATAAGGCCGCGATCCAGTCTCTCTTGTAAATTAAGTTCTGCTAATTTTTCTCCAATCTCACGTTCCTTATTCATACCGTCAGGATTAACAAATAACCGATTATCTAATATCGGATCATTGTTTTTAAGTAGAATTTGAGTTTTTTGGCTAATTGGAATCCATGCACAAAATTCAATTGTGGAATTTCTATAAATTTGAGCATTACTGAATACTCCAAACTCTTTAGCATTTATAGGTTTTACGTATAAACTTGATAATATACTTGGGTTACTCATCGGATGTTTGTTGTTTTACTAAGTTATGAATTTCGATAAATTTTTGAGCTAATTCAGTTTTAAAAGTCTGTGAGTAGTCTTTTGTTTTTAGGTAGCTTTTAAATATATCAATAACATTAAACTGGTCTTCTGGATTAAAATCAACGGTAGTAGATTCGTCAGAGGTTTGATCGACATATGTAAAAAATTCAACCTTTCGATGAGTTGATTTTGAAATAAGTTCTAAAAATCTAGTTACTGAGAATTTATTAACGAAATTTACGCTAATCATAATATCAACAAATGAATTATTTAATTTTTCAATTACTTCATTTGCTGGCATTTCTAATAATTCAAATATATCAAATTTCTTATAGACTGGAGAGTTAGTGTTTTCGATAAATTTCTCAGTTAACGTCTGGGAAGATACGTCAAGTTGATAAAAACCTTTAGTATTGCCACGGTCTCCTCTATCCATTTGATATGGAGTTCCAGTATAAAGAACATTTTTAAATTCTTGACGATGGTGTATATGGCCAGCATAAACACGTTTATATGAGGATAACATGTCAACTTCAATTCCATGTTCAACCTTCGTCCATTTATTAAATCGTAAACCTTTAATATCTGCATGGCAGACAATATACTCGCATAACTCTTTATGATCCGTTATTATTTGATTTAAACGATTTGTATCTTCAACCCAAGGTAACATTAAAAAGTTATGCGATCCATTAATTGTAATAATTTCTGGATTTTCAAATACGTGAATGTTGTCAGCAATATGAGAGATTGCTTTTAACGAGTGAACCACGTTTCTATCTTTATAATAAACGTCATGGTTTCCTATAATAATATAGATGCCTCTTTTAAATTTCTCAGAAAGCTTTTTAAAAATAGTTAAGGCTTCATCATGTACTCTAACATTAATTGATTCACGTGAATGAAATACGTCGCCTTCTAAAAATAACACATCGCGGTCTTCATCAAAATCTTCATCTACTTTATTAATTAAAAAGTCCAATAGAAAATCCTTTTGTATTTGAATCCATTCTATTGAATTATTTTTTATTCCTAAGTGTAAATCACCAACTAGTGTTATTTTTCGAATATTTGTAAGCTTCATGTTAAAATATTTTATAGTTCTTGCCCATGCTATCTAAAAATCCGTATTTACTATTTAACTCAACTAATAAAAGTTCTTTATTTTCATAAGTTAACATATCAAATATTTTTTTATATTCCATGTTAAGAGTTGAAGAAATTGATTCAAGTACTTGGATTGGGCTAATGAATACTGTTGTCATTGTTCCAGCACTCAACCCGTTTAAAATTATACTAAATATTTGGTTAATTTGTACTTTTGTAAATTTCTGCTTTTCAGGCTCATCACCTAGGATCTCCTGTAGTTCAGAGCAACCTTTGATAAAGTTATATATGTCTCTTTGTACAATAGTATAGTCTACATGATCAGAATATCTGTCTGGATCGGACATTGAATGCGCAGCTGAACCACTTTCTAATTTAATAGCTGAACTTGACGTTGGCGAATTATTATCGTCTTCGTCATTATGTTCATATCCTAAATTATAAGTATTTCCAAAAATCTTATCATTTCTTTTTAGGTCAGAATAGGCAATCTTACGGCGTTCTAATTCGTCTTCATCATAGTCTCCTTCAATTAATCCATCTTCTTCAATAATGATGTCTTCATCGTCGAATTCTAAGGTATCGTCTTGTTCAACGGTTAAATCATTATCTAGATCTGAAAAATCGTCAGGGTGTTTTCTTGGTGCCATTTAGTTATGTGTATTTTTATATCGAATTTAACAGATCATCATAATCTGCAGAAGTTCGATGGGCTTGGACTGGTACTGGCATAGCTAGTGCAACATCCATAGGTATTAAATTTTGAGGTAACGTTGTCGTATTCGTATGAGCCGTTTGATATTGAGTTCTCATTTGATTTTCAAGAGATTGAGTATCATCATCATCAGAATAAAATTCACTAGCTGGATCGTATTCTTCAGTTAGTTTAGCAAATTCATAACTCATTCTATACATTTTAAAACTTTCGGTATAGCCGCCATCCCTATTTGCAATTAACTTAATCTTCATACGCTTTTCCATAGGTCCACGGATTAATCCAAATAGCGAATCTACTGTATGCACTAGACCAAATGATTCTGCAATATCGGACATGCTTAAATCTTGATCATCAACTGCATCTCGTTTAATTTGAGTAGCTGTAATGATACACCATTCGTTTCGAATTGCAACTGCTCTAAGTTCTTCAGAAATAACTTTTATCTTTTCATAAGTATTTCCTTGCTCACGAAGAGGTCTCATTAAGTTAATATAATCAACTACAATTACGGTAAATTTAATTCCAGAGTTTTGCTGAACTTTTAAAAAGTAGTTTTCCACATCAATCGCCGAAGCAGTGCCAGTTGGAAATTCCTTTACTATTAACTGGCCAAGCTGAGGCATGTCTGATTTAAGCTTCTGTATTTTACTAGTAACTTCAGACACTTGACTATTATCTAACATTGAATCATAATCCTTAAATGGAATACTTAATATGCTTGAACCGAGTCTTTTCATGTATTTACGGTCAGATAATTCAAGAGTTCCTATTCCTACATGACAACCTGCCATAAATGCTCTGGCTGCAATATTTGAAAGTACCATTGATTTACCAACCTTCGGTCGACCTTGGAAAACAACTAGAGTTTTTGGGTTCCAACCTCCACCTAATGTTTTATCAAAGAATGGAAAGCCTGTTGGATTTCCAATTTTTGAAAGTTGAACGTGATCTACTGAAGTAAAAAAATTTAGACCGGACTCAGCACTAGTGAATGAAACATTTAATTTACTGTTGAACTTCTCCCTAACATCATTTGTAATTAATTCAACATTCTCTGGATTAATATCAGTTGTCTTTAAATACGATAATACATCAATTACTGACGCATTTAGGTTTTTATAGAAAATGAATGCTTTTGTGTACTTAAATAAAAATTCATAATTATAACTAGATAAGTCTACTTCAAACAGTGCATTAAATTTTTGCTCTGAAATATCTAGATTTGAAAGATTTGCAATTTGTCGCAATTCATTTCGGGTTGGGATTTTAGAATATTCAATAAACCATTTTTTAGCTTCACGATATAACCTTTGTAGAGTATCATCGTTAAAGTAATGAGCTTTAATTAATGGAATAACTTCTCGCTTGTCCAATGAGTCAAAGTTTTTAGGCTTAATGATTACATCATTATCATCTTCAGTTAGAACAAAGTTAAAAATTATTTTTTCGAGAAGCTCAATGTTCTCTTTGAAATCTATCATCATATTTTTTAGTTCGAAATTATATAAAATTTTAAAAATTCAGATTGGCTAATTATTATAAATTCACCTTTCTTAATTAGAATATTATCTTCTATTAAGTCTTTCATTAATAGTTTTAATTTTTCTAAAAAATCGCTGGTCAATTTATCACCAAACACATATTTTAAAGTCTTAGTTGAGAATTTAATATCATCTAGGTCAAATTCCTTAGATTTGACTTGGGTAACTTTTACAATGTATGAAATAATATCGAATACAAAGTCTTGCCTAGTTGGGTAGCTAGGCAAGGCTGTATGCGAGTCCAGTAAGTATTTAAGCGGAATATTTGGCTGTAATTTAAAGGTCATTATCTGAATCAGTTAAATCTTCTAATTCGTCTATTTCCATTTCATCTATTCCATCTTGTGTTTCAGGAAATTTAAACGTAGGCTTAATTGTAGTTTCGTCTAATTGAGTTAATACTTCATGAGTAAATAACCTAGCTGAGAAAAATTCTTTAACTGGAACAGCATCACCATTATGTTTAATGATATAAGTTTTTCCAAGTTTCTTTGGTAGAAAATAGAATGTTTCACCAGCTACTTCAAATTTTGAACATAAGTCAGATTCATCTGGCTTTAGTTTAGAGAATTCCTTTTCAGTTAACTTATTACCTCTACCAACTCCACATGATTCCCAATTAACATATTGCTCAAGGCCAACGAATTGATTCATACCTTTATGGAATGAAATATGGAATTCAATATCAATAGGCCTAGCTAAACGATTCTTTTTAGTTTTAGAACGAACAATAATTCCAGTAGTAGTTTTGGCCTCATCGCGAAGAGTTCCTTTACTCAACATTAAAATAATTGATGCAGAGAATTCCGGACCTCCACCACCTGACATACCCTTTGGCGTATATTGATCCATTGAGGCATATGTATGATTTGTAAAAATAAATGGAACTTTATAATTTGAAAGATCTAGAGTTAATGATTTGAATAGAGACCTCATTTCCTTTGCACGAAGTCCCATATCTGCAGCATTCTTACCTGCATCCATATCGCGTTGACTTTTATCCGTATCCAGCATTCCTACTGAATCTACAAATAGTGCAATCTTAAGTCCTGGGTTCTCCTTAATTGTTTCAATTAAGTCATGGACATAAAATTTAACTTCGCTAATAAGACCCATACGTAAATATTTTAATTTACTTAAGTCCACTCCGAATTTAACATAGTCACTTGAATCAATTGCACCTTCAGTGTCAATGTAAATTACCATGTAATCCATTTTTTGTAATTCACGAACTGCATTTAAACATAGGAATGTTTTACCTGCACCGGAGTCGCCAGCAATTCCAATACTACGAGTATTGGGATAGCCTCCAAATAAGGAACCTGACATTTGAGCGTTTAATAAGTAATTTCCAGTTGGAATGTACTCTTCAATATCAGAGAATCCTCTGATTTCGATTTTTGATTTGACTTTTTTCTCGAGCAAGTCGTTAAACTTGGCGAATGCGTCCATTGTTGATTTTGCCATGTGTATAAAATTAATATTTAGTATCTTTTACAAAGGATACTGAAATGGGTTTAGTTAAAATATGAAGCAAGTAAAAAAGATCCTGATAGAACCGTTGCATCTGGAAATTCGCCATTAACTACTTGGTGAAATCCTATATTGATGATTTTAGAATCATCCTTTGTAAAATTATCTTTTGACAGATTTCTAGTAAATTCAAAACCTTCTTTTGCTGGCTTGCCTAGATCAATTCCGTAACAGTGCATTGTTAGAGTTATTGGCGAATTCATTGCAATATCTCCCAAATAAAATATCTGATTTTCGGTTAAACCAAGCTGTTCAATATTTAATCCAGCTTCTTCGACTAGCGCTCTACATACTGAATCGTATGGGGTGCGATCTAGGTCTGAATTAACTTCGTCTATAATTAGAGTATGTGCAGTTTGGCCGTTTGATTTATTTTGAAACTCAAGAGCATAAATAGACTTAATTTCATCTTCTGATGTTTTAGTAAAAGGTATCAAACAAATATATTCTGAATCAACTGATAAGTATTGAGCTGAGTGTTGATCGCGATTAACTGTTAATAAGTTAAATTTTCCTATTTTACTAGGAGTCTCATTAGATACTTGATTATGCATTGGCTGTAGATTTTTTGGTAGGTGTTGTACTCAACATTTTCTTCATAGTCTTTTTAATTGAGTCAGCAGTTACGTTATTATTTATATAGTCAGACAATTTTGTCAAAAACTCTTCTTTATTCTTAGAGTTTGAGTACATCATCTTTAATAAATTTTTACTAGGTAATTTAATTTTAACGGAGAGCGCTAAATCTGTGTCTTCTAGTGAAAACATACCAAATAAGTCACCTGGATCAGTAGAAACTTTAAGTTGAGCTGGTTGAGCAGGCGGCGGAGCTATTGGTTTTGGTGCAATAACTTCAGCTCTAAATTCTTCTGGAATTTCTTCAGATACTTTAAAATCGTCAGTTAATGAAGGAATGTAATTGATTGACTGAATTTCAGCCATTGACATTGGCGGTTGATCTTCAGTGATCATCATTAAGTCAGAAGAAACTCTGTCAGTATCAAGTTGAGTACCGTCTGATAGTACTGCCATGAATCTACCGTTTCTGGAAGGCAGAACATCTCTAACTTGAACTACTTTTCCTAGTTTAGTTTTATCATTGGTTTTTATCCATTGAAAGTCATTCGATTGGAAGCTGCTCTTTATTGCAACTAGGGTATCAATATCGTAATTCATAATTATGTTTTTTATTTTTTTAAGCCACTTTTTCACTTGATAATTGCTCTTCTAATTTTTTCATTTGATTCTTTGTATCAACTCTACCGTTGTATAATCTAGTAAGAATTGTTCGAGCGGCTGAATCATTTTTATTTGTGAAGACCGTATCGTTTTTTGTTAATATTTGGTCAGGTTGTATTTCAATACCAGGTTTGGTTTTTCCTAAATAAGAGTCTGGTGAAATATTAAATTGAATTTGAATGTTTGGATACATTGATGCAAAGTCAAAACATGAAACGTATTTGTAATATCCAGGTTCAGGCTTTGCAACATAGGCTCCATCGTATGTTGCATCTTCTTCCAATTCTCTTCGGTCGTTTGCCATATACCGGCCTCGGTCTAGAAACTCACGACACATTAATGATTCAGTAATGAATACTGCTGAGAATACTTTTGAAACATCGACCTTTGCAAATTTTGAAATTGCAAATGCAACATCAAGTAGTCCAAGTTTATCTTCAATCAACTTAATAAGAATTGTATCGATGATATTATACTTAATAAAGTTTTCAATATCTTGTTGAGCTTCCATCATGGTTGCATATTCACTATGGAGTTTGGTTGTTCCTAATACTAAATTCGCAATATAGTCTAACTTATAATTCTCAACTACTTTATAAGGTTTAGTATTCATAAATACTTCCATGTAATCTAAAAGACCTAAATGAACCGGCATTTTTGATTTACCAATTAATGTTTTAGAAGGCATGGTTTTCATTGGATCAATATCTAATTTTTTACAACGGTTAATTAGATAAATCCAGTCAAATCCAATAACATTCCAACCAGTTAAGAATGGAATCTTTGGAAGAACTTTATGGAAGAAGGTTTTCATTAACTCTTCTTCAGTTTCAAAGAACAAATATTTAAGAGTAAAGGTTTGACCGTGAGCTTTGAAATATTCATTGACTTCATCTTGCATTTGTAAAATTGGAGACTCTTCTAATTTCTTCATGGTTGACATTACAAAACAAATATTATCTTCATTAACAAATGTAATCAAGTTAACTGGCATTGCTGCTTTTGCTGGATCAGGAAACTCTTGCGAAGTTAACTGAATCTCAATATCTAAATAGTACTTCTTTGGGCTATCATCTGAATAAATTGAAGCAAGTTCGGTTTCGTCTAATCTGGTTTGAGTTAATTCCTCAAGTCTAAAACGACTTAACCATTTACCTTGAACCTTCTTTAGGAACTTTCCATCCCAATTTCTGTGTTCAGTTGGAGTTGGAGTTAAGTTCCAATTATAGAGATCATGTGGAAGTATTGGCTTTTTCATAAAGCCAATGTTACCGTCTGGTTTATAATAAGAAATAACAAGAGTCGAGTCTTCTGTATGAAATTCTGTGCTTACAATCATATTGTATATTATACTAAATTAATAACCTCTTTGTTGGCGAGCTTTATTCTCTTCGTTCTTAGACATGTACATATTGAACATTTCTTGAGAAGTCATTCCAACTGATATTGCATAGTTCATAAAGAAGTGAAGCATATCGACTATTTCAAATTTGCACTCAATCTGATCAGATTCTGATAAATCTGAGAACTTTTTATCTGAATATCCTTCATGTGCTGATTTCCAGCGCTTCCAAATTGCATTTCCTGAACCGTCATTGATTCCGCCAAGAGCATCGGTTGCTTCGTGGATTTCGTCAATCATTGCATGGTTATTCATATGCCAAAATGTCATAAGTTCTCTAAGATTCATGTTTGCAAAGTCATACCCGTAAACATTCTTTTGAGTATCAGCCTGAATGTCCATGATTTGACCTAGGGTGTCTTTGTTTACTTCTGTTCGGTCTGACCAGTGATCTTTAATTTCTAATTTTGCGCAAGAGTTATCTATATTTGCCATATTTATGTAGTTTATATCATCTTTTACCCTAAAAGTGAAAAAGGTTTAACTTTGGATACAATATTGCTGATAAATAACTTTATCAACTCGTAGACAGTCTTTAAATTTATGAATTTGGGGCGAATGCGATAAATAAATAACTTCAAAATAATACGCAAAAGCGATGGCAGAAAAATTAAATCTGAACAGATACAAGTCAAGCGGTGTCTATACAGTAGAAATTGATGAGAGCACTAACCTTTCATTACCTCTTTCAACTGGAAGATTGGTAATTGGCTCGAGTAAAAAAGGACCTATCAATTCAGTAGTACTAGTTAATGACTTACGTACTCTATCGGCAGTCTATGGCGATGTTGACTCTAAATTAGAAAAAAACGGTAATTATTTTCATAGAACAATTCAAGTTGCACTAAGAAATGGACCGGTTTATGCTCTGAATTTATTGCCGATTGCTGACTCAGATGTTGCATACTTTACAACATTTAATACAGAAGCAGCTTCAAATAATTCTACATGGTCTGCAAGTTCCTATAAAAGTAGCATAGCTGATTTTTATAATACTCAGAAACTATGGTTTGCTGATGTTGATGCGGTTAACAAATATAAAAATTTAGCCCTAGGCGATTCATTCCCAGCGACTGGAACAGTAGATAAAGATGCAAACAAATTGCTAAGCTTAGTTAACTTGTCTAAGAAACCTGTTACCGCATGGGCTAGAATAGCAGATACCACTGGATATGATATTAAAGTTAAGGAATATTATAAATTGCTTGGAGATAAGGTTGAGGTTCCTGATTTCTTACATCCAGATGATTATGTTGCTGACTACTTTGTAGAATTAGCAGTGGTTGAAGGAGATTGGTCAGACTCTCTTAGATTATCTAAAGACCCAATTTATCAACAATATTTTAATGCAAGCGGTATTATTTTAGCAAAGTTAAATGATTTCTTATCATTAAAAGAAGTTACAGTAGTTAACCGTACAATTGGAGCAATTATCCCAGAATTTACAGACCTAGCTGGATCGCCAGCTTCACTAGACCATTTATTTAATAATAAATTCTCTCAATCCGGAGTTTATTGTGCTCTTGACTACAAGAAAATTGATATGATTGATTTACTGAACAATCCGGTATTTGATAGTGGTAGTGCAACTGAATCAATTGAATCACAGCGTCTTGACCTAGTAGGTTACGGATTTGATGAAATTGATTCTCAAGTTTATTCAGTAGATACAGGTAATCCAGATCTATCAATTGAGCCAGTTAAATTAATTGATGTATTGAGTTACAAAAAAACTGCTGGTTACAAATATTATTTCAATATTCCAACAACTTCACCTGATAATTACGATATTTTACCAGGCGACCCTCTTTCTCTCGGTCAAATGTATACGGTTAATCCAACTGGTTCTGATAATAATTATATTATTGCAACAATCGGTAGTCCACTGTATAATGCATGGGCAAATGGATTTATTAAAACTGGAGATACTCTACTTACGGGATCTACTAGATACTTATCAACGGATGGAGTAGTTAAAACAGTTATGAATGGAATGGTTAAAGTTAGCTATATTGAATTTTATGCGTATAGCGATTTAACTTATACTAACCAAGTTGATGCAGCTGCAATAACTAGTGGATCTAATAAGTATTTGCATATTGTGTCATCTACGCCTACTGAATTTAACATTGATTTTGACTTGACTGACACTGACATATTTATGCCAGGTTTTAATTATTTTGCGCCTAACCAATTAGTATTTACCTTAACTCCTACCCTTTATGGAAATCCAGCAAAAAAGGAAACTGCAAATACCAATGCACCCTATGATGCAGATTTAAGAGGTGATATTGAAAGTTTTATTAAAACAGGTCAATACGTTAAAGCTGGAGTACTTACTGACGTAAATGGTGATCCAGTTATTCGTGAACGCTTATTGAAAATTAAGTCAGTTTACGCAAAGGCTGTAACTGTTACCTATTTAGGAGATCCTACTAAGACTCTACAGTATACAATTACAGTAGACTCTCCATTAGACTCAAATGTAACAGGTATCGATCTTACTGGTTCAATACTAAAGGTATATAAAGGAATTAAAAATTACGTAACTAACCTTAGAGGTTTTTATGTACCAGCAATATCAATTGATGAAGTTGGTTTATATCCTAATGGAACATCGGCTCGTCAAGATAAGATCCTTGATTATATGTTCAATGATACTAATATTGCAGCAACTATTGCAGATAATGAGACCTTAAACTTCCGTTATATTATTGATTCGTTTGAAGGTCAAATTGCACCTGCTTCTAAACAGCAACTTGCACAACTTGCAGCAAATCACGGAAAAGCACTAGCTATCTGTAATGCTCCATCTTTTGCTCAATATGAAAAATCAATTGACCCTAGTTTTATCGATTTTAATACTAACTTAGTATCAACTGAATATATTTCAACTGGTGGTAACCTATCTTCAAATCCTCAATTTGTATTTGGATTTGCAAGTGGAGATAAAAATGGTATTGCAATTTCTTCTTATGCTGCATACTTTATGCCTAACTTGGTAATATTTGATAACGGTAGAAGTAAATCAGTTCCGCCTGCTGCGTATATTGCAAATGCATATATGCGAAAATATTCAAGTGGAAATACTTTCTCAATCGTTGCAGGTAAACGAGGTATTATTACTGATGCCGAAGTAACTGGAGTAGAATATGATTTAACTAATGATGATAGAGATTATTTAGAGCCAGTAGGCTTTAATATGATCGTTAGACGTAGAGGTTTTGGAGTAATGATTTTCTCAAATAACACAGGTTATCAAAGAGTAAAATCTGCACTTAATAACGTTCACGTTAGAGAAGCCCTAGTAACAATTGAAAGAGATATTGAGAGAATCTTATTGAATTACCTATTTGAATTCAATGATCCAACTACTAGACTAAGAGTTAAAACATTAGTTAAAAACTATTTAGAAGCAGTTCAAGATGCTAGAGGTATTTCAACGTTTGACGTAATATTTGATGATTCTAATAATGGATCTGAGGTTCTTGAAAATAACGCTGGTGTAATTGATATTATTGTTGATTTCCCAAGAGGTATTCAAAAGTTCATCAACCGTATCACAATCACAAGAGCTGGAGGCCAATTAGCTTCTGCGTCTACTGGATTTACGCCTTCATTCTAATTAATAAAAGCTTACTACAAATAAAAAGGACCTCAATTGAGGTCCTTTCTTGTTTAGGGCCGACAGGATATGTCAGATTCCACCACTTGGTTTAAGTCCAAGAACTTAGTCTTCAATTTCCATAATACCTTCCAGAACTCGAATAGAGTCAGTTGAGTCATTATGCAAAATACCGGTTCCGCCAGCATCAGTCCATTTATTTAGTTTAGTATCAAAATCGTCAATTAAAATGTCAAATTCATTTCTGGCATATTTCCATTTGTCTTGATCTAAAATAATTCTGGTTTTACTTGTAAAATCTTCAGGTTTAGTAACAGGTTCTTCGTCAATATGGAGGTGTAATTTAATCCATTTTGTTTTACCGGCTAAACATTCAGGACTTCTACTTGGAGCAGACAAGATAATTGGATCGTATTGTTTTAAATAGTCCCATAATTCTCTGCCGTCTTGCGTCCATGGTAAATCTGACCAAAAGTCTTCTCCCAGTTTATCTAGAATTGGCCAAATTGAATTTTTACCATGAAGTTTTTCGTATGCATGTGGAGAAAGTTTTTCAGGATTTTCTGGGATTTCCATAAAGCCTCGATTAAAATCTACTAAGACTCCGTCTAGGTCGCAGAAAATTGTGTATTTTCCGCCTCTTTTTTCAAAGATAAATTGGTCAAATTTCTTAAGCATTTTCTTTAAGTTCAAATTGGGTATCTTGATCTTTGTTAATTATGGCCAAAAGATCGTTTGCCATTACTAGGTGATATCCGATACCGTCCCAAGTTACGTCAAGGCCTGAATATCTTTGATATAGAACCTTATCACCAGCTTTAACTGGGCATTTTGAATTATCTGGAACTGAATGCCCTACTGAGATTACTGTTCCAGTATTTGGTCTCTTACGTGCATCAACTGATAGAATAATTCCAGTTTCAGTTTTTTTCTCTACTGTATCTGGTAAAACCAGGATTCTCTCGAATAGCGGCATAAAGCCTTTTGTTATATCAACACTCATTAGTATTTATAATTTTTTTTGAATTTGTAATAATTAAATTTACGGCGAACGGTTAAATCAACGCTTGCTTTTATTGCATCAAGTACGTCAGTTGGAAAAAGCTTTGTACTTAATCTTACTAGTGTCTTATTACGATGGATGTTATTCTCGATCGTCTGCCATTCACCTGGTTCCTTTATCTTTAGAGTATCACATGTTATTTCACGCATTACATCAAGGAACCCAGAATCACCCGAATCGATTAGTTCTTTAACATCAGACCACTCATATGATTCTCTAACATGCTCTATTATTTTAGTTACTTTAGAAGCAGTCATTTTTGGATGAACTCTTGGAATATTATCAGAACTGTCTCCAGCTAAACACTTTGTTAAAATATCTAGGGTTGGATCAATTGTTAAGTGTTGATAGTCTTTTTGGGTTAAGTCATTTATTATATTGATAACTGCTGAATTATCAATTGACTCAATATCAAAATCAAATAAATTAATTTCTGCGGGCTTTTCGTCTTTACCAAAATCTTCAGTTGTATAAATCTTTTTATACTTTGTCATTTGTTTTGGCATAATTAAAATAACCTTTCGCTTATTGCTTTCTAATAATTGAGTTAAGTCTTTATCCACTGACCAAATACAAATATCTTCATTTAGATTTTCGCAAATGTAGGCAATTAAATCATCGCCTTCTGCTCCAGGTACTCGATTGACGACTACCCCGTATTCATCTGAAATTATATTTAGTATTTCAGTTTGAAAGTATTCAAAGAACAGATAAATTTTGTCATCGTATTTTCTTTGACCTTTATAACTGAAGTCTCCTTCTCCGTGAGTTTCAAAATGTTCCTTAATATATTTTTTTCTCCAACTCTTAGAGTCAAATACAAAAAATACTGATTGGATATTTTCCTTAAACGGAGCAAGAATACTTCCAAAATAATTTGTTGAAAATGATTTAAACGAATCTTTACTACCTTGTTTAAGAATAAATTTATCATCGTTTAATAAATCAGCAACGTAATACTTTTCGCCTATCCTCTTATCGTTTGCAAGAATGTTTTTAACAATACTTACTGCTACGTTTAAAAAAGCATTTCCGTCTATGATTAAATTCATTTTAATTAGTTGGTTGTTTAGGAACTTGTAATTTCTTTATTGCTTTTACAATAAGTTCAGATTCTTCTAGTGTAAATATTCCTTTAGCTTGGCAGTGGTTAGCTGATGCTACTAAAATAAGAACTGCATGTTCTGGAGTTAAATTTACCAAAAAGTTTTCATAATCTTCAAGATTAGTATAACTAATTGAAGAAAGTAGAGTAGCTATTGGAGCGGCCTCAGGTTGATTCGCGTCAACCTGAGGAGCTTCAACTACTGGTGGTGTTTTTGATTTTGCCATTTTGTAGTTTAATTATTTTTTATAAAGATGCAAATAAATCGTCTAAGTCATCTGCTTTTGGGGCAGCTGCTTTAGCGGTAGGTTTAACTTCCGGCTCAGGTGAAGAGCTTCCAAAGTCATCATCTAAATCAATGAATGAGCTTACATTTTTTACTGCTGGAGCTGGAGTGAATTCAATATTTTCTCCAAGTGGTGCTTGCGTTCTAGCAACTGGTGCAGATAATTTAAAGTGCTTCTTCATTCTTTCATCTTTAGTGTTTGCAACTAAATTGTCAATGATTTGTTTGTAAGGAACAATTGCTTTAATATAGTCTGCAACTTTTTCGTATTCAACATCAGTCCATTCCTTTAAGAAATATTGACTCATATCTGGTGAATTCTTTTTAAAGTATTCGCTTACAAATTGCATAACCTTAGGCTCAGTAGAAACTGGAATTTCTTTACCTTGAGTTGAGATAATTAATGGGCTAACTTCATTCATGAATTTACTAGCACTAAAATCTCTCCATGCTTTAGTCTTACGCTTAATAACCAAAACAAAATCCTTACCGGTAGTAAGTGAGAATGGATTGATTTTTTGAGTAGTAACTAATTCTTGTTCAGGATTAATTTCTTGTTGGATTAAGTTATCAATTGTATATCCATAAGAATATATTTTGATTTTACCTTCCATTGTAGGAAATTGTGGATCCTTCTTGATATAAACACAAGAATAGTAATTGTAATAACGATTGAAATACTTTTGAATCTCTTCAACGATTGAAGGCTCTTCATTTTTTAATCGCTTTAATTCAAGATCAAGCGTCCAAAGAATTGATGATGCGCCGGTTGTTGATGGACAATCTACATACAACTTTTCATTGGTTAACGGGTTTATTAATTTAGCTGCATATTTTTTATAGCGGCTCTTAGTTGGATCGGTTACCCAAGGGATAAAACGAATAACTGATTTGTAAATACCGTTTTGACCTTGGTCTGGACCGGGATTGTACACGTTGTCGTCGACTTTGCGACCAGCGGATGATGATTTACCTGAGAAATCATCGAGATTAAGATTGAATAGATCTTCCATATTGTTTATAATGTTTAATAATTTAATAGAATTGTACTAAATAAGTGTGAAGAGTTTTCAAAAAAAAAGGACAAGTTTTAAAACCTGTCCTTAAATGTGAACTTTTAGTCTAAAAATTAGGCTTTAGTATCAACTTTAGATTCTTGAACGTGAGTTCGGCCTTCTTGACAAAGTGCTTTAATGTCTTGAAGAACTTTACGAGTTCTAGTTCCAGCTGATTTATTTCCTTTTTCGTAGAATTTTCCAGCTTCTGCTTCTAATTGAGAAACGTGTTCCTTTAGCGATGTTAACCATGTAGGTGTTGTCATAATTTCAAATATTTTTTGTATCTTATATTTGAGAAATCCACCCGGTTTTAAATATTAGTGATATTTGTTTGAAAATTTAGCTGCTGGGTATACTTTTTTAGCAAAAGCTATCCAAGAAGCCATAACTTTTTCAAATTCAGATTGAGAAATTACACCAGTTTTAATAAATGGGTTTAGGTATTCCGAAAATTCCTGATCAATTGGGACTCTTTTCTTTTTAGCAGATGCATACATGCCGGCTACCATTGCTGGAATTTCATCAGCTAGTAAAAAATACTGATAATTATTTTGAGCACGAGCCCTTACTGATTTTCGGGTATTGATAATATGCCCAGCCCTTTGGTTTATACCTTTTTGTAAAAGATGTTCAAGCTCGTGTCGGATATTATCAACAAGTTTATAATTTAGCGCTGGATAACATTGAGGTTCGGCTTCTGGACTAATGTAAATAACTACTTCAATTTCAGGTTCTTCTACTGAATTTGCATTTGGAATAAATGCATTTGCGTCTATTGCAAAACCTTTATTTTCAAAATTAATTATCTCTGAAGGAATACCGCTAAACTCCTTAGCGATAGAAGTATCAAATTCCTCAACTCTAACCACTTTAATTGATAAAGTAAATTCAAGTGGATTAGTATATGTAAATTCTTTAAATATTTCTTTGCCTAGCTTAGACCCTGAGGTTTTCTTAATTACGCTAAATAAATCTTTAGCAAAAATTGAGGCAAGAGAATCGTACTTTGATTCAAATATGAATTGTGAAAATCGTTTTATCATTTTTTAGATTTGATAAAATTTACTTCTAATTTATTGGTTGACGTCGATAGTTTAGCATCAAAATCTATATCAATATCACCTTTGTCAATACCTAGTTTTTTACTAGACATTGCTGATTTTAGTTTATCATAAACTTCTTTATCTAGAAAACCTTCACCTCTAAGGGCATCAACTATGTCATTTTTCTTTGAATCTAATTGGTTATCCGTGATCCATTTATCCAAATCGGCTTGATTAATTTGATATTCTTTAAATCGCTTAACTCCTCCGCCTCCAGTATATTTAGAATGCCATTTCTTATCATCATCAATTAATACTACGTTAATATCGCCAGTTTGACCAGCGGTTGGAGCTGGCGCATTTGGGTCTGGTGGTAATTCAGCAGTTGCAAATGGATCAGTTGGAGCCGGAGCCGTTGCTGGCGCTGGTGAATTTTCGGAAGGTAATGGAGCAGGTTCAACCGCTGGAGCGGCGTCAGTCTCACTAGGAGATGGGGGTTCAACTGGTGGTGGAGTTGGAGCAGGTTCATCAGCTTCCAATAATAACTTAAATTGTCTAAAGTCTAGTATTTCCATAAATATCGTAATTGTTATGGTTATTTATAAACAAAAATAGGAGCACAAGGCTCCTATTCAGATTAGGTTAAGTTAGATTATGATCCGCAGGCCTCACATGCTTCAGGATTATCAAGGGAGCATGAAATATTTTCTAAATTATCAGTATCGTCTATTATAATTGGCACAAACGATTGAACTGGCTGAACTATTTTAGCTGCAGTATTTAAACCCAATCCAGCAATCGCTGAACTAGCGGCTTCCGTTCTAAGATAATACATGCCGGTTTTTAAACCTCTTTTCCATGAATGAAAATGGGCTGATGTTAATTTTGCAGTATTTACATCTCTAAAAAATAGATTTAGTGACTGTGATTGGCAAATAAATTTACCGCGATCGGCTGACATATCAATTATGGTCTTTTGAGAAATTTCCCAAACTGTTTTATAAACTGATCTTAATTCTTCAGGAATTTCAGCAATATTTTGTACAGAGCCTTTTTCTAAAATAATACGGTTTCTCATATTATCTCCCCAAAGACCTAATTCAACAAGATCCCTAACTAGGTGTTTATTAACAACTATAAATTCGCCAGCTAATGTTCTTCTAGTTCCAATATTTGAGGTAAACGCTTCAAACGCTTCGTTATTACCCATAATTTGAGCAGTTGATGCAGTTGGCATAGGAGCAAGCAATAGAGAATTTCTTGCTCCATGTTTCATAAGTTTCTTACGAAGTGCTGCCCAATTCCAACGACCTGATAATTGATCTTCGTTAACGTCCCAAAGATTAAATTGAAATTGGCCAGTGCTTAATGGAGAACCTTCATATGATGCGTATGCCCCATCCTTCTTTGCAAGATCAATTGATGCTTCCATTGCGGCAAAGTAAATCGTTTCAAAGATCTCAGAGTTTAATTTCTTTGAGGCTTCTCCACCAAATTCAATTCCCATTATTGCAAAAGTATCAGCTAACCCCTGAATACCGATTCCGATTGGACGATGCATTAAGTTAGATGTTTTAGTTTCTACAGTAGGGTAGAAGTTTACGTCAATTACTTTATTTAGGTTTAAAGTTGTTTGGTATGCTACCTCATATAGAGCCTCATGGTCGTACTCGCAATGCGGTTTTTTTAATTTACCAGTACGTTTGCCTATCGTAATAAATTGATTTACTGGAATAGAGGCTAAGTTACAAACAGCCTGTTCTTCCTTTGATGTATATTCAATAATTTCAGTACATAAGTTTGAAGACTTAATTGTTCCTAAATTCTTTTGATTTGATTTACGGTTAGCTGAGTCTTTAAAAAGAATATATGGGGTTCCAGTTTCAACTTGAGATTCAAGAATTTTTTGCCATAGTGTTCTAGCTTTCATGGTAGAGCGGCCTTTGCCTTCAGCTTCAAGTCTTTCATAATTGGTTTCAAATTCTTCTCCGTACATTTCCCAAAGCTCGCAATCAATTTCAGCTGGACAGAATAGTGTCCAATCTCCATCTTCTTCCACGCGCTTCATAAAGAGATCAGGAGTCCACATAGCTAAGAAAAGATCCCTAGCCCTACGTTCTTCTTTACCGTGATTTTTTCTTAAATCTAAGAAGTCTTCAACATCTGCATGCCAAGGCTCTAAGTAAATAGCAAAAGAACCTTTTCTTTTTCCTCCGCCTTGATCAACATAACGAGCAGTCTCATTATAAACTTTTAACATTGGAATAATTCCGTTTGATGTACCGTTGGTTCCTTTAATATAGGCACCAGTTGCTCGGATGTTTGAAATTGATAAACCTATACCTCCAGCATTTTGAGAAATAGCAGCAACATCAGAGAGTGTTTTGTAGATACCTGCGATTGAATCCTCTTGCATAGTTAATAAGAAACACGAAGATAATTGTGGACGCTTTGTTCCAGCATTAAATAGAGTAGGAGTTGCATGAGTCATTTTATGTGTTGATAAAAGCTCATAGGTTTTTAATACATTCTGGATATCAGTACCCCAAATACCAACTGCGACTCTCATATATAAACTTTGAGGAGTTTCTGCTGGCTGGCCATGGGTTTTTAATAAGTAACTTTTCTCAAGAGTTTTAAATCCAAAGTAGTCAAAGTTAAGATCGCGATCATGGATAATCGCTTCGTTTAAAGTTTCTCTGTTCTTCTGTACAGCAGCATAAGTTTCATCAGAAATTATACCAGCCACCTTTCCAGTCTTTGGATCTATGTAATTATATAGATGATCAATGGTATCACTGAATGACTTGTGGGTCGTTTTGTGTAATCTTGTAATTGCAATTCTAGCTGCAAGGATTGAATAGTCTGGATGTATATGGGCTAATGCTGCAGCGGTTTCAGCTGCAAGTAGATCAAGTTGTTGAGTACTAATTCCATCGTATATTCCAGATACAACTTTGGTTGATACTTCAAGAGCATCAACGTATTCTGTGTCTAATCCATAAGTTTGTTTTTTAATTCGGTTTGTTATTTTATCTAGCTTTAGGGTTTCGCTATGCCCGTCTCTTTTTATTACCTTCATCGTTTTTAATATTTTTAAAATTCTGCGTCTAATGAAAAACCTGTGTTATCTCCAGATTTTACCCCTGCTTTTTGATATTCACCTACTCTTTTTTCGAAAAAATTAGTTTTTCCATTGAGTGCAATATTTACCATAAAGTCAAAAGGATTTGTTGAATTAAATACTGGATTACAGCCTAACTCTGATAATAATCGATCGGTTACAAATTCTAAGTATTGAGCCATTAAATCTGAATTCATGCCGATTAATTTAACAGGAAGAGCGTCTATAATAAACTCTTTCTCTATTTCTAAGGCCGATAATATAATTTCTTTGATTCTTTCTGGCGATACTTTATTTTCAATGTGATTATTATGTAAGTGTACTGCAAAATCAGTATGCGAGCCTTCATCCCTAGAAATAAGTTCATTAGAAAAACTTAGTCCAGGCATAAGTCCTCTTTTCTTAAGCCAAAAAATTGAACAAAATGAGCCTGAGAAGAATATTCCTTCAACTGCAGCAAATGCAATAAGTCTTTCCTGGAAAGTAGAGTTTTCAATCCATCTTAGTGCCCATTCAGCTTTTTTCTGAACGGCTGGGATTGTATCAATTGCTCTTAATAGATGCATTTTTTCTTCTTGATCAGTAATATACGTATCAATTAGGAGAGAATAGGTTTCAGAGTGAATATTTTCCATCATGATTTGAAATCCGTAAAAGAATTTAGCTTCCGGGTATTGGACTTCTTTTAAAAAGTTCTCAGCCAAGTTTTCATTAACGATTCCATCACTTGCGGCAAAGAATGCAAGTACATGTTTAATAAAATGACGTTCTCCATCATTAAGATTTTTTCTCCAGTCAACCAAATCAGCGGCTAAATCAATTTCTTCAGCTGTCCAGAATGAAGCTTCTGACTTTTTGTAAAATTCCCAGAGGTCGTGGTGCTGGATCGGGAAGACAACGAATCGGTTTGGATTCTCGGTTAAGATTTTTTCCATTTCTATGATTTTTTTGGTTTAAAGGTATGTGTTGAATAGTTAAAATAGTATTAGCCAGGTCAACTGGCTAACAATAAAATGCGTGGTATTTTTTGTTTCAAATAATAAGTTTTTATTATTTATACTGAAACTATAATACCACGCAAGTATTAAAATTAGACGAAATCGTATCTTAATTGTTTACGAATTGCGTCAACTTTATGGACATGTAATTGGCCAGAGTCAGAAATTTTAGTTCGGCCCTTTAGATGGTTTACATCACTTTTAAAAGTACTTTCACCATCTGGCATATTTATTGTAATTGAGAAATCAGATTTATCTAATGAATAGTTTAAGGTTTGACCTTCAATTTTGTTTTTAAGATCTTGCCATTGAAGCTGCTCTTGACCTATTTTTGAATATGAATCGGTTAAGATGATACGAGGTTCACCTTTTTTAATTATAACGTCCTTAACGTAAAATTCAATAGTATCACCAGACCGATATTGTTTACTAACTTCTTCATAATTTTCAAACTCCGTTTTATGAAGTAATCCAGTAAAGTAGTTTTGGAATTCAACAAACATTCCAAAGTCATATGGCTTATTTGTTAAAATACCTGTGTATTTTTCTCCAATATTAAGGTCGTGAACTTTTTGAGGCAGAGTTTGTTTAATATATTTCTTGTATGAAACAATGAATAGATCATTAGTTGCATCGTAATTCTCAATCATTACTGGAAGTTCCTTATTCAAATATTCATTAAAGTCTCTAATTACGTTAGCTGCAGCATGCGAACCTGGTAAAAAGCATTTAACAGTTCCTTTATAAAGTGCAAGGTATCCTCCTTTAACTAAGTTGGTAACTTTAACATAGAACCATTTTTCAGTTTTTAAGTAGTCTTCTAAATCTTCACGATGAGATAAAGCAGCACAACGTTTTTCTGAACCTAAGAAGTCTCCATTATCATTTTTGTAAATAATAACTTTAAAACTGTGGTTAACTTCATTGTGTACTAATAATGAAGGCTCAGAGCTAAATTCTCTAAATGGAACAAAGATAGTAGACAAAGATGCATTATCTTGAACTTCAATCATTTTCTCATCAAAGTCAATTTTCTTAGCAGTAACTGTACACACTTTACCGAGTTCAAAATCTTTATTTGATGGTACAAATGAGGTTTTTGAATTTGATGAAAAGTACATATCGTACAATTCTTGAGCATAGGGCTCTTTACAGAAAATTTTAAGACCAGAGCGTTGATCTTCTGGCGTTAATTTAATTGTTTGATTGATTTTAGAATTCCCTTGACTGAACAGTAGGTCGAAGTCAATTAATTCTTTGGTGTTGTCTTTTTGCATATGTTATTGTTTAAACGTTGCTATTTAATTATACATAAAAAAAGTCAGTAGTTTTATGAAGTATGCATTCCTGGGTCAATAAAAATACTAGGTGACCATGCGGTTGGATAGAGTCCTGGCATTTTTGATTGGAACAACAGAGTACCAGTTGAAGTTATACTTCCTCTCCATGCAAGTTCATCTAAAAATATTGCAAATAATGGGTTTTTATGAGTTAATCTTTCCCATGGAGGAAGATCGTCCTGGTTAAAAAATGGGCTTGATGCAAGTCTGGCAACTTGAACTCCAGGTTTACTACCAAAGGCACATGCTAGAATTGCAGCTAAATAGGCAATTTCTTTAACAACCGGTTCAGTTGCAGTAATTACTGGAATATACGCAGCTTTTAATAAATTAATTGCATCTAAATTTGCTAATTTAAGTTTAGATGAGTTTGGTATTTTTAATTGAATTGCCATTAATGCTAGTTTAAGTGGAAGAATATATGGATTAGCTGAATCAATTATAGTAAAACTTAAGTCTTTTAAAGTTTTAGTTAGGGACAAAATCGGATCAATTATTGTTTTTAATGGTTGTAAAATTCCATCAATTGCTGCATTTAATAAACCTTTAATTAATTCAACCAAATCAGTTGATGTAAGTAGAGCAAAATAGCTAACAATGTCAAGCGGTAACAATGGAATTTTTGGAAGTTTTATATTAAACCCATTCGGTAATGTTACTGAAACGTATTTTGATGAGTTGTTGGTAGAAACTGTTGCAAATTCAGAATTTCCACATGGAATCTGTTTAAGAATATCTTGTAGAGAACTTGAGTTTGTTCCTTGGTTTGCAGTTAGCATATCGCCAGCATCAGATAACATTCTAAGTATTAATTCAAGTAAATACGCAATTGCTGCTTTAAGTAATGGTTTAATTACAATATCCAATGGTATTACTATTTGAAGTGGAAATGGTGCGCCTAGTGGATTTGGAGATTGTGGAATTGTTAGTGCAGTTAATATTGGTAATATTATTGCTTGTGAAATTGATATAATATCAGGTTTTTCAGGTAAAACAATCGGTGGAAGTAATCCAAGTAATGAATTAAATAGAGTGGTTATTGTAGATATTCCAATTTCTTCAAGTGAATCACCTAACAAACTTTTTAAAACATCAACTGTTAGCCCTGATAAAAATGCATCAAGTAGTGCATTAAAAATTCCAAGAGCTGCAAGAATTTGTGGTGAAACTATGTCTAATGGAGGAGGCGGAGCTGCACAGCACGGAGCAGCTGGGTCAAACAGTTTTAAATTAGGAGCAGCAACTGATAGCGTAGTAAACGTTAAGGCTTTTTGAAGACGTTCTTTTCTTAATTTTGCGGCTTTTTTAATTTTACCTTTCTCAACATCACTTAAGTTTGGGTCAATATCTTCATCTGCTGGATTTGAATTTCCTTGTAAATAGTCTAATGCTTTATTTGAATATTCTTTAATTGCTTTTTTAAATTCTCTAACATCTTCTGCTTTATTTAAGTTAAATGTTTTCTTACTTTTTAACTTAGAGGTATCAACTTGAGCCGCCATTCTTTTTATTTTTGCAATAAGGTCAGTCGATTCAAGATCAAAACCTAATAGACCTTTTGCTGCTTTTTCAATAGTTGGTTGCAATCCACTAATTGCTGATGGCAGTTTTGGATTAAGTTTAGTTGGACTATCCGGAAAGGAAATTGTTCCTAATTTTATTTTATCAATATACTTATCAAAATCAGCCAATACTCCTGAGATTTTAGAAGATAGTTGGATTGGGTCCAATGATCGTGCGGCTTTTTTTGCTTCGCGTTTCTTTTTTAAGTCGGACTCATTCTCTGCGCCCATTACTTGGGATTGACGGTCCTTTCTGGTTTTATCCTTTAACTTAGTAACGGCAGTTATTTGCATTTCTCCCAATTTATCAAATTGGCGATTCAGACTTCTTTTAAAATCAGCAATTTGTTTATCAAAGTCTTTTGACAAATCTAAATCTAGAAAGTTCATCATTTTTTCTAAATCTGATGTGTATTTGGTTATATAGGTTAATGGATCGATTTCGCCAATTGGTGTTCCATCCCTTGTTGTAATTTTAGGTTTTTTACCAAGTGCTAAATCAGCAGTAAACGCTGCAAGCCTAACTGCTTTTGCTGCATTTCCTGAAACAGTTAAGGGTATACTTAAGGCACCTTTAACTAATTGTCCTTTAAATGGATTTGCTGGATCAAGACCTATTGGATTTTGAGATGCAGAGGTTTGGTCAATTTCAAATCCATATTTTATAGACATAGGGGTAGAATACAATAATGGAATATTTGGAGCAAGTAACATATACTTATTACCATCTGGCGCAAAATACAGTATATAAATGCTAGGTAATGGTATTCCAACTATTGCGATTGGCATAGTTATGAAAGTAACAAGTGTTCCAACTGGCGTGGATAAAGTAAATAGAGTTCTCCATTTTTGAGGTAATGTAATTAAGGCAATGCCAATTGGGGTTGGAATAATATTATTAATTGGATAATATCTAAATGGCGGAGCAGTTAGGTCTGGAATCGGTAAAAGGCTTACTTTATTTAATGATTTTGTAAATTCTTTCCAATAACAACTATTGGTCATATCTGGTAAACTTGCATCATTGCCGCCTAGTGTTCTAATGAATAGCGGATCTTGTCCAAGTTTTTTCTTTGTTTCAGCTTCGCAATCTTTAGTTGGAATAGAGGTTGCGGCCGGTCCTTTAAAGCAGGCAACATCAGAAATTCTTTTGGCTAGAACTTCTTGATCCATTGAATTTTCCTTTATTTTTGAGTCCAATAATTCAATTTCAGTATTACACTCTTTTATTTTTTCAAGTAATTCAGAATAACACTTAGTATAATAAGCTAATTTTTCAGGTAAAACTGAATCAAGCGGACTATACTTAAAGGTTCCATTTGAGTAAATACTTGAGGTGTTTGCTCTGTATGAAGTAGGTCTAGCTAATTTAAGTTGAGAATCGGAGGTCCTTCTAAAAAAGTCGGCCACTTCCCTTTTTGCTAAAACCTTTAATTCATCAAGTGCTGGCCTTATTTGATTTGGAAAAACTGTCGTTAATTCAGTCTTTCGTTTTACCTCAATCGTTGAATTTAAAGTCTCATAAAATTTTTCATAGGTCGCTTGACTTTGAATATAAAATCGAGTATCTCCATCTTTTATTGAAACAGGTGCATTTTCAACTCCATTAAAAATAGGATCAATTTTATTTGGGTCAACTGATAATCCTCTCTCTTCTAGAGTATATAAATATTGGACTGGATGTGAAAGCTTACGATATAATCCAGGATAACCGTCTGGCATTTGATTGTATAAAGCTCCTGGAATATTGCTATAGTTTGATATAGATTTATTTAAGCCAAAATCATATGGAATACTTGAACAAAATGATGCAATTGTATTATTAAATGGAGCAGTTGTTAAATAAGGATTGGTTCTAATTGCAATATCTTTATCTATTGATTCAGAGGTTCCGTCCGCTTTTATTTGAGGTACGGTTATTCGAGTTATGTCCAAATCAATTAACCTAATTCCAAATGTTGCACTTCTTGCTGGAACCACAATTCCTGAGAATACTGCTTCTGTTTCATTAAATTGAGGAATTAATTGTCCACTTATTTTTTCACAAGATGAGTTGAGAGTTTGAGAAACTATTGTTGCTTGATCAAGGGAAGGCAGTGATTCAAGTTTTTGGGATAGAGCATTGGTTGCTCCTTGTTTAGCAACAATTTGATTTTCTTCTGCAAAAATTCTATTTTTCCGAGCTTCATAATATAGTCGATATACTGAACCGCTTATTAGAACGTTATAGTAGCTATCTGGCATATATTTCTTTATTGCTTGGGAATCGTATTCTGTAATTAATTTAAACTGATCGTCACCTATAGCATAAATTACTCTAAGCGCATAATAATAAGTCTCGTAAGTTTGATTGGTTGTAATATAATCATTCCAAATTTGATTTTCAATAGCTAACGTTCGAGTATATTCATCGGTCCAATATAAGTATTGAGAAGTTAATGGCTCAACTATTGATATTGTAGAATTAAAAAAATCAAGTCGTTCTTTATAATAATTTGAAATAATATTGTAATGGTCAAGTGCTTCCTGTACTCTACCTTTAACTACTGAAATTTCAATAGCATTAGCCTGCTTTGCCATTTGATCAACTAAAATTGCCTTTACGTCATTAACTCCTTGATTAATGCAGCTGCCCTCAACTGGCATTGGAATTTTAACGTCCTTTGCAACTGGGGCAACCGGTTCAGGTAAACACGCTTTTACATTAGCTAGGTCAGCCTCAGTAAAAACAGGCGATGCAAGTTTTCCGCACTTAATATCGTTAATTAGGCTTTTAAATGTGACGTTCAATGAATTAAGTTCTTTATTTTATCTATCATTCTCTCTAAATAGAACAGCGCTTGTGAGGTTTACTCAACAAGCGCTGTTTGGTAATGGTAATTTAAAATTATTAGATAGGTAGTTTGTCTTGTGGAATTTGTACCATTAGGCAATCGGTTGTGATTAATAAGCCAGCAATTGAAACTGCATTTTCTAGAGCAGTACGAGTAACTTTAACTGGGTCAATAATTCCAGCCTCAAACATATCTACGTATTCTTCAGTTTTTGCATTGTAGCCTGGAGCTCCGTTTTTAATTTTGTCCCAAACAATATCCGGATTAACTCCAGCATTTTCAAGGATTGTTTTAAATGGTTGAGCACAGGCTTTTTTAATTATTTCAATCCCTAATTCGATATCTCTATTGGTTGAGTGAACTGTAATTTGATCAATTGCTTTAAGTAGAGCAAGACCTCCACCGGCAACAATGCCCTCAGCTCTGGCCGATCTGGTTGCTCCAAGAGCATCATCAATACGGTCAGATTTTTCGCGAGCTTCAATTTCAGAAGTAGCTCCAATTTTAATAATTGCAACACCGCCTTCGAACTTAGAAAGACGTTCTTTTAGGATAATTTTTTGAGACTCATTTTCGCAAGCCTCAATTTGTTGTTTTAGATCGTCAGTTAATACCTTAATTGAATCAGCTAAACCGTGTCCACCGATAATTGTAGTTGTATCTGATGTAATTGTTACTTTATCGCAACTTCCAACATAGTTAGCTGCAATACTTTCTTTAAGAGTAACTCCATCCATTTCAGAAACAAGAGTTCCACCAGTTAGGGTTGCAATGTCCTGTAATTTAGCACGACGATTTTCTCCAAATCCTGGAGCTCTAACTGCAGCCACGCGTAAAGTACCTTGCAATTTATTAACCAACATTGTATTTAGGGCTTCTCCATCAACGCTGTCGCTAATAATAAGCAGTGGACGGCGTTGTTTATTTGAAAATTCTAAATATTGAATTAAGTCGGCTAAGTTTGAAATCTTACCGTCATATAATAAAATAATAGGTTTTTCAAATTCAACTGTATTTTTCTCTTGGTTAGTTATAAAATACGGAGATAAGTAGCCATTTGCAAATAGCATACCTTCTACAATTTCAACAAAGGTTTCTCCAGTTTTACTTTCGCCGGCTGTAATTATTCCGTCAAATCCAACAGCTTTCATTGCGTCTGCAATAATTTCACCAATCTCTTCATCATTATTTGCTGAGATGGTTGCAACTTGTTTGATTTTTTCAAAATCTTCAACTGGCGTACTTTGGGCTTTTAAGTTCTCAATAATAGCCTTCATTCCAATTTCAATTCCTTTCTTAAGGTCCATTGGATGAGCGCCTATTTCCACAAGTCGATTACCCTCAGTAAAGATTGCATGGGCTAATACAGTTGCAGTAGTTGTACCATCGCCTGCTTCTAGAGCAACCTTGTTTGCAACCTGCTTTACCATTTGAGCTCCAACATCTTCCATATAATTTTCAAGTTGAACTTCACGCGCAACGGTTACCCCGTCTTTTGTTATTGCAACGCTATTGTCGCGAGCAATAACTACATTACGACCGCGTGGGCCTAATGTAACTTTAACCGCATCTGCTAATGCATTGATGCCAGTTGCTAAGTGTTGTCTAGCTTCTGCTTTAAATTTAGTATTCTTCACTTATTATTTGGTTATTTTACTTTATTATTATATCCGATTTTTCAATTTGGTTTAGGTTAGAAAGTTTTAATGCCACTTGAATTAGCGTAATAACGTCTTTTTGGCAGTATTCTTTAATTCCGTCAACATTTCCGGCCCAATAATTCTCATGCACTTGCTCGCCTTTCATTGCATCTTTTGGAGAGTCAATACCAAGAACCGTTGCTAAAAGATCAAGCGATGTGAATCCTTCTTGCCATGCGCCAAATGACCAAAGTTCAGAAGTATCAATTATTGAAGTTTCCCAAGGTTTTTTATCCCATACTTGAAGAGGGGTTGCTGGCTCAATATTTAGAATGAATGCTCGTTTACATAGGAACGGAACATCAAATCTTTTAACATTATGCCCAGCAATCTTTACGCCTGTTTTTGAAAGAGCTGACATTAGTTTAAAGGACTGACGTAGGATTTCAGCTTCATCATCTCCAGCATAGGAAACAATTTGAGCAGTAGGCACGCCATCTATAAATTTCATTTTTCCAAAAGAAACACAGACGACTCTGCCAAATTCAGCGTGTAAAGCTGATTTCATTTGGAAAAGTTCTTCATCTGACTTGTCTTTATTATCTGGGTATTTAGCCCCTAACTGATTTTTAAGGATTTCTGCTTTAGCTGACCATAGTTCTTGCATTTTAGACGAAAGAGAATCAGCATGATTGACAGTACCGGCTGTTTCTATATCAAAAAACAGCATTTTTTCTAATTGGTGTGGATCGAACATGACTTTAGTGTTATAAGTTAGGGTAATTATACTAATAAAGATAAAAAGTAGCCTTTAATTAGGATCTAAGGGTTAAAGTTTACTTAATTCTTTATATTAATAAAATAAGTAGACTAAGTATCAGAGTATCTGTTGCTACACCCACCCAACACCCTTATTCTACAGTACATTTTACAAAGGTTTTAAAGAAAACTAAAAAATATTTAGTAGTAGAATAGTTAAAATGATTAAAATGAACCTTGGTAGTAATTGGTATAGACTTTTCAATACAGTTTCCAGCTGTATGCATTTGCAAAGACTTTAAGAGTCTGCACTGGATAGCCTGTGTTAATACTAATACAACTAAAGCCTATCGAAAATTACTTGAAGATACTCAGCTTCAATTTCCTGGACTAGAATTCATATTTTTACCCCCCAAGAACTTTAAATACGATACTTACTCTGGTGTAGAACGCGCTAAGTTAGCAAACTATTCACTTCTAGTTGATACCTTAATAAATCGAGTAAAAGAAATAGTTAAACCAGAACCAGACCGAATCATTTCAATCGAAGGTATTGCATATGGAGCCCAAGGTAATGCTCTGTTAGATATAGCTCAGTCAACTGGTATGCTTAGAAAAAAGGTACTAGATGACTTATTAAATAACAAGCAAGAAAGCCTATTCATATTTTCACCAGGGGAACTTAAAAACGCAATTGGCGCAAAGGGTAATGCTGGTAAAATTGATGTTTACAAACAGTTTATGGAAACTCCGCTTCTTGCAAAAGACAGCAGTTTACATAAAGTATTAATTCAATATAATGATCAAATTATTAAAAAAGACGTAGTAGGTTCGCCATTTATGGATATGATTGATTCGTATTTAGCCGTCCTTAAAATCTACACATCACTAAAAGAATCCTAATTAAATGGCAAAGGCTAAAGAAAGTAAGTACTACATCAACAATCGAGATTTTACTAATGAAATTATTCGGTGTAAACATGGATTACTTAATGAAGTTACTGGTTACCAGCACACAGCTGGAGAATTATCCCCTATTGCAATTAACTATTTTATAATTTTAGCAAATAGAGCAATTCTAAAACTTAGATTTAGTAATCCACTAGATAAGGAGGACTGTATTCAGTCAGCCCTATTGGATCTACTTAGATATTGGAGAAACTTCAATGAAGAAAAATCAAACAATGCATTTGCGTATTTTACGCAGATTGCAAAAAACGGATACGCAAAAGAATACAAAAAGATTTACAAACACATAGGTAAAGGTGAAAAGGTTGAATTTGTATCATTAAGCCATTCCGGCGATAGCGAAATTTATACAATATAAATCTGAATTTTACCAGCAGTTTATAAATCCACTAGTACTAACACCCTTAATAAATAAAGGTAAAGAGCTGGCAATAACTCATGAACATTAATAATCTAGTATTTTTTGATAAAAACGGTGAATCTTATAACTTTTCACAAAACGCTGAAACCGGTGCTTGGGAAGGTTCTGACTATTTTTTACCGATATCAACTGCACTATATGATGTTTCAAACTTGTTTATTCTTGAAAAGGTTGGATCCAACTATCGATTCCCAGTTTTAGAACCAGGCTCTAAATTAACTGTTACTTGGCAGACGGCTGAGTCTTCTGATAATTTTTTCTTATTTACAATAGCAAAAGAGGATCAACATACCGATTCAACTACCTACTTATCAAGACAATCTAGGCTTGATATAAATTACGAAGATCTTTCGCCAGGCGGATTTGTTAATCTGGATCTAGCCTATCCATTACAACTAAATGTAGGATTTTCTCCATCTGAAGAGGTTAGCTATAACCGAATCTTAAATATTCACTATGAAACCGGTTCAAGTAAGACACTAATTGCCTCTATTTACTTTTATGGTGAAGGCGAGGATGAAGATGAACGTTTTAGAATTTGGTTAGCCAATTTTGGAATCAAGTTTAATCGAGAAGACGCTCTTTTACTAAAAGACTATGATCTAAAAGAAGGTTTACCTGACTGGAAACAAATTAACCAAGCCAGAAAGCAACTATTAGTAAACCGTGATCAAATTTATCCATATGTTGGTACCTATAAAGGACTTATTAATATTATTAATATTTTAGGTTATCGAGATGTACTTAGAGTAAAGGAATATTGGCAAGATCAGGACTCAAAGTCTGGATACTATGGCAAATATGCAATGGTTGACGTTACTGATCTACTTACAACTGGTTCAATCGATGAATTGGATTTAGTTGATCTAAATGGCCAACTTAAAAAAGGCGGAAAATTTAAAAAGACCGAATTTCTTGCACTTGTTTATGAATTTTCAGTTGCCAGCAATGTTTATGACGATGATGGTGTCCCGGAAGTTGAATTTACCACCGATTTCACAGTAGACGAAATATTTTATAAATTAAATCGCCTTTCTACCAAATTAAAAACTGAAATTTTACCAATAAACGTTGTAATTAAGGACGTTATTGGAGAATTCATATATTTTAGTAAATTTAATATTAGAAGTTGGTCAGATTCTGCAATAATTACTGAATTACAGATAAATGATGACTATAATACTGTCATTAATCATCCATCTTCTAAATCTCAATTGCTATTAATTAGAGATATTAAACCTCTATACCCTAAGCTTAATGGAACTTCAGAATTTCCTGAAATTACGTTTAACGAAACCACAATTTTTCCATATCAAAATGGCCAAAAGTATACAATATCAGAAATGCCAAGTTTTATCACGGCTATTGCTGATTATTATACTGATATAAACCGATATGACTTTGAATTACATGGACAAACCAATCCAACCGTAACTGGAGATGATATTGACGGAAAGGTAGGTTGCCCAATTACGCTTGAAGCCTATATTCCAGATTTTATGTTAGCGGATTTAGATGGATCAAAATTTGGTGATTTTACGGGTAGCCATTTTACAATAGGAAATATTCGATACCGTAACGGTTATGAAATTGAATGGAATATTACAGGACCTCAAGGTTATGTATTTAATTGGAGAAGCGCTCTTACTGACTTAGTTAAACTACCTCATATTTTACCTTATGTTGGAGACTATTCAATTAAATCAACTGTTTATGATTTACAAGGTGGTCAAAATGTTAGTTATTTACACACAACTGTCCTTAACGAAGAGCCAATAATTGAAGTATTTATGAAGGTCCAAGATAAACCCAAATACCAAATTAAGGACTTGCATAATATAATGATTAAGGATCTTGGAGATAGTTCACTATATTTACCATTTGCAAATGTTGTTCAAGGAAGTACTTTTAATTCAGGATTATCTCAACACTATTTAGACTGGAACACCTATTCAAATAATTTTGGAGTAGGTAATCCACAAACTGAATCTGAAATATTTACAGAAGGTACTGGCTTTGAATTAATTAAAAATTCTATGAATTCTGCTAAATTACAATATGGGACAGGTTCAAGTCAAGAAGGCCAACCTACTCTTGGAGATTATAGAAATGCAACACTTCAAGACCTAATTCTAAATAGACTATCTGATTTTTCATATACAGCTGACCGATTAAACGGATTTATAATTAAATTAAAAACTGAATATCCAAGCCATACGCTAACTCATATCAATTTCTATTCGGATAATACAGTAGGTGCATATGCACTGGGTTCATATATTGATGCTGAGGATTTAGCGGATCAGTTAAATCATGAAGCCGATGATCTAAATATTCAAGAATATCGATACGTTGCGGTAAACGAAAATATTCATGCTCACGCAAAGAGACAAGATAGAACTCTACACCGAGTTTTAGCCTTAACCTATCAAGGCTCTCCTAGGTTTACCGAACATGTATATACGTTTAGTTATCCTAGACTAGTATATTCACCGACCCTAGTTAGTACCTTAAATTCACAGCTTTCTCAAATTGCTAAAGAAATAGATGAGGACTTATTATTTTTAAGTGTACCGTTTGATGACTGTTTAAGAAAAACTGGAGAAACCACGTATTCTCTCCAATCTGTTACCATTCCAAATTCTTTTCCAAGCTCTAAAACTTTTATCCTAACTCGTCCTCAGGAATTTATAGTAGGTAAAAAGATCAGGGTCTCTAGTATATCAAACCCATCTGATTGGGCTGAAGGTATAGTGACTCAACCTTCTGGCATAGATAGAATCCTTATAACTTTCTCCGGTAGTTCATTAACTGGTAATACTCGTTCTGACTGGAAATTTGAATATGTTGAAAGTATCGCTAATTTGACCCCAACCGAAGCAGTTGCTGGTACTCCGGATTATTGGATTAATAATCAATTTGGAAACTATATTGAATTTTCATCAATTACTGATCCAGCCGCAACGGTTACCGGATTCTTACCTTCTAACCTAGACCAAAATACATTTAGTCTTTCTAACCTAAAAACTGGGCCAGATGGACTTGTTATTCCATTACATCAACCAATATTTGCAGCAGTTGCAAATATCGAATCTAAAAAGGAATGTATTTGGACACTAACCTTATTTGGTAAACAGGTTGTACAAATTAAAAATACTTCAACCTTTATTTGGAGATTTTCAGATCCTGGAGAATATTCATTAAACGTAAAAGTAACAGACATTAATAACAACGAGTATACACTGGTCACTAATTTTAATGCAATTCATGCAAATGGAATAAAGGACTATATCAAATACCTTGAAGGAACGCTTAATCGCCGCAATCTATTATACGGTTCACGTCGATTTGCTTAATAAATAAAAAAGACAAAAAATTACTTAAAAAATGGCATTTACTAACCTAAATTTAAACACAACACCTTTATTGGAAACAACCTTTATTTCTGATATGCGACTAATTGTTAACGCTAACGTTGCTGTCGTTAAGGGTAAAGTTGAAGACTTAATCAATACTTTTGAATTTGACTTAACAAACAAATACATTGGCGTTGATAATTACTTTAACCAAGTTAAAACAAATAACGTAATCCTAGGAAATAGTATCTCCTTTATGGATTCTACCAATGTAATTGGAAGTTTAACCAAATCTTCTGGAAAATCAATATTTTCAGTTGATAAACTTATTATTCAAGCTGGCGGATCAATTGATATGACTGGTACTGGCAATGCAATGGCAGTAAAGAAATTAGGGGTAGGTATGTCATTGGTTAATTTACAAAACGTTGCCCTATTCGCAGATGATGGATTCTATGTAGGTTCTCCAAGTACATCAACTCCTGCTAAAACTCAACTTTATGGAGAAACCTTATTGTTAGGTCAAGCTGTTACTCAAAGTACTGATACTGAAGCAGTTCCTAATTTAATTACACTAAGTGCTGAATCAACATACTATCATAAGACTCTAGTTTTAAGTAAGTCAAGTAATCAATTCATTTATCTTACCCTTCAAGCTGGAGATGCAAGTCCTAGTGGAAAACCAGTTTACTTATTCCTAATGGAAGATGCAGCAAATCGCCCAAATCCAGGACAAAGTTTTACTGTTATAATTAAAGATTATAAAGACTCAGGCGGTGTAAGTTCAGTACCACTAGCAGATTGGGGAGATATTCGTATTGCTCCAGGCTATATTGACGGAACAAATACCCAAGTTTTAATAAATGGTGGAACTCATTCAACTGCTGCTACTTCTGCCAATGCGGTAACCTTTGCATTAGCTAATCAATATATTGAAATGTACAATACTTCAATCCAAGCAGATCTTGGTGGATTTTTAAAATTTGGAGCATCAGTTACGTTAACTAAATTCCAAAATTTACCAGCAATTGGAACAGTTACCGATGCTCGCTTTGTTATTACCGGATCACATAATATTACACTAGTAAACTAATTTAACTAAATACCTATGGCAGTTGCACCACTAATAAAACCAATACAGACTCAAAAAGGAATGTTTTATACATTCCAGAGCTCTATTGAAGATTTAAGTTTAACCTTTAATAATAATACAAATAAGTTTAAATTTTCTAAATTTGCCCTGTTGCGTATTCCAGAAATTGGAATCCCAACTACTATGACAACTGATAATAAAATGCAGTTTTTTGCACAAGGCGAAACTCCAGTACTTTCTAATTTATCAAATAACGAAAATTTAAACCTAGCAAATAGCTTTCAAAACTATGCGCTTAATCTTGAAAGTTTACTAATTTCTCAAACTTCGTATAAGAGAGAGAAAAAATTAAATGTATCTGAAAGAGTATTTTGGAAATGGTTAAAAGAGGCTGGTGCAATTCGTTGGAGAGATTCAAACACAACTGAAGTTATCCAAACTTTACCAGCTGGCCAAAGTCGATGGAGTGAAGATTGGTTTGATCCTACTTCTACAACGTATAACCGAGTAGTTAAATATATTGGGGAAATTGATGTTGTAAATTCAGTTCGTAGTAAAGATAATTCATATAGCGAATTGTATATACATGTACCAACAAATGTCGGTTCAACACCAACCGTTCTATTTGAATCAAAGCCTGATGAGAATTACGGACCAGACATGATCATCGTGAATACTCCAGGCGATCCATTAGATCTTGAATATCTTAATGGCCGACACTATAACGATACTCATCCATTTGCTGGAATGAGTTTACAAGCATTCTATGACCTAGATGCAAATATTGTTGATAATTATATTTCAGATAATTTATCAGTACAGCCAACTTCTACTGGATTTTGGTGGGGATCTCATTCTGTTCAAAATGCATACTATACCGATAAAGCCGAATATTTTGGAACACCGTATGGCGGAGTACTAAATTCTGCTCCTAAAAGCCAAAGAATTTTTAAAGACTACCCAGCGTCATCTAGATCAGTTGAATATATTAGATCTACCCATGACGGTATGGCTATTGATTTTAATTTATCAAATTACTTATTAGCTCAACAAAACACCAATATTAAATCATTTGCTCAATTGAATGATAGTTATACAAATAGTGATTTTGAATTTAATGCAATTTTGGTTTATTATGATGTATATGATCCATCACCAAATGCAGTTGCTGGTACAGAACCAGTTACCGTAACCAATTTATACGGAGTTTATTTCTTAAATAAAGTAGTTCAAAGTGGTAGTGAATACATCATACCGATGATAACTAAGAATAAGCCAGATACAATTAATAAAACAAATGGAAACGCATTTGCCTTTAAAGTAAATTTAAAATTTGATACTTCAATCGAGGACGTATCAGTTGAAAAATCGGTTAATGATTATAGCACAGTTGCATTAGAATTATTTTATGATGTACTAACTCAAATGAGATCATTACAAACTAAATTTAATGATAAACTACTTGAACTTGAATCTTTAAAAACCGACGTTAATTTAGCAAAAGATGCTCTATTAAATACAACGTCTTTAACTAGTATTTCTAATAGACTTAGTAGTCTTGAAACAACCGTTGCTGCCTCAACTTCTGCCTTTGCTGAAGCTACTTCAATAATGATGTTAATTGACAGTGTAAATAGTAGAATCGATGAACTATTAAGTGGAACCGTTTCATTACAGATAAAATATAACACCGATTCGTTTAAACCTGGATATGGCATGGTTCTAGATAAAACTATTCCAGGTCAAATTGTATTTGCATCAGGCGTTCAGAATTATTCAGTAATTAACGAAGTTGACTTTAGTGTTAATGTCCAAGGAGAAAAATATGTAAAATTAGGAATTGGTGGAACCCAAATTCGCCATCTTAAATTAAATGGCTCAGGTAATCCAATACCATTTACTCTAACTAGAGATTTAACTCTCTATGTTGATGATTCAATCAATGCATGGAGTCTTGGCCAAACCCTAAGAATTGTTTGTGATTCCCAAATCATTCCAAGCTCTTACACAATTACTCTAAAAACAGATTCACAAAATATAACAAATTCGCTTACGTCTTATAATACAATAATTGCACAATTAAATGCAGCAGATTTTCCTACAACGTATGGAAGAACCGGTACAACCATTATTGATATTATATGTACAAATGCTAAAACTTTAACGTTCAGCGTTGATAAAATAATAAGATAACTAAATGGCAGCAGACAAATCATCATTAAGCGATTACTTAGCTGAGCTCGGCGTCGATATTAATAATCTTCAAGAATTTTTACTTAAACTTTCTTTAATATTATCAACGAAATCCGACTCGGTTACAATTAACCAAACTCTACAAGATGGAACACAAGCAAAATATCTAGTACCATCGTTTGGTTACTTAAGCGGCCGCGTTAATAGCATAGAGCAAAAATTTAATGATCTATTAAGCGGCAATGCTAACCAATTAGGCGTTAAAGATGCTAATGGTAATTTAAGGACCTTTGAATTAAAGGATTTATCCGCTGTTATTTCTGATTTAGAAAATGTTAGTAATTCTGGAGTTGCTTTACCTGCGAACTTTAATTATAAAACAAATTGGTTTTTTGAATCATTTTTAAATCCATTACTCTATATTAATGTAGATACTTCTACAATTACAACTGACCCAGACATTAATAAATTTGAGGTTAAGCGCTTAATTATTACAAGTAAAACTCAAGCTAATTTAGACTATTTTGATGCAACATATAAAGGCAAAAATGATTTAGTATATACAGACGTAATTAAAGATCTAGGCACTCGAATAATTGAATATTTTGAAGATGAATCTGAGATTGAATTACCTCCATCTAAAAATACAGTTAGAGGAACCTTTGATATATTAGAGATTTTAGAAGATTCGTCAACTGCCCTAGTTGGTGGTCAAACTTTAACAAATGCAATTCGCAGATACAAATTGAATACCTTAAGATATTCAAATATTTCAGGGTCAACTACTGTAGATAAATCACTAGCGGAAGGAGATGTATTACTTTCAGCCGATAATTCAGAATTTAAAGTTGAAACAATTGATGCTAATTCAAAAACGGTAATTTTATCTTTAATTTTCGGAACGGCCGGCCTAGCAAGAGGATCTGTTCTAAGGATAAAACCTAAATTAACTACAGAATCAATTATTCAAGTAAATTTAGGTTATAATGAAAGAAACCTTATTTTCTTACGCCCAATTAGTAATAGGCTGTCAGTAACCACTGACAAATATTCTAAAGGCTTTGGACTATTTACAAATGAATTAAAAATTACCATGAATAATGGTAATCAATTATCATTAACCGATTTCTATACAACATATGTTTCAGATTTTGGAATGCTTTTCTTAAGTTATGCAAAGGAAAAGAAAATGCCATCTTCACTTGGAGAAACCCCAAATCGGGTAGCAATTTCAGCCGATAATTTTAGAGTTATTCAAATTGATCAGCATATTCAAGATGCTGATAATACTCTAGCAATCAAACAAAAGATTGCAGCAAAGGAACAAGCAGTTGCGCAAATTAGAGAAATAGATACTCAAATTTCAGCAGCTAGAGCTAACTTAAATACTAATGCGTCTTTAAATGAATCACAAAGGTTAAAATTACAAAAGGATCTATCAACTTTTTCTGATACTAGGTCAACGTTAACTAATACGCAACAAAGTTTAATTTCTGATATTACTTCATCAATTAAATCAACTCCAAGTTTCATAACTAATCCAATTTATAGAGTTAGAGGTTTTTGGGCAATCCCAGCACCACTTACCAGTGCTTATGGAGTTCAACAGGTTGCTCAATTTAAAATAGCCTATCGTACCTTAAGTAAAACCGGTAGTTCAAAAACAGCCGATCAATTAGAATTTGTAGATGCAACCGGTAATAAAGTAACAGGTGCATTTTCTCCATGGACAGAATTTTTATCAAAGCCTAGAACCAAAAAATTAAATACCTTAACTGGATTTTACGAATGGTCTGACGAAAATATTTCTGATCCAAATGTAGTTAATTCAAACCAATTAGATATTCCAATTAAAAAAGGTGAAGTTATTGAAATCAGAATAAAGAGTTTATCTGAAGCTGGCTGGCCAGATTCACCAGTTGAATCAGATTGGTCTGACACAATTCTAGTAGAATTTCCAGCAGGTATTGAAACAGCTGAGGACGCAACAATTGTCTCTCAGCAAGCATTTGCTGACGAAACTCGAATAAATTTTCAGTCTGAATTAAATGCAAAGGGCTTAGATATTCACTTAAGTTCTTCATTTACTACTCGCGATAAATATTTTGCGCATAAATCTGAAGATATTGCTAGTGGCTTTTTTTCTAGTGATGGAAGTGTAGTTGATCTTTATACAAAGGTTAAAAGTATTTCTGACTCAATTAGTGCAGTACAGACTGCTTTATCTACTGGAGCTGGTGCCCTATCAGTAAGTATAGTAGACCAATCAGGAAATCAACAAACTATTACTAATGGTCAATCATTAGAATTATTTGCTGGATATTATAAAGATTTAATTAAAGACACTAGTGTTGTTCCAGTGTTATATAATCACGGTAGAGTACTAGCAACTCAATATTTAATTCAATTACAAAATACCTCACAGACTCCACTGCAATTAATTTCTACCTTAAACGGTGGATTAGCTGAAATTGCACCAATTACAAATGCTTATATTAATCCAACTGTTAATTATCATGCTAATTTAAGATACGATCGATCTCCATTAGTTATCAATAATGCAGTTAGTTCAAGTATTGGTGGATTTGTGCAAAAAGACGGTTATCAATCATCTCAAGTTAAAAGTCAGTATATTTACTCAAGATATAAGAGCGTAACTTTAGCTGATACGCTATATGCTGGAGATAATCAAAACGGCGATGGTGATTCTTCTGGTACTGTATATTCAGCATCAACTTCCAACTATACGTATGCTGGTATAACAATCAGTTCTACCAAAGTTCCATATTCATCTGGTCACTATTTACCATTTAATCCAACTACTGCAACTCCATTATATGGGGCAGCGGCTGTTACAAATACAAATATTTGGAATGGAATAGTTACCTCAAACGTTCCACAAGGTGGAGGCCAAGTTAGCGAATTCTGTATTCATAAAAGCCACCCAAGTATTATTGCTGGAGGTTCAGCAAATATTACCTGGAATAACTCAACATATAATATATCCAGGCCAGCGTATTCAACTGGAGAAACAATTCAAAGATATTTACCATTTAGCCATGCAATTCATTTTGAAACAACTGAGGCTGAATCTCAAAATATATTTGGTGCTAAGTATTATCAACAAGCAATTTATGTAAAACCAGCTTCTGTAACTTTAGGTACAACTGCTGTTAATATGAGAGAAGATCAATATCCTATTAAAATGGGATTTGTAACTAACGATGAATTTTTAGTTGGAAAATACACATGTGGAGCATATTTATATATTGCACCGCAATCTCATACAACTATTTCAGTAGAGGGCCTTAGTCCAGCAGGTTCTCAAAAAATGTTGGAATTTGGCTCTGACTCAGCTATTAAAATTCCATTAATTTTTCAATTTAGAGCATCTGATAAATTAGGATACGTAGGAGGGTGGAGATCAGCTGTTCCAGCTGGATTGAAAAATGTAAGATATGCTAAAAAGATAGGTATTGATATTTACTCATTAAATTCAGTATTTTCATTTGATATTTTAGTTAGAACTCAATACGAAAAAGAAACTGCAGTTGTTACACCAGTTAGTGCTCTAGCAGCTTCATCAATTGGTACTAGTGCTTCTGCTTAAAATAAAAACTAAATAGTGATAAATCAAAATTTAACATATACTCGAATTGCTGAAAGAAATGTTAGTTTTCAATTACTTAGAACTAACCCAAAATTAACAACTAATATAAAATTAACAGTTGATTCAGGTGGTGATTTATGGCTTAATTCAATTAATGCAAATTCTCAATTATCTAGTCAAAAATATAAAAGATTTGCAATTTCTGAAAATTCTAACCATGAAGTTAATCTATATAGATTTTACGATAATGGTAGAACTCCAACCTCAATTTCATATCAATTAGGATCAACTATTGGATTAACCGCAGTTGCTAAAGACCTAAAAGATCAATATGATTTTGATCTATACACAAGTGGCGCTAAATACTTAATGGATAAACAATATTCTGAGAAGTTTACTTATTTTGCACCAGTTTATTTAGATAAAGTACTTCCTGAAAAATTTGTAATTTTTAAAATACCCGGAGCGTCTAATTACACAGCTGGCGTAGGTCGGGAATTGCAAATAAATGAACAGCTAACAACTCAAAAATTTGCAACTGACCTATTTACAAATGCTGAAATTATAAAAGTATTTGATTTAAGTGAATCTTCTAAACTTGGAAAATACATACATAATATTTCAAAAAATCCAATGTTTACGCAAAATCCGCTTTACGTTAATTATAAAGATGGAGGATATTCAATTTATAGAGGGGCTTCAATTTCGTCAGGTACCTATGTTGAACTACCTGAATTAATTAGTAGCGTATTAAGCAGATCATTACCTCTATTAAAAGTTGAACAATTTATAACCTTAGGCTTTGAACGAAATAATATTGTGCATCCAAAGATTTTAAATTTAGAATTTTTATTTGACGATGCTACTGCAAATCCATACGAATTTAATAGATACTTCGGAGTTTACTGTAACGATATTGATCTTGAAACTTTTGAATTTGATTTATCAAAAATGTATGAATTAAGTCTATCTCAAAATACTGCAGATAACGATCAAACTTTTTCAACTAATTTTATACAGTCAGACGATATTTCATTTACTTTAACTAATTCAACTGGTGTTAAGTTAAGAGGTCATGGACTATCACAAAATCTATCTGACCTTTATTTTAATCGTACCAGCACTGATACTTTATTTTTTCCATATTTAAAAACTAAAAATAATCAAATTCATTTAATTAAACCTCTATCTTGGAATCAGTCAGATACAATCGTTGATTTCCAATTAGACGATAATCAATTTGACTTAGGTTTAGCATTTGGTCCAACTAGCTTAATTACTCAAGAAATCTCTGACTTATCGAAACTTGATACTAAGTCTACTGTTCTTATTCAAGTTTTTAATACTCCACAACACTTAGATAAATTACGAATATATCATCCAAGTGGATCAGCCTTTAGTATAACTGATAACGGTGGAAAATATGATGAACTTGTTTTTGTCTCTGGTTATTTTATGGATAACGAAAGCTATTCACTATCGTATTTGTCAACTGGCGAATCTTTAATATATGTTAATGCAGATAAAGATTTAGACCAAATTACTCAAGCAATCACTGATATTGTAAGTGAACTTAAGGATTCTTCAATTATTGGAATACGCATGAATAACCATGCATTTATTCAAACTCAAAGTTATGGAAATACATTTGGCGTATTAAAAGTTAGATCGCTAGAAGCTGTGTCCGCTCTGCCTAAGTTCAAAATAAATGACAAAATTACTAGTGATTTAGTTTTTGCAGATGGAGGATTCCTAAATAGACCTCACCCAATTATTGCATTGGGTAATGCTGCTAAGCTTGATGGACAATTAGACAATATTGTGGTAAAGACAAATCAAAATTGGTCAAAAATTAGTAGAATCTGTAACTTAACTGATTCAATTAAGAGTGGCCTTTCATTAACCGACCAAGCAAAAGCAATCAGTGAGTTTAAAACAAAAGCATCAATTCAATTAGTTGATAATGAAACCGTGAGAGTTGATCATGGTAAAATTGAAATAAGAAAAAATTTCAAACCATCAGTTGGCGTACTGTCTATATTTGAAACAATGGATTTTAATTTTTCAACTTATTCTAGTGACTATTCTAGAAATTTATTATTAGACCTTTATAAAGATTTCTATATTCCAGAAAATACTCTATTATTAGATTTTACTAAATATACCTATCAACTAATTGGAGATGGTACCGTTGAGATAAACGGAATATATTATTCAGATCCATCTACTTTAATTTGGCAAAATACTTCAACTTTATCTAAATATAATGTTAAGTCAAATGGGCCTAGCGGAAAACCTATTTTGATATATGGTTTAAAAATGCCAGGAACTACAGTTGATCCAAATAGTTCAATTTATAAAGACCGACTCGATATTCCATATTTTGATGAATCGCAAGATCCTTTAAACTTCATAGGTACCTTTTCAATAAAAGCTGATCACGTGCCAATTGAATCGAAGTCTCCAACTTACCAAGTTAGGGATAAATTTTTACAGGGCAATTTATCTAGTGAATACCATGCGTATTTAGAAAATTATACAAAGGATTTTGCAATAGACGGCAGAGTAATTCCATATATTACCAAATGGGGAATTACTGACTCTACTGACTCTAGAGATAACCCGTATCGATTAAATTCTGATATTGTTTTTGGAAAAGATAATTTCGGGCCGTCTCATAGAGAGACCTCAACCACTCCTGAAAAATTAACACATGAGTGGTTTTATATTGAATCTAATTTTGGATATACCAAAGACGTTTCACTAGCTAGAAGTAATTTTTATTATTTTGATCAACCTATGCTAATTGATCAATTAACAAGTTCCGCCAGCTATTTCGATGAATATTTTACCTATATTCCAACAGTAGATGGAGTTCAAGTAGGCAGACCTCAATACAGATATTCATTATTATCTAAAAATCAATTTACTAAGCAGTATGAAACTGTGTTTAAGGGCTCTCTATTTAGATTTTATGAATTAACTTCAAGCCAAACCACCGTTTCAAATTCAACTAGATTTGAAGATTATAAATTTACTGCACTATTAAAACCAATTAAAGAAGATCCAAATGAGGTTAAACAACCTGTTAAATATCGTGTAATTGAAAATACAAATTCAAAATCAATTACCCTATTAATTGAACTTGCCCTTGGGTATAAAGCTCAATTAAATGATTCAATTTTTTTAACTGACTGGAATACAAATCTTTTTGAAATAGGATACGGTAGTGATTTAAGTGTAATTAGCCAAGCAAGTTTATTTAATGGAACTATTAAATCAGCACCAATTTCATATACTATTGATTTATGTAGTGACGTTAATGGGTATTCAGCACCAACTTCATTAATTGATTATCAAAATCAAATCTCAGGCGTATCAATAATTCCAGGATTGGCATTAGGCCAAGTCGCTCATATTAAATACGGTATTCTATCTACCATTATTGCAACCCCTGGCTCAGATGTATATAATGCAATTCAACTAGATAAAATCGCAGCTGGCGATAAATTAGGTAATAGAGTATACGCAAATGTTCAAAAGGGAACAACCATACTCTTATCATCCGGTGCATATCAAGCCGCAACAATTACTGCCTATTTTGAAGATGCTTGGCAAAATGGAGATCCTGATTTGGGTACAATAAACCCTGGCCAAATATATGAACAAACTAATTATGTGCCGGCAATTCCAGGCCCAGGACAAATTGCTCAAATTGATCTAAATACGAAAAATATACTATTTCACAATACCTCATACTCAGATACAACCCATAAATATTTTAATGATAGTATAAGTATTGATCAGTCGCCTAAGCTTGATATTCTATTTAATACAGTAGGTCAAACGCCTAGATTTAGTCTATCTGCACTAGATGGTGTAAATTATACTGAAATTGTTTTTGATAAAACGTCAACCAATAGTTATACCTCTGGCGTTTACGATATTCAAATAAATTATGTTTCTGGAGATTTAGGACCAGCGTATAATATTCCAAATTTTGAGCCGCTCCTATTTAAAACTCAATGGTTTATTCCAGAATATACTAATTCAAATACTCCAGCTCTGTATAGTTTTACAGTTGAGAATTCAACTGCATATTTTGATTCAATGTTTGGAGATTATCGAATTGAATTTGATCAAAATGAAGTTTCAAACTTAACACATTCATTCCTATACTATGCAAAAAATAAAAAGTATAATAATAAAAGGTCAGCATATTCTACAATTAAATTATCTAGGGGAATTGACTTATCTGCTAGTGGAATTCATTTAGCACCATCATTATTACCAGATTATGCACAGACTGAAAAACTAACAGGTCTTGAAAGCTATGATGTATCCGCTGACTCTGAAATCAATCAAATTAGTACAAATTTTGCTCCACTGTATATTATTAAACCTGGAGAAAAAAGCATACTTGTTCAAAGATCGTTAGGGACTCCTCTAACCCTGTCCACCTTAATTGATCAAGCATTTACTAAAGATGGAGTAGATGGAGCATTTCAAAATATTATTAATTTTACCATAGGCACAAGTCCAGTAACTTTAATTAAACCAGTTCCAAATAGTTTAGGTGATACTTCTAATTTTTCATATACTGAGAATGGCCTACCTACTGGAGTTACTTTTAACTGGACAAATGATGCAAACCATTTTCAAATATTTGGAGGTGTTAACTATTTTCAAAAAGTATTTGAAAACTTATCATTTGCAAAGTTATTTCAGCTACTTGATAAAAATCAAAGTGTTATAAGTTGGGAATCATATACTAACGGTATTCTAAGTGGTTACAAAACACTATCTATTGAAATAGCTGACGCCGATACTGTAAATAAATCTACTATTATTAATATTACGCCAGACCAGGTAACTGAAGGTAAAATTAATATAATTGCAGGTTATGAATTAACTGAGGTTCCATCCAAACCATATGAAATTAACCGGTATTCTGCTGAATATGAAATAATTACCAAACCTATTGCTGGTTTTAAATATAATTTTTCAATAAATTCAAATAGTTTACCTGGAGCAAATATTTGCCTTGATCCAGAGATTGATAATTTTTTTATTATTCCAGATTTTGAATATGTTAAGTATTCTAGGCAAAATATTTTAGCTCTTGAAAATAGTCGAAATTACTCAGCAGTCTATCCTTTAATTAATGAGACTCCAATTAGCCGTACTAATTTTAACAGTCTGTCATCAAGCTGGGATTATAATTATCATTTTGAATCGCTAAATAAAAGTGAATCCATTGGAGTTGCCGGCAGTAAGCGAGTAGTTGAAGATTATTCATTTATTTCAAAGCTATTAAATCTTCCAAATGAATTTATAATTGAAGATTATACATCAATTGAACTTAGTCAAAATTTATTTAATACGTCGCAAGCAACTGAAGCTGATATAGTATATGCAAATTATCCAGAGCAGGTTAAATTCAAAATTAATAAGTCAGCTTTAATTACAAAGCACCTATCAAACAATGGGCTTAGGGCAGAATTCCAAAAGTTTTTTAAATATGATGATGGTTCCCAAATTATATCAGACCCTGACTTTTTAGGAGAATTAACCTTTGAGGAATTTCTTTCTCAATATTGTCTACTTAATTTAATTAAACTATATAGAATAGATTCATTTGAATTCTATGAATTAGATGACAGAACGATTCAGGGTAACCTAGTTGAATTTACACAAGTTGGTTACAATTCGCTTAATAACTTAGGCTATGACCTAATCAAGAATATTAGAATAAATAATACCAAATCAAGCGTGGTAGAAGGTTCTATCCTATTAAAACCTAATACTGGAGTTAAATTGGTTCCAAAAATAAAAATTAAATTCATTTAATGTCAGTAGTCATAAACCTTAAGGAAATATTCTCAACAGATAGTCAAATTGACGTCTCTAGCAAAGTAAATTTTAACTTTAATCAACTAATTGCACTTGGTTTTGGACAAACTGGGCTAACTGGTGACCCTGGTATACAAGGTCCTCCGGGTCCAATTGGGCCAGATGGACCTCAAGGCCCGATTGGTACGGTTATTTTTGGATTAACCCCAATTTCAACCACTGCTCCAACTAGTCCTCCAACTGGCATGGTTACTGGCGATCTATTAATTACGGCTGACTCTATTATTCGAAAAATAGAGTCAGGTACTGGTTGGGAAAAGCTAACTGATTTTAATTCACTCGTATTAAGTGCACTTGGGTCAAATGCTTCGCCATTTGTTAAACTAACTGGAACTTCTAGAATAATTAAACCTAGAATTACGTCAGGTTTGGATTTAACTAATGCAAGTAGTCCTGCTCCGAATTATCAAACTCCTGGATTAGGTACAAATAACCAAACGGTTCTCTATAATTTTAATGAGCTTAATACAAGTTCCGTAATTATAAATGGTTCAGGTAATATTGTAATTAGCTCAAATGGCTCAAGTACAGTTCCATTTGATTCAACTAGTGGAGGTGTTAATCTTACAACTAATGTAATTACAGCATTAAACGTATCAGGCCATGGATTAGTTAATAAGCAATATGTAACTTATTCTGCTGGAACCGGCACCGTTATTGGAGGTTTATCTAATTACTCAGGCTACTATGTATTATACATTGATGCATATACTTTTAAATTGTGCGATACTACGCTAGATGTAGATAATAATAATCCAAAGGACCTTACTAGTTATGGTACTGGAAATCAAACTATTTTAACCTATCCTTCAACTGCTGAAAAAATATTTCCAGCAACTGCAAATTTATCATTATATTCAGTATTTGGAAGTGATGCAACTCAAGCAAAAGAATTTGCAAGTACAAGTAAAGGATATCGACATCAACTTGAACTAGGATCAGTCGATGCATTGCCTACTGCATATAGCGGAATATCTGGTGTAACTTATGTAATTAGTCCAAGTTTTGAAAATTTAAAAGTTAAGAAATATCGAGTAGGAAGTTATAGTGGAAATGAGGCTTATCCTGGCACCTATTACCTAAGAGCAGAATACGACCTTTCTTCAGCTGGCGGAACTACCGCTGAATCATTTTCTCCAAGAAGAAATAGTGAGCAAATTTGGAAAATCAATAAAATTGCAACCACTCAAGCCTCAGGCCAAACATTTGAACTTAAATTAACCAATTCAAATTTATTAGCAGTTAATGAAAGTAGTAGTGGAGTTAGTGTTGATGGTTTATTATTAAAACGTGGAGCGCTAGATGGAGGTGGAGGTTCTGGGTATATTGGATTTGGATTTGATCCTAGTGATGCAACTAAAGCTAAACTTGATGCATCTAGTGGAATTACAAAATTTTCATTTGATGGAATTAAGTTTGAATTAAAAAACGGAACAGATTTTGCAACTCTTGAAATAGATACAACTATTTTTTCCGGAGATCCATGTTTGTTAATTACCTCACCTTTTAATAAAGTTGAGTCAGTTAATGGAAATTCATACGAAACTATTAATTACAACAAGTACGAAACAATTACTGGTATTAAAACGGTAACAATTAATGGAGCTGCAATAACTCTAGCTAAGTCAGGTAGCTCATTACTTGAAACTATCGCAAGCAGTTACAATTACGGACTCATTACCCAAAATGGAGATATTCAAATAAGCTCACCAGGATCAGGTAAATTTATTGCACTAAACGATGCAATTAAAGTTAGTGGAGACAGGTTAGTGCATGGTATTCCTTTTCCAACAACACAAGCTTCATCGGCTGATGTAAATACGCTTGATGATTATGAAGAGGGAACTTGGGGAGGAACTGGTAATTCTGATTTGTTGTATATCCGTAGAACTTGGTATGATAATTCTCAAAGTTATTTCGGTTGGCTTGACGTAGTAGGCGGATATATTTCAGGTACTCCAAATGCGCTAGGCTCTTATAACTATAATCGCTATACTAAAGTTGGAAATCTGGTAACTTGTACAATCAACTATACTATAAATATGGATTTTATTTACTTAGCTGCAGGTGATCCTCCAGGCGGTGACCTTATTGGCGGGCCTGGTACAACCTATGGTGAGGATCCATATTCAGGTTACTTAGGTATTAAATTGCCTTTTACCCCAAAAGCTGATTCCCCAATCAGTGCTAGAGGGATTGCACTAGGTTCTACTGCAGACATTACTAATATTGAAATTGCACAAATCGGAGACGCAAATACTCTATCGATTGCGTCATTATCGTATATTAACGGTAATGAGCTAAATCCGTATACTCCAGTAGTTTCTATTAATAATGCCCCAGGCGGATCACCCGGTTATGGAAATGAAATTGTAATCGCTTTTACCATTAGTTATTTTGCAGCAAATTAAACTTTAAGCTTATATGGAATTGGCTTCTTTTTTTCAAGCAGCCGATTACAGTCTAGTAAGACATTTGCATCAAAGCCGTGGCTTGGATTCATTATTTTATTTAGTAGGATAATATCTTTAGTTAAGGATATTCCATCAGACAAAACAACATGATCTGTACCTGAAACTACAATAACATTTTTTTCAGGTTGAAAATCATTAAGACCAGGTTTTTCAGTAAGTAGTCGGTCCCTAAATTCGCTATTTTTAAGTCCAGGTAAAGTCAATACGGCCTTTCGGCTAATTGAATAACCTAAGCTGCGATTACTTTTTGTATTTAGGGTATAAATTTCATAACGATCTAATTTAGTAGACTTACAAACAATATAGATCTTTTCCTGTTTATGAATATTCGTATTATTAAAATGAAAGTGCAAATTTTCAAGAACTGGAATCTGTTTCTCTAAGTATTTTTGCATTACCTCAGATAGGATTTTAGATCCCATTTTCATGATTGCCTTACCATTAGAGTCATCCGATTGCGCAAGTTGAGTTACCACATTCGTTAAATTGGAGTGAGCTCTAACCGCATTCAAATGTGAATCGTAGACCTTTTTATCTGCGATTATTGTATTAATATTTAGGTAATGGAAAACAATTTCGTAAAAGTTCAGAAAGTCATTCTGTAAATTAGTGAGATACTTTTTCTGTGCGTCCAGTAAGACGTATGTATAGTATTCCAGATCAACAAAATTCGCTTGACATAGCCACATCGGGTCTAGTACAAGCTTGGGGTTTAGAGGTTTCATAGGTACCCCGGTTTTCTTATTATTTATTTTGGGTAAAGACGTAATACTCTGCGATAAATAACAAAAAGACCAAATTAATGCAAGTAGTATCCTACAAGATCATTCCGGAGCCAGATAAGAACTCGGTCACCTACAGTAAGAATTATCGAATTTTTTCTGCAGCTGAACCTGTCCCTGGAGCTGTGAAAATTGTAGACTTTAGTGAATCTATTGATTTGGGAACAGCATTACCTCAAAATATAATTCGTAAGTTTAGATATTCCTTTGATATGGGAAATTGGTCATTATGGTATGACCTTGATCCAACCGATTTAAGTAATATCGAAGACCTGTTATTTAATGAAGCTGACGTATTTTTTGAAGTCAAATACGAATATGATGATACTACCTACAATCCATTAACTACCGAATTAAAGGTCAATTTTGTAAAATTTAATATTCAGAGCACCAAGATTTCTGAATCATTATATACGCCAACTGTCTATTGCTCATCTGAACGCTGCCCAGCCATTGTTGCTGAAAGGGAAGCCTCATTTAAACCATATGAAGTTGGAACCGCAATTGGAATTGCCAGAGAATTAAGTTATCAAACTACCAAAATCTTTGGACATGAAGTTGTCTATTTTAAAACTGAACCTGATCGTACAGGCGGAGATTTTATATTTAAGGAATGGACTCTATTTGAAACAGTTGATCGTAAATGCGTAAAGGTTGTTGTACCCAATAATACTTTTCCAGATAATAAGCCTCAATTTACTGAATTTGGAATTGATTTTGAAGTTCCATTTGAAATTCATATTGATCATGTTTATTTTCAGTCAATATTTGGACCAGGTACTCAACCTCGAAAAAGAGATTACATGTACTTTCCATTAACTAATCGCATGTATGAAATTCAAGGTTCTTATCTGTATCGTGGATTTATGATGGAGCCTTTGTATTGGAAAATACAGTTAACTAAATTTCATCCAAATATTGATATGGTAATGAAAGCAGTTGATCGCAAATTCCTAGACAATATTATTATTTCTAGTGATCAGCTTTTTGGTAAACAGGCAGAGGTTCAGAAAAAAGATGCTCTTGATAAACAACAATATAAAACAATTTCCAATAGGTTTGATGAAACTCGTAGGTCATTGCATCCTGACCTAATTAACCGAATTTTAGATCATACTTTTAACTATGCTCCATTAATTGAATACTACTATGATATGAGTGGTGTAAAACAAGTAATTGCAAATTATGTAATTGCCTCAAATGGAAATTCAGAGGATCAATACTTAACGCCAACCGCTCCATATTCAGTTTATGCATATGAAGGTAGTCCTATATTTAGTGCATGGCAACGTCGCCAACTAAATACTGGCGATACAAATATTGGAGCGTCAAGCCAAGCAACGATTAAAATGGATGGGCCTAAAGATTCGTACACTGCTCTTGGTAAATATGTGGTAGTTGAAGGTTATAAAAATTTAGCACTAAATCCAACCAAACGCCAATCAATTACTGTTAACTCAAGCGGATCTCTTCAATTTAAACAGTCTGATCATGCAGTTGTATATAAAGCAGTTGCCTCAACTGGTAATACTCCAAATATGACATTTAGTGCCTTAATTAAATTTAATAAGGGCACCCAGGATATCCGAATATTGGATGGATATGATAACTTATTAGGTATAGGATTGAGAGTAACCTGTTCACTCGTAGATAATAGTGGAACACCATATTCAACCTTCTATGTACAAATTAATGGTACCTCATATCCTTTTGTAATTGGTGATTTGGAATATGATAAATGGTATTCATTAATTGTGCCAGTATCATCTCAATATGGGCAATTACAACTTAACCTATATTCATTTGGTCAGGATCCAGCAAATATCAAGAATTTTAACAGCCTAGTTAGCGTATACTCTGGGTCTGCTAATCCTGGAAACTTTACATTTGTGACTGACCAAAATTGGGCACTACCGTCTGCCAATTATTCAATTGCAAATATCCGATTGTTTAATACAATGGTTCAGCCAGAAGATCATGAATTTATAGTAAGTCAATTATTCATAAGAGATGAGTCTTTACTTGAACTAATTGATAATGCCCGACCTAAATTAAATGTACCATTCATTGCAATAAATAGCTAACACATATATGTATAAAGATTTAACAAAAAGCTCACTATTTGATAACGTAAAATTAGGATTTGAATTTGAATTCTTTTCTCCAATTTTGCGTGCTGATTTAGCTGAGAAATTAACAACCATTTTAGGTAAAAAAGTAATTAGTACTAATGAATATGGTTCAGATATTCCAGTAAGCTATGATACTTTTAAAATTGAACCTGATTTTTCAGGTGGATTTAAAATGAACGAGCTAATTACTGGCGTAATGCCATATAATGAGGCAATCCATGTATTATATAAAGTCTTAAATTTCATTGATGAAAATGGATTTACCACTGAACGAACTGGGTTACACATAAACATGTCATTAAACGAATTTGATCTTGGACTAAATGAACGTCTGCAAAATCTAAATGTATTTAAGTATATTCTAGGTCTTAATGAAGAGAAAATATTTGAATTATGGCCATCCGCTAAATCAAGAATTCAAAAAATTTACAAGAATTCAGTTAGCAATATTTACCCTAAAACTAAATTCCTAGCTGAGACCTCAATTGACTATGCCCGACCAAACAGTCCACTTGATTTTTCATATCCTCAATCAAAGTATTTTGGTTTAAATTTTGAAAAGTTAAATAAAGGTTATTTAGAAATTAGATACGCCGGCGGAATTGACTATCAATTAAAAAGAGCAAGTGCAACTGAATTAATTAATTATATTGCTGAATCTCTATACAATACTCTTCAAGTAAATCACTCATATTCAATTGATG